ATAAATATATAATAATTAATATTTAGTTAATAATTATATAGAATATATAATTATTTATTTAGTGAAATTAATTATAATAAAAGCTGTATAGTTAAAAATATATTTTAATTTTTTTGATTTATCGTTTACAAAAACATTTAAAAAAAGTATAATTAATAAAAAGAAAGGATTGATTATTTATGAATAAAATTATTAAAGGTAAAGTTATAGAGATTGAAGAATTAGATTATAATACTGATTACGTTTATGATATATCTGTTGAAAACAATCATAATTTTTTTGCTAATAATATATTAGTATCTAATTGCCATCATATTGCTTCAGATACTTTTGTTAATATTTCTAAATGGGCAAAAAACGCTTATTATAGAATTGGTGTATCAGCAACTCCATGGAGAGAAGATAATGCAGATATGTTATTAGAAGCAACTTTAAATAGAAAAAATGAAAACAATAATATATCTGCCAGTAAATTAATTTCATTAGGATATTTGGTTCCTTGTACTATTTATTTTGTTCCTATAAAACAAATATTTCAAGGTAAAAGTTATACTAAATTATATAAAGAAGCTATTGTCAATAATATGAAACGTAATAAAATAGCTTGTAAAATAGCATTAAAAATGAGAAAAGAAAAAGATGCTACAATACTTATGCTTATTCAACAAATAGACCATGGTGAAATTTTATTAGATATATTATCTAAACATATGAATGTTGAAAAAAAAGCAATTAATGTTAAAGATCCTAAAAGTCAAAAAGATACTTTGGTAATGGTATCTAATATTGAATTTTTATCAGGAAAAAATAACGCATTAAAAAGAGAAGCAGTTAAACAAGGAGTGAAAGATGGTTTTGTTAAAATATTAATAAGTAGCACTATTGCTGATGAAGGATTGGATTTACCTAATTTAAATTGTTTAATTTTATTAGGTGCGGGGAAAAGTTCTACACGGGCATTTCAAAGAATTGGTAGAGTATTAAGATTGTTTACTGATCCTATTACTGGTAAACAGAAAAAAAGAGCGATTGTATTTGATTTTCAAGATTACACTCCTATGTTAAGAAGACACGCAAGAAAAAGAGAAAAACTATATAGAACAGAGGAATTATGGGAAATAAAAAAATTTAATGTTAATTCATTAATTTAATAATTATACAATAGAAAGGATAAAATATGATTGATATATTACGAATTAAAAAATTATTTAATTTATTAACAAATTTTAACAAATATATCTCACCGCAAACTGATTTAATTTTTTATATTAAAATAGAACAATTAATAAATTTATCAAATGAAATTATTAAAATCAATTTTAATCCCACAAGTTTTGATAAATTTATTACTGATATAATTATATTTTTAAATGAAGCATTATTAAAAATGAAACATTTTGATACAGATGTAACAATAGATTGTTTAGATATAATAGATAATTATTTTATATGTCTTGATAAACTTAATTACATAATAAAAAAATATGATGATATATAACCAAATTATATTAATGATTTACAAATAAAATAAAAGAAAGGAATAAATATATGGATAAATTTACTAAAGAAATTACTAAATTATATTATAAGTTAATTGTTTTTTCTAATGAATACACACAAATGGAATATTTTTTATATTTAATAAAATTAGAAGAATTATTAGTCTTAACCAAGAATATAATAGATATTTTAGGTTATAATAAATGTGATGCTATTCATTATAAAACCTTAGTTGCGTTATACAAAAATCTTAATAAAATGAAGGCTATCAATAGAATGGTTCATCAAAAAGAAATTTTAAATGGATTTATAGCTATGATTAATTCAATATGTTGGCAATACAAAGAATTAAAATAAAAATATTACAAAATGGATTATTAATTTAATAACTTTTTAAACTAATAATCCATTTTGTATATTTTTCACAACAAAAATAACATTTGCTCATTTATAATTATAAAAAAAGATTGACAATGTTCGTCAAAAGCGTCAGCCTTTCTTATTCAATTCCTACAGGTAAATTTTTTAAAAGGATATAAGTAGGTAGTCCTGAAAAATCGTTATGCTGAATATTGTATTTTTTATTTTCAAATTTTTTAATCCTCTCGTTTAACCGTTTAACAACGAATTGTTTGTACTGTCATTAGAAAACTGAATATCAAACTCTAATCCATCACCATAATTTTTAAGCACTATTCCCCTCTGTTCTTCAAGTGTCATTTTTATTTTCCTCCTTATTATTTATATTATACCTATTATATTATATTGAAACACGACTTGTAAGAATTAATTTTAAATCCTATAAATTATTTTTTCTACTATAAATAAGCAAATTTTATTTTCGTTGTACAATTTATATAATAAAATCACAAAAATAATCCTTGTTTTAATTTTAAAACAGTCGAAAATCACTTATTTTTTGTGCAGATTTATTTTTTTGCTTATTTATAGCAATTAAATTTGATTTTCTGTTTCGTCTACTATTTCCCCCATTTTTTGTTTTACATTTTCTTTAAACTCGTTAAAAAACATTGTAAAATAATTTCCAATATTTTTAAAATTTGCTCCAAAATCACAATTCATATTAAATGGATTATTTGATGTATTTATAGGAACACAATCGTCAGTTATATCAACATTATTATTATTTTCAAAATTACTCCAATTTGTAGAAAAGTCTCTCATAATTCTTATTAATTCGTTTTTTGCTAAATCTATTTGATTACAAAATTCATTACAATCAATAGCAGATTGTCTTTTTAATAATCTTTTCATTTCATTATTCTCCTTTTTATTTTTAATAAATTAATACTAAATAAAAATATGAATGTTTAATAATATAAATAAATTATTTATTATTTTTTTTAATAATAGAATTTATAAATTTTTATTGAATAACAAAAATAAATATGTTATATTATAAATAATAGTTTATAAATTTTTTAAATCTTAATGTTGAAAAAGGTGTACAATAAAAATGAATAATTATCATAAAATCTCAAAAGGTATTTTTGGTGAAGAAACTATTGTTAAAACAAATGTTAAGATGTTCTTAGAATTTGTTAAACAACACTTTCCTTAAAAGAAAAAAGTATAATAATTATACTGTTGAGTTTATTTAAGAGGTGATATTTATGAACAACAAGATTAATTTTACATTGGAAAAATCTGATTGTTGTAATAAAATTATAAATTCCATTACTAATGATATAATAGAATTAACTCATCAATTATATTATTTCCTACCCTATATTTATGGAGAGGATATAGAGGCTCTTATTAAAATAGAAAATCTAATAACTTTATCTAAAAAAATACATAGTGCTATAATAAAAATTAAACCTTCCAATTCTTTTGAAAATCTTATATTAAATTCAATTGAAAAATTAAATAAATTATTAATAGAAATAAAATCAGTAACCGCTTATATGGTTACAAATAATTGTAACAACATTACACGATACAATTACAATAATTTAATAGATAAATATTCTATATGTTTTTCTTCGTTAGAATATATTTGCAATAAGTTGATATAATAAATACTATATTTTAATGAAAAATAAGGAGGTGATTTTTTGGAATCTGAAATGGAAAATATGTGTATTTCAATCAATAAGGAATTAAAAGAACAAATTGAAGATATTTGCAATCAAATGGGATTAAATATAGCTACATTGATAACAATATACTTCAAAGCTATCATTAGACAAAATAAAATTCCATTTGAAATAAAACTTTAATTACAAAAGACTATCTATTTAGGATAGTCTTTTGTGTTATATAAAGTGAATTTTCTTGTAGCATAAAAAGTCATTATTTTACTTCCTATAGTGTTGCCTATAATCATAATTAAAATATATAAAATAGATTGTATGTTATTATTGTTAGTAATATTAATATAAAACATATTAGCTATACAATGTTCAAATCCATTTATTACAAATACGCTAATTGGTAAAAATAAACCTATTATTTTTAATAAACCATTTTTTGAGTTATTAAACATTTTAACAGCTATATACATCAACATTCCACAAAATATTGATAATACAAATATACTAATAATATCATCATTAAGTTTTATATTAATAATATTATTTGCTTTATCAATAAATGTTTTATTAAATATTCGAGTATATTTTATAGAAATTGCAAACAATAATGTTCCAATATAGTTACATATTAATATTATGATTAATTTACATATATTATATAAATTTAGTTGCGTTGTTCCAATTATACCTGTAAATAATAGTAAATTGAAGTTTACTATTATAAATAATCCAATACCAAAAAACAATGAACCTATAATATTGTTTTCAATATTTAAATATGTAACACAACTTAACCCTATCATAATACCTGCTAAAATGCTTTTTAAGACAATGTTTTGTTTTTTCATATATAAATATCTCCCTTATAATTTATAATCTTATAAACGTTGTTATAAATTAAATAGAAGTGTTTACTATAACAGATTGATTTAATTTTAAATTTTTCGCTTGTATATATTTATTATCAGCAAATATTTTATGATCCTCTGTACAAATAATCTCATGTATGTTATTATCTTCATCTTGTATTTTAACTTTATAAAGTTTTTTATTGTTTTTCTTTTTACCAAAATTATAAATTTTATTAACTTCAATTTGTTTTGTTATTGTATTATATGTTAAAATATTTAATTCTAACTTATTGTCTACTATCTCTTTTATGGTTTTTTGTGAACCATTAGCTAATGTAATTAATGTGTCTGCCATAAAACATTCATCAAACATTATTAATTTAACATCTTTAACGTTTTCATCTTTTACTGATTGAGCGGAATATACTGTTATATCTTTAATATCATTAATTCCACCACCCACTAATCCTATTGGTTCACCTAAAAACTTACCTATTTCATCTCTTAATTGTGTACATAATGTTAGTTTATCTGCAAATATTGCAACAGGTTTAATTTTAAATTTATCTATTAATCCTGCCATTATAAATGTTTTTCCGGCTCCTGTTGCCGCCTGTATGATTTCTCTATGTTCACATTCATCTATTATTTTTTGTTGATAATCTCTCGCTTTTAAAGGTACCTTTTCTCCATTAGGTAATGTAATAATATCTTGTAGTTTAAAATTTGCATTTTGTGTAGGAACAATTCTTAAATCATTTATTTCATATTCTATATTATTTTCATTTAAAATTTCATACACATATTCTAATAAACCCGTATATGTTTTTTTTGTCTTTCTATTGTATAAATGTCTTATTTGAACGTATTCTTGTTGAAATTCTTTTATTTCAAAAGATAATTTATCCCATATGATATTTTCAACATCATTAGGAACATTATTTAATTTTGAATATATATTATCTATTATTATAGTCACCATAATTTTATCCCCTCTGTTTAATAATATTTTTATATACTTATTATAAATATACTATTGTTATAATATCAAATAATATATTTGTAATATAAGAAGCTTTATATAACATTGGCTTATCTATAATTTTTTTATCATTTATTATATTTTCATAATTTTTTAATTCATTTAATTCTTTAAAAATAATGAATATTATATTTAACGAAACTAATAAAGCTAATAATACATTTATAATCATAATATTCCTTTCTAATAAAAGTGTGATAAATAAATAATATCCTGCTATAAATAAATAATATCCAATATGTATTATTATACTTATTATGACACATATTTTTAAAATAGAAAAAACATTAATAAATTTATTATAATCAGGTAATATATTTAGTTTCTCTTGATATTTTTCGTCATGTTGTTTATAATTTATAAATTTTTGTGCGTTTATTATTATTCCAATAATTGCTATTATTTTTATTAAAATTAAAATCAACATTATTAATTCTCCTTTATATGTAAAATATTTTTTATATATATAGAACATTTACATTATCATTATATATAATAGTTTCTTTTATTATATTAGATGTATCTTCTATTTTATATGGATAATCGGTTAGTTTAACAAATCCCCTACAATATTTTATAATAAATTCTAAATCATTTATATTATCTAATACATTTCTTTTCCAATTATAATTTAATAAAGAAGTTAATAATTCTTCTAAATCTCGTCTGGAATACATTCTCCAACCATTATCTGAATGATTTCTAAATACTGGTGTTATTTTTTTATCTTCCCATGAACGTACTGTTGCCGTTGTTTTATTTACAATTTTAGCAATATCTTGAATGGTATAAAATTCTTTTATTAAAATTTGTTCTATTTCTTTAGTCATTTGTTGTCACCTTCTTAATACAAATATATTTTTACTATTTATAGTATAATATAAATTTTTGTAAAAGTAAACAATATAAACAAATTTTTATTATGATTAAATATAATAATAAAATGTGTGTTTCGCCGACTATGGTTTTGATGAAAAAATAAAAAACTATCAATCTTTTGAAAAATATGTAATTATTTTATTAAATGAATTTATGAAAATGACTAATTTTATTAGTTTATTGATTGATGAAAGTTTTGTTGATAAATTTAAACATACTATTAATCACTACAATAATAAATTAATAAACTTAAAAAAGGCTACTATTGGTAGCCTTTTTGGAATCTAAATTAAAGTTTTAACATCATCTATAAAATTAACAAAAAGCGAAAAACATTCCTTAATTTTATCTAAATCTTCTATTGAATTAATAGGTAATATAAAACCATTTTTTGATGGCCCCGAATAAGCTCCTTCTTTAGAGGCTATTGTAAAACATCTTGCATTTAGTTGTAATGTACCTTTTTGTTTGTTTTCTTCAACAGAAAATTTCCATTCTTTATTTTCACTTGTTTTAAATGAAATCTGTTTAAGTACATTAAATTTTTCTTCCCATTTTACCATTATATCACTTCTCCTATATTGTTTATAAAAAAATCTTTAATAATACATATTAAAAATAAATATCATAAATTAAATGTAGATAAGGTGGATAATTTTCTATTGCATAATTAATATCTGATGTTCTATATAAATATGTATTTCCACCGTCATAAATAAAAACATAATCTTCATTATTTTTAACATATTGGCTTATTGAATAATGTGTATCATCATATCTATATGTAATTTCATTACCATATCTAATTTTTATATGTTTAATAATGTCGCTATCTATTTTTTTATTATTAATTTTTATATCTTTTGTAATAATAAAATCACTATTTATAACTTTTTCATATTTTTTCTGAACAAATCCTTGTTTTCGACAACCTTGTTCATAATAAATGTTTCTAATTAAAATACAATCATTTATTTGATTATTATGTATAGGATTGTCCGTACTAATATTTATTTTACACATATATACTTTATCATCTGTTTTTATTTGACTAATATTATCAATAATAACAACTTCTTTTTTAGAACATCCTACAAATAATAAAAGTATACATAATATAATAAAAAATTTTTTTATAATCTTATACCCCCTTTTTATGATTATTTATAAATATATTATATAATATTTCAAAATAAATATCAATAAAAAATTGAAAGATTTATAATTTTTTTCAACTTTAAATACTTTATTTATTCTTATAAAAAACACCTAATTTATAAAGTATTCATAAATTTGCAAATTTAATAATGATATAAAAAATTATTTATAATAAATAAAACTATTAAAAGATTAAAAAAAACAGGAGAGGTTAATATTTCTCAATTAGAACAAGAATAGAAGCAGAATAAAAAATTTAATAATATATTAAAAGGACTATTTATAAATAGTCCTTAATTTTTTTATTTTAAAATGTAATTATCCAATTGATTAATAAACTACTTCCTTCAATTTTATTCCAAGATTTAAATAATTTATAGTTAAACATATGTCCTGTATCTTTATCGTCTGTTGCATCTCCACCAAACAATCCCATTTCAACAATCCATTCACCTTTTATATCTTCTTCATCAAATAATGTTGATAATCTTAAAACATTTGTAGGAGTATCTGAAATACTATCGTCAGCAGGGTTTAAAAAGCACCAAGATACAAATGGTTTTCTAATTAACTCATTTTGTAAGTGAGTTAATCCTTGTTGTTCTTCTGTTGTCATTGTAATATCTGCTGAATATAAATATGTTGCTTTTTCTTGTTCACTATTTTGCTCATTTAAAGCTCCATTACCTAAAGCTAAATATTGAAAACCATTTGGTAACGGATATAATGTAGATGTTTCATAAGATGTTGTAGAAGTTGTTACTCCCGATACTTCATTGTTTGTTGATTTAGCTAATACATGTGGTACTGAATTATTTGGCACCATTCTTCCAGCCATAAATTTAGATGCAACTTTAACAATTAAGTTATGTTCGTCATATTTTTTTATTATCTCACCGTCAATCTTATTATTTTTAATATCATATTTTCCTTTAAATAAAGTCATTTCAATATATCCATTAGGAGTTATTTTTTCAATTTCCTTTAATGTTCTTTTCATTTATTTCACCCTTCCTATACTGTACTATAAGCTGTTTTGAATACAGCAAATCTCAATTTTGCATTACCATAACTTGTAGTAGTCAACATAAATATATCTTTATTTTGTTCTATATAAACTTCTCCTATATTTAATATTGACTGTTCTTTTTGCGACATATTTAATGTATTATATCCATCTATTATTGGAGTACCTAATAATATATTACAAACTCCCCATGAATTGTTATATATTTTACAATGATGTTTACCAAATGCATCATTAACAATTGTTGAGTTGTTTAACTCTATTTCTTGATATTCTATATTTTCATTATTTATTTTTAAAACAAAATATTGTAATCTTATTCCTGAACTTCCAGTGTTATATATGTAAAATGTATTATTAACAATAGTTATAAAAATATCACCTATTGATGGTATAGTATTTATACTAGATGAATACATTGGAATTACATATATAATACAATTATTTAGTGATTTACCAACGTTAATATTTACTCCATTTAAACTATTAGAATTTACATATCCATATTTTAATAATTCGTCATTATCGTTTCTAAAGTCAAATGAATTAAATAAAACATTTTCATCACCAGTATTACAAACATGAAATTTATCACCGTCTTGCCAAGTCCAAACTTCACCTATTTGCCCGCCGTAATGGTTACCTAAATTAGTTAATGCTACAACATAATTGTTATTTGCAACACTATAATTATCTATAGTCACCTCTCTACCATTAACTATATCTTCTGAACCTCTATATATTCCAGTCTTTTTATTCATTGAAAGTTTATACGCTGATTGATCATCTAAGACTTCTGTTGATAAAGTATTTAATCTTTCTTCTAAAACACTTATTCTTCTTAAAGCATCATGTACTGTTGATTCTGGAATATCATAAGCATTTTTTAATTTTGCTTTTTCTCTAATATCAATAATATCTTCATCTTCTATTAATGATTTATTTGCTATTCTTTGTATGACACAAATAGGAAAAGCAAATACTTTATTATTAATAATTTCAGAATTAGTAGTATTAGAATAAAAAACATCATTGTCTTTTATGATATTATTATTTGTAATACTTGAAATCACTTCATTATCATTAAATGGATTATTGGATATGTAATCAATATTATCTTTAACACTTAATTTCCATTGTATTTGAACTCGTCTTGAAGTTTTCAAACTAATTCTTGAATCTACCATTTCATATTCAATAGTATCATTATCTAAACCACCATATCTATGAATTATATCTTTATCATCTATAATTTTTAAATAAACTTCTAAAAATACAAAATCCAATCTATTAGTAGAGGTAGAATTTAGACTAATCATACTATATCCATCATTTGAATATATTTTAGTAATAAAACCATTGACATTAAACCTAAAATTATCTATATAAATTGTATTATTGGCTAAAGTAGAACTTCTTATAAGAGCTTCTACTTTTTCTTTTATATATCCATTACTACTAATTTCATTAAGCATTTCTGCTCTTGAATTTATTTGAATCCATTGCATTTCGTTGACTTCATCTTCTAATAAATATGCATCCGAACCACCAATAATAGAAATAAATGAATTTTCATCTTTATACTTACCATATGCTGGTCGATCAAATGTTGGATTATAAATCATCTCCTAACCTCCTTTCTTATTAAAATAAAAAATAAACAGGTTTTTATAATTCATATAATTAAATAGTATTTTTATACAATTTTTTAGAAAGCTATTATAAAAATAATGATATTTCTAAGTGTTATAAAAATTATCTATATTATTATTTATTTAATAAAGAATTAATAATATATATTAAAAAGGAGAAATAAAAAATGAATAGAAAAAGTAAAAGATTAAAAAAACAAGCAAAAAAATATGATTTTAAAAATGTAGCAGAAATGTTTACAGATACATTTAATTATAATTGTGATATTTCTAAATTTGTTCAGGTTGTAGATTGCTATTTAGATGAAGATGAAGATACAGAATATTTATTTATAGTATTTGAACCAAATAAAGAATTATTGGAATTTGTTAATGCATCATCTGTAAACATAAATAATGTTTTATCACGTTTGAAAGATATTGATTTATTTAATTTAGATGATTGTGAAATAAAAACAGTTAATAAAAACACAATAGAATATATACAACAAAAATAATTTAAAATAACCACATTTTTATGTGGTTATTTTTATGTATATTCAACATGAGCATAATCTAATCAGTATTTATTATATTATTTTATAATAGTTTCTTCATTTTTAAAGATATAATAGTTTCCTATACAATTATCTGAACAATCAAAAATATCAATAATTTTATTTTGATTTATATATGTAATATGATGTCCACCAATATTAGCTAAGCACTCATTGTTAAATATTTCAACAAATTCCTTCCCTGTATATTTGGTGTTGTCTGGTTTTCGAGGTTGTTTCATTTTTATCCAACTTTTAGATTTTAAATATATATCAATTTGCTTATTGTCATTAATACAATATCCATTTTTACAACTTAATTGAGCCATTTCCATTACAACATCATTATATGGTATTTTTAAAGCTAATGAAATGCTTCTAAATACACAATCGCTTGTTTTTCTATTTTTGGGATTAGCATTATAATATTTAAACCATTTTGTATCATTTGGTATTTTCATATTATCTTTCCTCCTTAATTATTTTTTATAATTACATTGTTACATAAAATTGTAAAAATGTCAATATATTTTTTAAAAAATTTAAATAACTTGTTATAAAAATAATTCATTAGGTTAATAACCTAATGAATTATTTAAAATATATTAAAAAGGAGATTATAAAAATGAATAAAATTGTTAAAAGATTAAAAAAAGTAGCCAATGAATTTGATAGAGATATTAAAAATTGTAAAAAAGAACAAGCAGAAAACGTATTACAACAAGTAAATAGAACACTTAAAGGCGATTTTAAAAGTGTTTCAGATGGATGTAAGGCGATAGGTATGAATCTTAATTTTGCTTGTAGAGCGGCTGAAACAGAAGAAGAAAAAGCATTTTATGAGGAAGAAAAAAATAAATATGAAGACTTATTTAATAGAGCAAACTCGTGTAGTGATATTGATTCACAATTAGATATCATTAAAGAATTTATATCAATGGTTAGTGAATAAAATTATAAAAACAAATAAAAATATTATTATTAAATAACGCTTTTAATGTAAAGAGACTCTTTTTAAAAAGAGTCTCTTTTAATATTATCATACTAAATATTCAATTTTTACTCCGTTGTTTTCCATTATATTTATATTTTTTAATTCTTCTTTTGTTAAACTATCAATACTTCTATTTATTCTTAATATACAAGTACTTCTATCTTGTAATGTTCCTAACACTACATAATTAATATTATTTAATATTCCAGGATGTATTTTATATATATCTTTTGGTAATAATTTTGGTAAATTGCCTAATAATTTAAATCCACTTATTCTTATTAATGTATCTCTATCTTCAAAATTCATCTTTGAATGAACAACTAATTTATCTGATTTATGATTTCTATTTTCATTATATGTTCCTGCATAAATATACATTATAGTTATTCTATCAGTGCTTTTAAATTTATAAATATTGTTATTAAATGTTATGCCTATTGCATAATTTTTATATATATCATTATTACTATACAATATATAATCATAACAGTTATATGAAATCAATATACCGTTTAAAAATACTTTTAAATTTTCTTTATTTGTTACATTTAAAATCATTTCATTTTTAGGAAAATAAATATTTTTTTTATATGCTGTACTTATTTTATGCCATTCATAATGTTTATCTAAGAATATACTACTATTGAAATCTTCTTTAAACGTTATATTTGTAAATTGATGAAGTTCTTCATATTTTTTTTCTATTCTATTACCAAATTCATCTAAAACAGGATTATTATTTTTATCATACACATATTGTATTGAATAAATTTCTTTATTAATAACTGCATTATTAAAAAATACTTTATCAAACACTTCTTTATATTTTTTTTCTTTAAAATTAAACATTGAATCTATTAGTAATTTATCAGTTACTTTATATTTAGGTGCTCCTAATTTATTTGGGAAACGAGTTAAAATATTATCTGTTGTATTTTTATTGCCTACTAAAATATCGTTTTCATTGTTTCGCTCTTTATCAAATAATTCAAAAGTATGCCCCATATCTATACCAAATTTAATTTCTTTAAAACTAAACGTTCCTTTTGCTGTTAATTCATCTATAACATTATTAATAAAATTAACAAATTCCTTTTCATTAAATATAATATATATTAAAAATAACGCTTGTGCAGGTTTTATTAAGTTTAATAAGAATATTAAATTATTCATTAATTCTTCTGCATCATCAAATTTATTTATATCCTTAAAGATTTGTACAGCAAACCTATATGTAAAACTTATATCACCTAAATTACTGAATAAATAATTATCTTTTTCTTTGTATAATTCATAAATATAATTTTCATATCCAGTAAATTGTGTTATAGCTTTACTTATATTATTCTTGGTTGGCCCATTTAATAATACTGTTATTATTGCTGTTACCATTTGCCTATATTGATCATATGTCCATTGTGCTTTTTTAGGTAAATCAATTAATGCTCCAAAATTTTTATATATTAAATCCTCTTTTACTTCTTTTAAATAATCTTCTGTTTTATCTAATGCATTTAAATAAAAACCATTTTTTATTTCATCTAATGTAAATTTATCTTCTGCTAACTCTAAAGCAGCAGCTCTTAGTAATTTATAAAAATTCGTTTCTATTATTTCTTTATTGTAAGATTCGGGTAATATATTTATTAAATGCTCTATTGTTGTTTGATAATATGTTATTATACTTCGTATTTTATTTTGTAAATTTATTAGATTTGCTTTTGATAGCATATTATCATCTACAACAATAACAAAGTTTTTGTCGCTTTCAAATAAAACAGTTAAATCATATTGGACATTTAATATGTTATCTTTTGATTTTATATAATCAATTTTATTATTATCATATACTATATTCCATTTGTAATATTTTCGTACATAATTAGATTCTATTGTTACATATGCGTCTTTATTATCTGTCCATAAAATATAAATTAAATCTTCTTTATTTTCATCATCATATAATGTTATTTGATTATATGTATTACTTGAATTACTTATTATTATATTATTCTGTAATAAGTTGTAATTTATGGCTATATTATTTATTCTACTATATAAATAGTAAGATTCATTAATAACAAAATTTTTATTTAAAGTATTATAATATATAAGTCCACTCCTATCATTATCGCAACTTATTAATTTATTTTTAAATGTATATATACCTTTTTGATATAGTAAAAATTCATTATTAATTTCATTATATCCACATTGTTGTAATTTGCTATAATTTATATCTTTCATATTTATGTTTGGGTCAATGGATATTCCTTGATTTGTAAAATATACATATTTCTTTTTTTCATCTATATTTAACATATTATCAATATTTATTAAATCATTAAAATTAAACTTATTGTCATTATATTCTTTTGCGTGAGTATCGTCATAATAAAAAGTATAAAAAGTAAAATAATCTTTTAATTTATTTTTTATTAATACGTTATATAAAAAATTATTATCTATATTGTTTTCCAAATCATATATAGTTGTATTAGGCCCTCCTAAATTAAAACTATATGTTAGTAATTTGGATTGTTGTACTTGAATAGCTTTAATAATATTACAATAACATTGTATTGTTTGTTCATTAATAACACTGTTCTTATAAGCATATTTATCAGGGGTCATTATGGGCATCCAATTTTGAATTTTTGATGTATTATATCCCCCGTAAGCAGTTATTAACTTATTTATTTGATTTATTGTTACTTGTTGTAACTCATAAATTAAGTTTTTATTATTTATACTATTAATATATTCAAGTAAATGTTTAAATTGATAATCTTCTGTTAAAACATAAACTTCCACTTCCATAAATATTTGTCTTTTTATATTTGTTTTATTATTTAAAGAAGAAAATATTTGTAAATAACTGTTTAATATAGTTCCAAATTTATCATTTTGTTCAGTTAATTTATTTAATAACAAATTTTTATCTTTTAAATTAAAAATATTTTTATCATAAAAATAATATGTTTTAAAACTATTATGTTCTATTTTAATTACAATATTTGTTCTATCAACTATATTTCTAAAAGCGTTTCCTTTAAAAACGTCATTGTTATTAAAAATAATATTAAACTCTAAATTAAATAACTCTTTATAAATATTAATATCATTAGAAGAAACTGAAATTTGATTTTTTAAAATATCATTTATAAAATATTCAAAATTATTCAATCTAATACCATTATACATAAATTTCAGCTCCTTTAAATTGTATTTATAATAATATTACTTAATTCAAAATATTCATTATCTTGTAATGTTATTATTGTTTGATTTTCTCCATATAGTTTTCTTAATTCCATATTACAACTATCTAAATAAGTCACTCCCTCTGTTTGCTGAATTAATACAACTATATTTACTCTTCGTATTGTTCCACCTAATGATGAAACATTATTTATATATTGTGTTACTTTATCTATAATATTGTTTTTTACTTCATCTATATCATAAGACGAATCAAAATTCACATTTACAACTACTTCTATTTTACATTTAATGGCTTCTTTTACTAAAACATCAGCCGTTAAACATTTTACTTGTTCTACACCATTTTGTAATGTTTTAATTAAATTATTATAATTATATGATATATCTATAGGTAAATTACCATCTAATATATCTAATGGATTATTAAACCATTTAATTTTATATATGGAATTTACACTATTGCCCATAAAATACTCATTTGTATTTACTAATTCATAATCAGGTTCATAGTATACTCTTATATATAAATTATCTATTTTTTTTACTATAGATAATGGAATATCATAAATAGTTTCGTTATATTCAATAGGGAAAACAATATCAATTTTATAACATTCGGTATTTATATAATATTCCTTTAATTTGAATAAAATAAGTTTTTCAGTATTTATATCAAATTGATCAAAACTTTCTATATCTTCTGTTATTTCAACCGTTGAATTATGTACAATACATTGGTATACATTTCTTCTATTATATAAATGTACATTGCTTAATACACAACTTAATCCACCTATCAAAGAGTTTCTTTTAAATTTTATTTCTAATACAGATATAGATTTATCCATACTGTCTGTTTCTCTTATAAAATCATAGTCTATAATTATATTAGTATCTTGTTCCATTATAGTTATATTGTTTTCACATATGTAATCATTGACATCTATTAAATTATTAGAATTGTCTATAGTTAAAGTAAAATATCCATTAGTAATATTTGGGTTATTGCTTAACTTTATATTGATAACTAAATAATCATCTATAATTTGATTATATACATACATATATGGTTTAACATAAATTGATTTTGTTAATATATCCATCATACCACAATCTATACAATATTTATAATTTAATAGTATTTTTTTTATGTAATCTAAATTATATAATAAATTATTTTTTACTTCTTCGTCCAATAAATAATTTATAAAACTGTTTATTAACCCGTCATCTTGATAAACATTGTTTACTGAATTATCAATAGTTTCATTATGTGTTATTTCTTCATCATTATTAACTGAAAATAAAATATTATAAGTCAATAAAGTATCCTTAAAATAATTCTTTATATCTGTTATATCATTATAGATATAAAATTTATCATCATTATTATTATCTTTGTTTTGGACTATAGTAAAAATATTTTCTTCATAATAATCTGTACCATTAGTAGTATGTCCAAAGATAAATATTATTTTAACATTATTTCTATCATTATCTTTATATAATGTAAACATAAAAGGATAATAAACATTTGTTCCACCTGATTCTTCATCAAATTCACTATAAATAGTTTTATAATATTTAAATTCTGAATCTTTATCAAGCGTACCAAATACTTCAAATGTTAATTGTTCATTATTATAATTATAATCTTTTGTTGTAGTCATAAAATCATAATCATTTAAAATATTTAATATACTTTCTTTTACATTTATATCATTAAATTCATAATCATCTAAGGGAATAAATTCAGTTAAAATATTTTCATATTCAAAATTATTAACATTTTTGAAGTAATATGGTGTATTATCATTTAGTTTTTTATATGTTATAGATATTAAATCATTTATAGGTTTATTTAAAATTGGTAAAGTTGTATATATATCATCTCCATCAAAAGATGTATTATCTTCACTCAAAACAAAAGATGTATTACTGTCTTGTAATTCAGAACCCTTAATATATATATCAACTTTACCACCATCCTTATTATCCCTTATCATATCAGAATCACCAGCAGCTACTATTTTAGCAGCTATTACTCCTTCTTGCTTTAAAACATAAGACATATAACCATAACGAGTACCTATATTTGCCCCTTGTAATGCTAATTTTATTCTTAATACTAATGATTGGTCTGTTTCTTCATCTATTGCACCAGTAAAAGGAATAGGGTTTGTAAAAGATATTATATTATTATCTATTGAACTTACTCTTTGTGTTACTAAGTTTGAACTAACATTATATATGCTTCCTGTGTTTTCTGATGTAGCATTAATATCATAATAATAATATCCATTGGAATCTAATGTTAGATTTTCTTTAAATATAAAAGTATACAAATCAGCATTTTCAATAGTATCCACTGTACTGGTGGGAGATACATAATAAATATCTTTAGTGTTATCTGTTACAAAATTTCTTGATTCATTTGTATAGGTCGCTTTTGTAGATAGTGTTGTATTTAATTTTATTACAAAATCTGAATTTGGACTTTTAATATAAAATCTAATAAAACCATTAGATTTTGTTGGTGTTTTTCTTGTTACATTATAATTAGAAGCTAATCTATCTAAATCTTCACCTTCTGCTGTCAAAATAGATTGAGAATATTCTAACATCTTCATATCTATATTTAATCCTACAATTTCATCACTTATGGGATCAATAAAAACATCTCTTAAAAAAGTACCCTCTTTAGTATCGGCATTAGGTATTTTATCATGAATATGATTAATAATACTTTGAACAACCTCATTTAATGTTTTTAACGTTACTGACAATAATATCACCTTCTTATTTAAATTTGTATATTTTGTTCATAAGTTTGCCCTGTACTGTTTTCAACTAATATTGTTATTAAATAACCTGTAGGGCCTACTGACTTTACGTCTACACTAATAACATTTGCAATTATTTCTTTATCATTTAATGTTTGATTTTCTTTATATTCTGTTTTTTGTATTTTTTGTAGATATTCTACAGCTTGACGAGCAAGCACTTGTACTCGATTTTTAGTTATTTGTGAATTTTTAGTACCTATTAATTTATATAATAAAGAACCCCATTTTTCATGAAATAAATTACTATTTTTATGTTCTATAACAACTTTTAACATTTCTTGTTGTAGCTTAATTTCATCTTCAGATACAACTACTTCTCCTGTTTTATCAAAATAAATATCAAAATACCAACCTTTACCTGCACACTTAGGACATATGGAAATATCATAAGTTTTACCACCTACAGTATGATTGCAGGCATTAAAATATTTAACATCTTTACTCATTATATCGCCACCTTAATAAATATATAAATTTTACTATTTATAAAATTTATGATATTTTTATGTATTTTTGTAATTAAAGGGTTATTTTTTATAATAACCCTTTAATTAACTTTATTTTAAAATATTAATTTTTTAATAATTATTTATGCCATCCTTTAATAGTAACATTACCGTCTGTATCAATATTAACTCCATTTGAACCATAAAGATAAACCGAATTTGAACTATTGATATTAAAGTTATTACTATTTAAATGTACACTTTTACTTAATAATGATAAATTATCTCTATCTATATTAACTTTATTACCTATTTGTACATTTTCAGCATTAACAATATAGTTTTTTGTGTTAATTGTTATTTTATCTCCTTCCATTATTTCTGTTGTAGAATTAGATGAATTATTAACTGTTTTTATTATACTATTTGAATTTTGACTATAATCTGTATTACAATGTGATAATTCATCTTTTACTTTTATATTAACATTATTTGTTCTTATATTAAGATTGGTTGTTTGTTTATTAGTAATATCTCTTGCTACTATTTCAATAATTTTATCATTTGCATTTATAATAATAAACATTTGTGTATCTGAATCGTTCTTTTTACAATCATTATTATTATCAAAATATGTACAATCATCTCTATCACATTCATTTTTATTACTTTTACAAAATATTGTTATTTTATCTGAATGCCCAAAGTGTATATAATTATGTCCATATCCCGATATAGAAACCTCTCCAGGTTGTAAAACAGGTTCAACTTTACTCATATCGGCATTAGTAATATAATTTAATCCATATGCTATTCCTGTATCTGTTATGGCGGTCAACATTCTTGAATTACGTGGTGGAATATAATTAATTCCACAACTATTAACACCGTTTTCAGTTTCTTTCGCCCAAAGAAAAGGATAAGTTAAATTAACTACAGGTTCTGTATTATTTGTATGAAATAAATGTTTATTATCAATTAAAGGTTGTCTATTTAATACGGAATATTGATAATTAGGATTAGATAAAGTTACATTATTATTAAAAGTGTTTCCTGCCGCTCCACCCTCTTGTTTTGCCCATTTTATCATAACTTTTTTATCATTATAAATATCTGATATATATAAATCATCAGCATTGTTTTTTTGATTATTTCTACAATTATAAATAACAGATTCTTTTAATTTAACATCATTTATAGCTATTTTATTCATATTATATATATCATAATTACTTATTCTTTTTATGTCATTTTTACTTGACATGTTTATTTGTATACTTTCTCTTGACATGTTATATTTACTCCTTTCATTTAATTTATACTTTTATATTATGGTTTTTAAAATAATTACTTAATATTTTTATTTTAGCAACCCTTGTTCCTTTTAATAAATTATATTCAGGTGTACCTTTCATTTTTTCATTAGTAGGGCCTGATATTTCTGCATCAAGTTTTCCATATCCTCTACCATCTCCTTTGGCGTACCATTTAGCAGCATCGTTTACAAATTCAATAACACATCTTCCACCATTATGTCCCCAAAGATTATTAGCATCTTCTCCTTTTACTTCTGCAACAATACAGTGCATTACTCCTGTTTGTTGTCCATTTTTTTCCACATATATATCTATAAAGTCTCCTACTGAAGCTACTATTGGTCTTACAGCAACACAATAACAATTTTCAATCATTCCATAACCTCTCTCATTAAAAGCACCACATTGATCTATTTGTTCTTGTGTTGCATTATTAGTAAACTTAGGATAAACAGTTTCTCTTAATGTCTTTTGTTTTGAATTGCCAGTAATCATTTGCCAAGCCATTTGTGAATATTCATCTCCATATTCTGAAGGTACTATTTTTTCGGTTCCATCTGTTATTGGTGCATTTGTTCCACTTGCTAAACTATCACTATTTGTATTATTATTTTCGCCTCCGCCTTGACCTTTACTCCAATTAAATAAAGAATCTTGTAACTCTATTTTATCTATATCATCTGGTTCTGTAAACCATTTGGCATATAGTGTACTCATAATATCATAACAACTTTCTTGCCCCATCATTCTTCCCGCAACTAATGTTAATGTCATTGTAGATACACTTGATATATTAATGCTTCTACTTATAGCCGTTACATAGTATACATTTTGAGAGGGATTTGTATCTACTGTTCCGAAAAAACCTGTTTCAGGTTGAGTATGTTCATCAAATGTTAATAATCTTATTGGATTACCTATTTTTATTGATGGATCTTCTATTATTTGTAATGTTCCCGTATATCTTTGTGCATATGATTGTACTAACTTTAAATGTCCAAATTCTTCTACAGATTGTTCATCTTGTAAATACGTTGCTGTAACATTTGGAGCAGGTCTTACACCAAATCTCATTATTGCTTCTAAATCTGGTATTGTTCTTTTTAAATTATGAAAAACCTCATTATTCCCTACATCCATAAAACTTTCTGTATCAACACTAATTGATGTATATATATCTTGATCGCTATCACATATTGAAAATTTAACTATATCTTCTGGTAAAATTTCTGGTATAAAAACATCTGTAATCATAGATTGTGTTAATACTCCGTCTTTACCTGTTGTATTTAAATTTTTTCCACTATTCTTTTCATATAATCTTAATGATAAATTAGCTGTATCACTATCATCTACTATATTTCTATATTCTTGTCTTGCTTCTGCATTATTAACATCATATTGTAAGATTAATAAATCCATTTTCTTTAATTTTTGTGTATATGTATAATTTTGTAAACTTCCTAAATTTAAATATTTAATATTAGGTGCATATTTAGTATCTCCAAAATATTTTTTAGCAATACTATTCATAGTATCTGTTTCAGTACAAGTATAAATAATAGGTGTAATTAATTTACATTTTGCTCTTATATATTCTATACTTGCTGAATATGATTTGTCATATTTTGTATCTATTCCTTTTTTCATATCTTTTATATCACTTAAATCTAAATTATTAGGTGTTAATTGATTAACACCTAATACATAATTAGGTATTTTAAAAACAATATTGCCTTCTTCATCACAAAAAAATTCCATTAAACATTTATCAGCTACTTCTTTACAATAATCTAAACGTTTTTTAAAACTTGCTGCTGTAGATAAATCTGGTTGTTTATTATTTAATCTTGCTATATATGGTATTACTTTTACTGGTTCTATACGTTTATTTAAATACCTTGCTGGAATACCTGCTGCTAAACAACAATCTTTTATTATATAATCGGGATATATTCCTGAAAACCATTCTTGTAATGACATCATTCTTTTTATAACTTCTTGATCATTACCATCTTTATTTAAACCATATGTATATGGTTCAAATATTGTAAACATTCCTGTTTTACCTAAATTAAAACGTACATCAAGTTTACCTTCATTTAAAACACCTGGAAAATATGAAGCTGATTGATTAACCCAACTTTGATTTAATAATTTTAATTGATCTTTAGCACTAATTGTTATTATATTACCTTGTTGGTTAAAATCGTGTTTTACTGATTCAATAAAACCAAAAAATATTTTTATAAATTTATATTGTCCATTTTCCGCTCTATCATTTGGATTTTTTGATTTAGAGAATACCATTATTTCATCCATAGGCTCCCAATCACATTTTTCAGCAAATCTCCAACCATATTTAGCCTCCTTTGCTTTCATTAAATTTTTATAATCTATACCCGATGCGTTAGGGTTATCCCAATCTTCTGTACCTATTCTCCATTTTTGTCCATTTGTTTCACCTTCATCATCTATATTAGTAAATCCATATAAAATATGTTCCCAATCTTGCCAATTTTTTTCACCCTCATCTATTTTGTTTACACATACAACACGTTCTCCACCTTTTAATTGTACTGTACAAGTAGCGGGTTCTCCTTTTATTGTATGATTTGTAGCTATACTAAAAAAATTATTTATTTGATACATTCTTAGATAATTTTCTTCACTTTCCATTGTAGCAGTAAAACATAATTTTTTTCTAATAATTACAACATAATCTTGTTTGAAATTTTTTCTTTTCATATCAGCAGGGGGATGTTGAATACCTTTTAATTTGTGTATATTATGATATTTAACATAGTCTTGTATGGTTTGAGAAAAATCAACTTTAAGACCACCTTTACCGTCACGTTCAGCTTTAATACCCATTTCACCTAATCTTTTTATTTCTTCGTCAATGGCTTCTATAATTTGATTTTTTTGTTCTTCCGTCATTTCATATCCATTACTTGAACTATCAGTATATACCCCACCTGCTCCTTCTACTCTCCATACAATACTATAATCACCACTATCTGTAGATGGTTCAGTGCTATTACAATCTTTATCACTACCACAATTCCAAACATAATGTTTTCCATTTTCATTCTTACAAAATATTTCCCCATGACCTTGTCTTACAATAATATCTCCCTGTAATAAACTATCCCAGCCAGACCAACTCATTTTTGTAAATCCTGCTGATTCTAATTCAGAATCAGGTGTACCTGCCATAAAAGCACTCGAATCTGCATAAAAATCTTTTTTAGCATAACAAGAAACGCATATTGAAATAAATCCTGTACAATCTGTTGTTAATGTTCTTGTATACCCATTAGAAGTAACTTTTAATACATTCCCTCCCATTTTATAACCCATATGTGCTTTTGCTATTTGTGCTTTAACATCTTTAATTATACTTATCCAAGTTGAATTACCACCTGATGAACTGCCTAATTTTTTTTTAAATGCTTGCCATTTACTATCATTACCTGAATCAGGATTCCAACCTATAATACCAGGGCAAAGTTTATTTGCTACATCCCAATGTCTAACAACATGACTTGCATCAATGTTATATTGTTGCATAAGATATTTAGTTAAATTAAGTGCTCTATTGACAACAGCATCAGTAAAACTCCAACATGGATCGTTTCCTTCAGGATATGCTCCTGTTTTTTTGCTACTAGTAGAACATACTTCTATGCCTATTGAATTTTGATTTGTACATTTACCCCATAATTGACCACCTGTTCCAGCATGGTGTTGTTTCCCTGCATGTTGACAATAATAATTTTTTATATCAGGATTATACATTAAACTAACTTTATCATCAACAATAAAATCGGCAGAGTTACCGTCACCGCCCTTATCAAAAGTGTTTAATGCAACATTTGCTGCTTGTCCTTCATTTGAATCAAAACTTCCTGTATAATGTATAACAATATATTCTATTTTTCTGTTTTTTAAGGCATATATGTTATTACCTTCATAATTAACAAGATTAATATTATCTGCCATTTATAATATCTCCTTTCTAAATAATTTTTATAAATAGTTTATTAATTTCTTTGCAACTTTTTCATAATAATCTGTTTTCATATACAACATATCTTCTCTACCCTTTATGATTGCAGATAAACTAATTTGCATTGTACTACCGTCATTTATAAATTGACTTATTTGATTTGCTCTCCACGCTTTATTATAATCACTTGCTTTAAAACTTATATATCCATCTACACCATTAAAATTATTAGTTATTAATTTATTACATAAATCTTTAAAATCATCTTTATTTTTAGCTATTATTTTATTCATTACTTCTGCTATTGTTATTACTCCTATTTCAGAATTTGAATTTTGTCTTATATATAACCAATTATTTCTTAATGTTTTAAAATCGGAGTTATTACAATATCTTGCTCCTACAGCGTATAATAATTTATTTACATGTTCATATATTTCTTTTTTTCTTGTTTGTGTATATGTAGGTAGTTTTTTATCTTCGTCCCATACTTTTCTTACCCTTGCTAATTCGGGTTCTATAACATCATTAAGTAAAGCTAAATTGCTATCTGTCTGTATGTCCGTTACTGTTACTATTTCTCCATTTATTTTATTTAATAATTGTAAATTTATTTGAGCATCTTTTACTGCTTGTTCTGTTGTTATTTGTGAATCTGTTGTAAAATCACCATTAGACATTATATATTGTAATTGAATAAATCTAACATATATATCATAGCCACCACCTACATTTCCATATATAGGTGTACTCTCTACTATTTGTTGTTTGCCATTATAAATACTACAAGCTCTTAATTTTACAGCCCAACCATGTAATTGGTCTTTTCTTTCTTTTGTCATTGGTATTCCCGACCTATCAGCTTCTACTTGTTCTCTATAAAATATACATCTTGTTCTTAAAATAGCTATTTTTAATGGAACATCATTTCCTTTTGCGTATTCAGCTTTATAATATTCTAAATTATTAGCATATTCCATATTTTCGTCATCCCATACTTCACTATGATCTAATAAATCTTCTTGTTCAAATCTATTTGGGGATATTGATGTAACTGATATTATTCTTTGTATTACAAATGTCATAGTATATGTTATATTTTCTGTTTGTGCTACTCTATCATAATTAAAATTTTCAAAATGTCCTATATATACTCTATCTTCAAAATAAATAAAAATTAATCTTGGTCGCCATTCATCTGTTAATTCATCTTGTATATCTGCAAATCCACTTTCAATTTCCCATCTTTTTATAACTGAATTTTTATTCCATTCTCTTACTTCTGTTAAATATTTTTGTAATGCTGTGTTTGCTTTTGTTCTTACATCTGTAATTACTGTAGTAATATTGTTATTTGTTTTAATTTCATTATTAGAATTTTTATTGTTTTTATTATTTTCGTCATTATTCTCCTTATCATCAGAAAACCCTTCTTGTATATAAGTTACTCCATCTTTCTTAACCATTGCCCAACCACCATTTATATGTTTTATCCAATCACCACAATAATCAACAGCGGTAAACTTTCCACCAACAACTAAAGGCTCATTTTTTAATTTACCACTTGCTGTATTTGAACTATTATATAAATATACTCCCTCTTTAACAACAGTATAAAATTTTACATTATTATATAATAATTCTAAATATAAAGGTTGTGTTAAATATTCATTAAATGTACTTATATTGTTACCTACTTTACTTATATTAGCAAGTGTCCATGCATAAACCATTTTGTTTTTAAATTTATGTTGTTTTATATGTCTTATAAACTTCATTGTTGTTAATATACCGTCTACTTTAATTTTTACTATATGTTCTTTATCAGACGTAAAGGTTCCACCTTCTTTTAAAATGGTTATATTATTTTTATCCATTTCAGGAGTTAATTTATTAATTTCACTAATATTAATTCCTTCTTTTTCCCATTCATCTAATTGAACAATTAAATCATTTGAATATAGATATACCTTTTTATCTTTTAAATTTTCTTGATTTTTTAATTGTTCCTTTGTTAATACTCTCCAATTATTACTTTGATCGTCTTTTATTTTTGCCCAACTGCCATTTATATGTTGTACCCAAAAATCGTCTGTAATTGTTTCTTTTTTCCCTGTAAATTGTCCATTAACAGATAAATAATCTAATCTTTTTGAAGAATATGAAGGCCCTGAATATGAATAACATAAGTTCACACATTTATATATACAATATGTATTATTAACATAAACAATTTCTCCATTATTAGCTACATCACCATCAGCTAAAGTAACATTTTCTAATTTATCATAACTACTTTGATATATATCAAAAGCTATTTGAAAAGCTACTTCATCTATTATATCTTTAGCATTTGCAGTACTATCATTAAAACTTGATTTTTTTGTATACTTTTTAGCAATATCAAATATTTCATTAAAGCTATGATATTCTTTTGATTGCAATGCATCTATTGTTTGTTGAGCTATAACTTTTACATCCGCATTTTCTTTTGAAAATATTTTTTCTGTATATAATAACTTTAAATCTTTTGATATTAAGAGCATTGCCTTTTCTTCACTTAATAAACCACTATTTCCATCTATTAAAATATTAGCACTTTCAACTATTTCATTATAAGTTTCACTTAAAGCTGTTAATTCTTCTGAATTTGCGGCTTCATCAAAACCAGTTACAGCACTATGATAATCTAAAATTTGTCTACGTTCTGATTTACCATTATTTATTTTATTTATTCCTATATTTTGATATTTTAATAATGTTCCCGAATAATTAAATATTTTTTCTAATTGTTCTATGGCTCTCATTCCCGACATTCCTGTACTACCTGATATTTGCATAGTAGGAGTATCCTCTCCATAGTGATGAAAAAATATTCCCCCTCTTGTATATTGTTTACCTATTACTTTTGTATTTTGAAATGTCAATTTTTCAGGATTAATATACATTTCTATTGTTTTTATTTCTTCTGGTGTTTGATAATATTCCATTACCATTGGTATACGTTGTTTCATTTGCATATATGAATCGGACATCTCTTGTGCTGCCGATAAGTATGTATTATCATTACTATATATATTATCAACTAATTCTCGTTGAGATTTTAAAAATTCACTTGTTGTTGTAGCTTCATCTATATTGGCTACTACTAAGGCATTCATTTTACCACCTTCTTTTATATAGTAAATACACTTATAATATGTTTTTATAAATTGTTTATTTTGTTAATTATTGTATATTTAGAAATATATATTATTTAGAATAATATTAATTTATTTAATTTTATAAACATATAATATTAAAAATTAAATTTTTATAAGTACAAATAATAACACTATAAAAAAAGTCTATCTTGTTTAACAAGATAGACTTTGAATGTATAATTTTATATAATATTTTTTATTTATTTAATAAATATGTACTTTTCATTTTTAATTTTCCTGTATTTTTATCTACATAATATAATATGTCTTTGTCAAAATTATAATTTTTATATACATTTGTTGTATTAGTACCTAAATTTTGTTCTTGATAAAAAGAATTTGTTTGTTTCTTATACATATATTTTTCATTGATAATGCGTCTTGTTAATTTTGACATTATTATTTCCTCCTTATTTATTTTTTTCAAGTAAAGATGGTATTAATTCATAAAATTTAAAACCTCCACCACCTTTCCAATTGACTATCTTTGAAATTCCACCTTGTTCGCCATCAATAACAGCCTTTAAACGAGAGTAACAATGTGTATAAATATGTTCTCCTAACTCAATACCTATCCACTTTCTACCCATTTTTTGAGCTACTGCTGCTGTTGTTCCACTTCCTAAAAACCCATCTAATACTAAATCTCCAGGTTTTGTGTTCATTTTAATAATCCTATAAATTAAACGTTCAGGCTTTTTACCATTTTTAAAATCAACTATACCCTCATTATCAAGACTTGTTGTTTTTATATCTGTCCACAAATCACCAGGATTAACAGTTAAATATTGGTCTGCAAATAAAAGTTTACATCTTGAAAGCTTGGTATCTGTATTAAATTCTCCACGGATTAAATACATCTTTTTCTGTCTTGTTTCAATAGCAAAAACAGAAGGAATTTTATCATAATTGTTTTTCTTTGCTATTGCTATATTTCTTGCTCCTCCTGTTAATGTTGCAAATTGGACAATTCTATTTGCATTTTTAAAGCACCATATTTCATTTGCTGTTTCACCTAATTGCTTTGCTGCCTCTTTTATATTACTAAATTTAATATTTTTTACAATATTATCAACATAAGCTATATCTTTATCTGTGCGATTTTTATTATTGAGAACTTCTTTTACTATTTCAAGTTCAATATCACTAATATTAGTGCAATATGTTTTATATTCATTATCCCAACTGCTTTTAGGAATTTTTTCTAAGTCAAGTCCTCTTACGCCATTCTTCTTAGCAAGTATAATATATTCTTTAAGTTTAGGAATCGAGCCGGTTTTATTAACTGAAGCCATTTTTACTCCTGTTGGTTCACTCATTTTAACACATATAGTCTTTATATTTTTTGTTCCACAAATTTCACTCATTAGCATAAATAGGTGTGCAAATTCATTATCATCAATTTGTACAGCTAAAAGTCCATCTTCAGTTAGTAGTTTCCAAAGTATATTAATTCTATCATACATTAAATTTAACCATACATTATTTTTTAAATTATCGTTATAATGTTCAAAATTACTCCCTGTATTATAAGGAGGATCTATGTAAATACATTTTATTTTTCCGCTGTACTCTGACTCAAGACTTTTTAAGACAAGTAAATTGTCTCCATGTATAAGCATATTATCAGAGTTTTCTCCATAGCTATATTTTTTATTTTCAACTAAAATTTGTGGTTCAAGATTTATAATATTTTCTTTGTCACATTTTCCTGTCCAATTTAATTCTAATTTATTCATTAAAATTCATTCCTCTGTTTATTGTAATAACAGTTATATTATATAAAATTTTTTATTTAAAATTAACTTATTTAATAATATTATTAAATAAATATTTTGTCAATAAAATAGTAGTATGTAAAAGAGAAGATGCAATTTATAATAAAAATAGGGAAATAATTATTATAAATAAAATATAAATTTTTAATATTAACTTATATCATTAATAATTATTCCCCTTCGTGTTCAAGAATTAAATCATATCCTTCTTTTTTAAGAGCATCTTGCACTTTTTTTACAATTTCTTTAGATATTTGATCTGTTCCATTTAATCTAAATGTTACATTAGTATTATTAATATATCTTTGATTATTACCTACTGATTTTACATTTTCAATATTAGATTTAAAAGATTGTCCATTTAATTTATTAGAAAATCCTATTGACATACCCATAGAATTAAATGGTATTGCTAAACCGCCTTTATTACCTAATCTTTCTCTCATTTGAGAATAATTAGTTGTACTGGTAGTTGAACCATTAAAATAAGATGAATTACCTGCCATACCAATACCAGTAAGACTAAGTTGCCCCATTGCATAATATGAATTACCACCTTTTAAAGCATCAAGAACAGTATTAGAATTATTATTTACAGCAGCAGTATTTTCTGTTAAGCTATCACTTAATTCTTTTTCTGTATCTGTATTTTCATTTATTATGCTACCTAATTTTAAATTACTTATATTATTATTTATAATTTCTTTTTCTAAATCAACAAGCGACTTATTATTATCATCATATGTTTTCCCAGTAGCATAATTATAATAACGCATAATAACTTTTTCATCTTCTCCACCTACTATTGCTTTTACATGCCATTGTTTTTGTCCTTCTATTTCCTTATTTTTTTTGTCAATTTCGTTTTGCTTATTTTTTTTCCATTGTTCATACTTATTTTGATCTTTTATTGTTATTTCACCATATTGAGGTTCTATATTTATATCACTATTATTGTCGCCTTTATCTGAATCATTTTGAACGTATCCTGCTACTTGTTCAGCTTCGTTTCTGTCTTGATACATTGGTTTACCTAAATCTATTTTTGTACCATCTTCATTAAACTTCATAATTTTATATCCTATTGTAGTACTTTTAAGATTTTCTTTACCTTCCGCTGTCTGTTTATATTCTTTCATTAGTTCCTCTTCACTTTTAAGTTTTTCTTTATCAGCGTCTCCTGATAATATATCATATGTTAATGTGTCTCCTGATACACCTACTTTATGACCTAATAAATTAAATTCTCCTGTATCTCCTGCTGTATATTTATAACCATTTGTAACTTTTTTATAGTCACCATTACCAATCATACTAACTTTTTCATCAAGATTACCAAATTTATCTTCTATGTCTTTTATAGTAATTCCTTGTGAATTAACTACAGATTTTAAGTTTCCATCTGCATCGTATTCTACTGGTTTGGGTCCAATTGTAGAAGAACTATCTATTAAAGAATTTAATTGTTTTTGTTCATCTGTTTTATTATTTTCTTGTTCTTGTTCAACTTTGGAATTAAAAACACTACTAAAACCACCTACAGTGTTTACATCTATTCCATTTTTATTCATTTCATTCATTGCTTTAGTTAATAATTCAGTAGCTCTTGTTTGAGTTATTATTCCACTATTTAACATTTCCATATATTCTTGTGACGATTTATATTCTTCTAATAATTGTTTATTAGAGTTTACTAATTTATCTTTTGCTTCTTTTTCTAATTGTTCTTTTGTTTTCTTTTCATCATATTTTTTATTAGGATCGTTTTGTATGTTCTTTATTGGAATACCTTCAGTTTCTATTTGTTTTACCGTATTATTTATATCCAATGAAGTATTTTTTACATTTTCTAAAGCTTCATCATCTTGATCGCCTACAACTTCTCTCAATATAGGTAAAAAACCGTCATATGTTAAAAAATCATCAAAATCATAATTTTCAAATGCTAAACCTACCCCATTTTCTGTTAAATCTCGTTCAGTTATCCAACTATCATCTTTCCAACTTTTAAATTGTATATCTCCATCTTGATAACGTAATCTTGTAATATTAAAAAGTTTTGTTAAATTTGTGTTTAATTGATCGTTATTTACTTCTATACCATTTTTATATGTAAGTTTTCCTGTACTAAAATCCATTTTAAAATCTTTAGCAAAATTTTGTATATCACTCATAGTCATAGCACCATTGTTTAGTTTTTCTATTGTTGCTTTATCTATACCTAAAGAACTTGCTTGTTTTGCAATATCCTTTTCCCAACCTACTGCAAAATTTTCACTTTTTAATACTGCTGTTATTTGTTTATCAAAACCTTCTTGACTTTTTGCTGCTCCATTCGCAATTATACCTTTTTTAGATTTATCGTCATATTCCTCTATTTTATTTTCTACATCTGAATCAAGAAACCAACTATCATTATAAACTAATTCTCTTAAATTTTTAAATGCTTGTTGTGCCTCTTGATTATTTTCTTCATATGCCATTTTATATACATTATCAAATCCACCATTTTGTTTGAAAAATTCTTGTGTACCTTTATCAACTTCATTACCTGATTCTTTTGCAAGTTCTGTCCAACTATTTGTATCTACTAAATTTTTAATAGATGAATTTGAATCTTCCAACTTCATACTTTTTAATTCTGCCCACATTTGTTTATCGTTTTCTATTGTAGCTTTACTATTTTCTAAAATTTGTTCTGCACTATGTTGACTTGCATCCTCACTTTCTGGGAAGTTAGCTATATTTATACCATCTGCTTGCATTAAAGCCAACATTTCTTCTGTTTTTTCTTTTGTTGTACTTTCATTTGATATAAATTCTTTAAATGCCTCTTCTGTTGTTTTTCCTTGTGTGGCTTGTTGAGCAGCATAAAGAGCAAATGCTTCTTTTTGAGTATTATTTAAACCTTGAAATTTATCTCCTAATTCAGATGTGTTATTATTCATTTCTACTAAAGATTTTGACATTGATGAAGCAGTTTGTTCATCAAATCCTGATGTAACATATTTTTGAGTTAATAAATCATTTGCATTACCATGTATGTATTGTCTTGCAATATTATTTTCTTTTTCTGATTTTTCAAAAAAAGTATCTATCAATGCACCGCCTGCCATTCCTAATACTGCTCCAATAGCGGTTCCAATAAGTGGAACAGCACTACCTATTGCAGCACCTGCCGCTGCACCTGTTGCCGCCGTACCAACACTAAGAGTGGCTTTTAAAGCTGTTTTACCTGTGGATATTCCTTTATCTCCTGCTACTAATCCTGCTTCTTCTTTATCTTTATATTCACCTATGCCAGCAACTACATCACTAATACCTGCTGTAACAACACCTGCATTACCTGCTACTGCACCTAATGATTTACCTAATAGTTGACTTCCTGTCTTTTGAACAATTGATGTTGTTGCTTTTTCTCCCATTTTTTCAAATGTTTTGCTTGCTACTTTATTTATTCCTTTATCAATAAAAAATTCGCCTACAGCACCACCAATAAGACTTAAATTTTCATTTATTCCTAAATTTTGTCCAGTTTTTTGTGCTGTTATAGGTGTTTGTACTTGTTGTTCATATTCATTGGTACCCATTTGACTATTGTACTGTTTCATCATTGTTTGTTGTTCATATGGATTTGCCATACTCATTTGGTTATTAATATCTGCTATTTGACTATCAGTATTTGACATTTGATTATTTGTGTTTTGATTATTTGTGTTTACCATTTGATTATTCATCATAGAGTTATTATATATCATTGGATTGTTTGTCATAGAATTATTCATCATAGGGTTATTCATCATCATAGAATTGTTCATCATAGAATTATTATACATCATTTGATTAGACATATCTGGTTGTTGTGAATTTTTATATGATGAATACATTTCATTCCCTACATATGCTACTCCGCCTAATCCTATTACTCCTGCTGCTACTTTTCCTACAGTACCAAATTTTTTTAACCATTTTGTACTACCTGCCACATCAGCAGCCGCATCAGCGGCTTTACTTCCACCTTTTATCCAATTTTTTGCCCCTTTAACACCTTTGCCAATACTTTTTCCAATACCTTTAACGGCTTTACCACCTACAAATGCAACACCTAATCCAGCCAATAATGTGTCTTTACCTGTTCCGACAGCATCAATAGTTTCTGCCGCCATAGGATTATTTTGCATAAATTGTCCAACACCTGAATTCAAATATGTTCCTAATAAACTATTTGTCAAGTCTATTTTTTTATCTATGTATTGTAAATTGTTTTCTAAAAACTGTCCTATCATTCTATTTTTTTCTTCTGCTTTATTTTGTTGTGTAAAGGCGTTTTCTTCTATTTGTGCTTTCATTTTATCATTCGTACTCATTGTACTATTTAATTGTTTTAATTGTTCTAACATTTCTGCTTGTATATCTTTTGTATCCCCTTGTTCTTGTACTTCTTTCAACAAACTGTTTATATCTTCTATTCTACCTTCCTTTTGTGCATTTATATATCTGGATGCTTGTTTTTTACTAAAGCCATAATCATCTTGTAATTGTCTTGATATTCTATAATCACCTAATGCACCATTGCCAAATAAACTTCTTGTAAACTCTATATTTGTATCTATACCATTTGACATTTTTTGTGCCCATTGTTCATTGGCTGTACCATCTGCATTTGTTGTATTTTGACTATCCCATAACATTTGAAATGGATCAGATTGACCTTGCAATATACCTGCTAACATAACCTGTCCAGGATTATCTGAAAACCTGTTCATTGCATTGCCTACTTGATTACTCATATCAGTAGCATCTTTTACATTATATCCTGCGTTTCCTAAATTCATCATTACATCTACAGCTTTAGCACCGTCAATTCCTATACTACGATAATGGTCGGCTACACTCTTTACTGCTTTTGCATATTCTCCCATAGGAATGCCTGCTGCCTTTACTTTATTCGCTATTCTATCAATGGTTTTTATTGTTTCCTCTCCTGACATTTCTAAATCTTGATAAAATGTATCTACTAAACTTGTTATATCACTATCTGAAAAATTTGTAACTGCACTTTTCATTGTTGTATATTCAGCCATTTGTGCTACTTCATTTGTATCTCTTATCCCTGATTGTTGTGCTATTGTGGCATAATTTTTTTGTAAATCTTGAAAATCAATCATACCATATGACATATTATGTAATTGTAATGCTCTATCTCTATTCATATATTGCATAAAGTCATTACTGGTTTCTTTACCATAAGTATTATTCAATTTCATTAAAGAATAATCTTGTCTATGCGTTTGATTATTATAATCGTTTCTCCTACTCATTTGTTCATCTGGTGACATACCACTTAATCCTATATCAGACTGTTTATATAACTTATATGGATCTAACAATAACTCTTTTGCTGTTGAATATGCCATTCCGACCATAGGTAATCTTGTTGCTAATTTATCAGCAGATTTTACAAAACCCATAAGTGAATTCCCAATTTCTTTAAAAGTTGAACCATTCTTTGATGATACTTCTGCATCAGCTATTTCTCCTAATGATTCTACTGCTTCTTGACTTGCACTTGACATTTCTTTTATACTTTCTTGGCCTTCTTTAGTTAAAGCATTCATACCACCCATAGCATTAACATTGTCCATTATATTATCTTTAAACATTAATAATGCTTGTGATATATCATTATACTGTTTTAGTTGATTTTGTGCTTGTTTTTTTAATAATTTTTCTTCGTCTGTGGCTGTTTTTTCGTCAAGTTTCATATTTGCGATAGCTTTAGTAGATTCCATTTGTTTCCCAATTTCTTTATATGTTGTAAATAAAGAAGAAGCCTCACCTAATGTTGCTTCTATTCCCTTTTTATCATTGGAATTTATGGCTTTATTTAAGTTTTTTATAATATCATTAAAATTTATAGTAGTGAATTTACTAATACCATAAGCAACTTTAGAATTTTGTTGTACTTGTTCTATGTCTATACCATTTTTTTTAAAATCTCTCTTTAATTGTTTACCTACTGTACTATTTGACTGCATAAGATGAGATATATTACTTGCAGTATTCATCATTTGTTTAGAACCATTTGAAAACCTATTAGTAGTACGCTTTACATCATCTAAATTATTAAATGTTGCAAAATCTTGATTTAAAAAATCTTTATTGGTACTATATGCTTTAATTGTATTTGTTACCATTTCAGCTTGTTTTTTTATATATTTGCTTTTTTTTTCTACATAATTATTAATTTCATTTTGGATTTTTTGTAATTCGTCTTCACATTCTATTTTAGTTTGGTTATCAGTTGTATTGTTTATTACAAGTCTTAATTGTTGTGCATCTTTTTCTAAATCTTCTATTATCTTTTGATTTGTTTCTACTACTGCATTAAAATAAATACCCTGTTGCTCCATTATCTCTTGATTTGTTTTAAATATTTTTTCTTTTTCTTCTTTGCTTAAATTATTAGAATTAGGATTCCAAGTTGTTTCTTGTGTATTCTCTGTTACAGATTGATATAATTCTGTTCTAATATTTCTTCGTTGTGTTGATAAATTTACTAATTGTTGTACATCTATTTTTTCTTTATTATTTGATAATTCATTAATTTTTTCATTTAATTCATCTATTTTTTGTAATTGCTCACCAATATTAATATTAGGATTAATATTAATACTTCCCTCATGTCCTAATGAAATTAAACTATTTCTTACATCATCTACAGTTTTAATTAAATTAAAACTACCTTCGTGAGCTTTAGTTATATCATTTAATATTCCATTAAGAAAATTATTTTCTGCACGTCTTGTTACGGCATCAAATAAATGTTCTGTTGCTACGCTTGCCGCTGATGTTTCTGTTGTTAATTTTTCTACAGCATTCATTGCATCTTGAATTTGTGAAATAGTAATCTTTCCTAATGAGCCTTGAACATTATCAACTAACCCCATAATATTTTGTAATATTGGAGCGGCTGTACCAAATAATTCAAGAAAAGCCTCTTGTGGTAAATTTATTTGTTTTGCAAAAGAGGCTATAGTTTGTTGTACTTTATCTATTGCATTATCCATTTCACTTATTGAATTATTAAAAGAATCTTTATCTAAATGTATATTGTTTATACCTTGTGCAGTTGCTTGTAATTTTTCTAAACAATTTGTAATATCATCTGCGGCAATTAAAAAAGAATCTTTATCAATATTGGCAGGAATAGTTATCCCTTTATCTTTAAGTTTATCATTTGCATTATTTATAATTTTATTAAAATCTAAATCTTCTACATCAAGATTTATTTTAATTTCTCCAATTTCATTACCTAATTGAGAAGCAGTATTTTTTATAGTTGATAAAAAATCAACTATTTTAGATAATGATTCCTCCATTATATGTAGATTTGTTGTCATTTGTGGATTGGGGGATATATCATTTAATTCTTTTAATTTTTGTATTTTATCTACCATTGTATTTAATCCATCTTGGTGAATTTCAGAAAACCCTTCAATTTTATTCTGATCTAATATTTGATCCCTTAAACTTTTAGCCAAACTATTTTACACCTCCTTTCTTTTTTATGTTTTTATTCATCTTCTGGTATAATAAATATATCTAACCCATCATCTATATCTTTTTGTAATTGTTTATTAAATTCTTCTTTATTAAAATCTTCTTTGTTATTTTTATTTATTATTCCTTTATTATTTTTAACATTTATTTTATTATTTTCAATATTTTCTTTATCAATTATTTCTTTATTGTTATTTTGATTATTAATATTTTGATTGTTAATAAGCCTATCATCAAACATTGAATTATTAAATTGTTCCGAATTAAGAAATTGTTCAAAAGCCAATGCCCTCTCTATAAATTCTTCTTTTGATTCAGTAGAATATTTATAATCACTTGATGGTAATTCTACAAATTTTTCATTATCCAAATATTTTGCTATTTCAGCATCAAAGCTATCATTATATATTTCATTAGCATTTGATACATTTCTTTCTTCATACTTACTTGTTGATTTTTCATTTTTCTTTTTTTGCTCATCGACAGCTTTAGCAAGATCAAAATTCATAAAATATTTTAAATAATCTAATACGTCATTCCTTTCTTGTATTTGTTGTTTTTTATCTTCTAATATATTAAGATATAACCAAATATATTGAGCATTATTTAATTCTTTTACTCTTTGTTCAGTAGGTAACGCATTAAAATATTTCATGACTGTAAATCGTATTATGCTGAAACTGTCTCTGTTGAGTTTTTTACTTCTTCAACATCTTCATCAGATAAATTTTTATTTAATTTTTCTAATAATCTATTATACACTTCAAATAATTTATCTACTACAGCTAAAGGTAATTTATTTACAAATTCAAATTTTTCTTTTTTATCATCTAAAATTACATCATCAATACTCATCAAACTACGGGCTACACATTCCACTTTTAATATTAAATAATTTAAATTATCATTTGATGTATTTATTTTTTTTACAAGTTCTTGATTTTCAGTTACACCTATTGTTTTTAATGTCCACGTTTTACCCATAATTTCAATTGATTCATATAATTCACCTTCAAAGATTAATTGTTCTAATTCTTTTCTCATAATAAAAATCTCCTTTAATATAATTATTTTTATTTATAAAATAAAAAATAGTATAATAAAAATAATAGAACATATTTAATATATTGTTTGTAATATTTTGCATAAAAAAAGGACTATATTATATAGTCCTTTTTTATTAAATTATTAAAATGATGGTATAGAACAATATTCATCTAATTTATTGCTTATATTCGTTAATGTTTTTATATATTGCTGTATTTCTGATTTTGAATCACTTATATCTTCATCACTCCAATCTATTTCAGCAAGTCTATTGATTGCCATATCAATATTTTCAGCAGCGTCATAAAGTAAAGTTTCATTACTTTCATTTGCTTTTTTAATAAAATTAGCTTTTCTAATATTTGATTTTGTTCTTACTGAATTTTTTACATTATTTCTTTTTCCTTGCAATCTTTTCATTTTAATTACTCCTTTAATTTTAATGATATTTTTATTTAATAATATATTAGTATACATCTGCATAATCTATTTTACAAGATTCAGCAACAGTAATTTTACCTACATCATAAGTTTTATTATAAGATGATAACCAACAATCAATATATGTTTCTATATACCATTGTTGAGAACCATTTTTAGTATTTATTGTACCTCCTGCTGAACTATTTCCAACAATAGGAGTTTTAACTTGTATTTCTAATGGAACACGTTGATCTTTTAATGTTTTAAATACAAATCTTGCATTATTAGATAATGGCCTATCAATGCTTTTATTTGTTTCAATTGTTGGATTATCCCATAATTCTTTTTCATCATTACCATTTGCACTATATTCTTCTGAACCTTTATTGTACACTTTTGATCCTGACATATCATATCCTTTACCTTCAACTTCTAATCCTAATGCTGCCCAAAGATTGCTACTATATAATGCTATCCTATTAACGTCTAATGTTCCACCATTTGTGTTTTGTGGTACAGCCTGTATAACTCCTTCAACCCCAATAGCGTTTAATTTATCTATTGTTCTACTTTCTTGTACATTAAAAGATTGTACCATTCCTACTATACCACCATTAGCATATATAAAAATATTAGTACTTGTCATAGCTAATCCATTAGCATCTGAATTTTGAGGATTAAATGTATTAATGTGTTGTTTAATATCATTTCTTGTTGCTCTATGAGTATTTAATCCGACATTACCTGCTAAATAACTCTTTTCTGGACTTGTTTGTCTTATATCGTTTTCTATTGCATTGTTTTCATTAGCCATAATTTATTCACCTACCTTTTATATAAACTTATTATTCCGTTTCTTCAGCTTTAGCAAAATTTTCTCTTGAATCTGGTGAACTTGTATAAGTAGCATATACATCACTATATTCTACTGTTACTTTTTCTGAAATAGTAATTGTTTCAGCGGCAATACTTCTACTAAAATTTGAAATCCAACAATCAACATATGTTTCTATATACCAAGCATTTTGAGTTCCATCCATTTGTGTTCTTGTTTCTATTTCAATTGGTACTCTTTGATCTTTTAAGGTTTTAAATGGGTTACTAAAAGTCTTATTTATCGGTCTGTGATATGTAGCATCTCCTGTTTGAAAACCCTCCCAATTATCACCAATAGGTGTAAATTGTCCTGAACGTGTTAATCCTAAAGCATTAAAAATATTACTATTATATAATGCAAATCTTTCAATCTGTATATTCCCACCTTTAGTATTACCAGGTACTATTTGTACTACACCTTCTGTACCTAATTCTTGTAATTTTGTGTTTGATCTACTTTCACTTACTGCAAAGCTTTTTATTACTCCTACTCTAGAACCATTACACCAAACTGATATATTTGTTGTTGTAATTGGCATACTTCCTGTATTAGCACCTATATCTGGCATACCTGACGCTCTATGTGAATTTAAATAATAATTTGTTTCTTCAGGAACCCATGCCCCCATTGTATTTGCAACTTGTTTTCCTATATATGGATTATTTGTATTATTAGCCATTATCCTCACCTCTTTTTATAATTTAATAAAACTATATTGTATAATTATTTATAACATTATTAATTAATATTTATTTTTAAAAGAGGAAAGAGTAATATATCTCTTTCCTCTTTTTTTATATCTTATAAGTACTTATATAAACATTATTATTAGCTAACGGCTGAAAAGCCAAACTCAATATTAATCCAATTTAATGGATATACAGCTTCAATTTCAAACTTAACATCTATTTGTCTTGGCTCTGCCGAATTACGTTTAACACTTAGTGAAGAGAAATTAATAATTATACCTTGTGATATGAATTGATTTAACATCATTTCCATTGTGTGTTGTACATCACCAACAATACTTGATGTCAACTTTTTACCAATGTATGAATTTGCTGACGTTGTTCTACAAGCATCTATTACATAATCTTTAATTTGAATAAGTGTAATTTCTTCGGAATTAACTTCTCCTCTAAATGTTGTTATACCATGTCTAATTTTTATATTTGAACCCGAATGTTCAAGCACACAACATCCTGCTCCTGCTAACACATTCTTTTCTGATTCACTATATAAATCTACTAATTCTGTAAATCCTGATATTGTTTTGTTTGTTAATGGTTCAGCAGGATCATTTGATAATCCTATTGCTGCTACTGCTACTGCTGCATAACAACCTGGTAATGTTCTTGTGTTATATTTTCCTGTTCTTAAATCTCTAATAGATTTTCTTATTGCTCCAGGTACAACATATACAATACGTTCATCAGAATATCCTTCCGCTGTTGCTACTAAACCTATACTTCTATCTGATTTTGTAGCATTTTTATATATTGGTTGTTTAATCGCTCCTGCTAAATATCCCATTCTTTCTTTACCATATTCATAAGAACTCATTAAATTAACATGATTTTTTAAATAAGCACCTACAACACTTGACGTTGTTAGTGGAACAATTGTATTAAAATTGCTTACTTCTGCAATTGTTTTTGTTAATTTATCAATAGCTGTCTGCATTTCATAATCTGAACTGTTTTTAGCTTGTACACATACAACTGCTGACACTCCATTGTTAAATGCTATTTCAGCACCTAAGCTTAATGAATTTAATACAGATGCCGAAGCGGATACATCATAATTACCATATGCAGCAACAATATCATCATAATTATTAAAATATCTTGGTTCATAATCTGCCTCTGATTTTCTATATTTATATGATACATAATATGTACTGCCCTCTGACGGAATTTCAGTAGATGTAATTCTTGGAGAGGTTACTATATATGCAACTGTTTCACTATCTGTTATTTCAGCTAATTGTAATGTATCTACTTCAAAATTAATACCTGGAATTACTTCAAAATAATCATCTTGTCCAACACTTTCAGTTTCTCTAAATGTTTCATCTTTAATACCGTCTACATATCTTTCTATTAAAAACTTATCTTCATCATTTTCTGTTTCTGCTTTTATATATTTAATTCTATATATAGCTGATTTTTCATATAATGTATCATTATTAATAACTACTACTTTATCAATAGCATTATATAAGATTGTATTATCTGCTGATGTAACACTATTTGATATATTATTACTTGAATTAGAAGTAATACCATTCATATCAGTTTTAATAAAATCAGTTATGTTGCCATTTTTATCTAATACATTAATAACAACATAAAATTGTTCATCTTTATCATATTCACATTTCTTCAATTCAGCTATAAAATTGGATTTTTCTTTAGCATCTTCAATAGAAATTGTTACCGTTGCTTCAATATTAGGATTGTTGCTATCTCCTTTAAAAACTCTTAAATTAAATTTTTCATTATCTTTTGCATTTAATGTAACACTTTGTTTTTCAATATTATTAAATGGTATTGTACTTTCATCTACGGGAGTGCTATCGTCTACAGGATATGGAATACTTTGATATTGATATGTATATCCGTCTACCAAATTATTTACTATAGTAATTTTAATTTTTTCTATCGTTTCTCCCATTTTATCGTAACTTAAATTTGTTTTAAATGCAAACGTAGGAATAGTCTTTTTAAATACTTCCTGTAATGTATCTTTATTAATTGTGTATGCATTATCATTAATATTTTCTATTGCATAAGCATTATCTGTATTAAATCTATTATCATCATTAGACATAAAATCAGTATTAGAAACATATATATTGCTATATGAACCACCTACAATTTTATCCCATTCTAAATTAATATTTTGAATAGGTCCCGTAGCTGTTCCTTCTGTTTCGCTGTCTAAAGGTTCTCTCTTTACTTCACATTTAGTAATGTGTAAATCAAAATCTTCTGATTTAACTAATTCCTTATATGCTTGTGCCTCAACTTCTGTTTTTGCTGCTGTTGTAGTTATTTTAATATAATCACCAACGCTAACTAATGGTTTTTTAGTTTCGCTATCTTCAATATAAGTATTTTTTACTGTTAATTTTAATCCAGGAATAGGATATGTTCCATCTTCATTTTCAACAGGATTGTTTGATACAACATATTCACCCACTATTTCACTTGTTAATACATTAATAATTCTATAACAACCTTGTTTATTTCCTTCTGTTATTGAAACATCATCTTCATTTATATAAGATGCTTCAATCATCCATTCGCCATCTTCCATAGGGATTTCAGCATTTTCATCCACATAAGCTTCAATGTTATAATTTACTGTAGCATCAGAAGTATTTACATAAAAGTGAGGGAATAAATCATAATTTATCTTTATGGATGGTTCAACTAAAGAATCCCAAGCAATAATATTCCCATAATATCTATACCCTTTATTTGTTGATGAAGTTTCTTTATAGTTTATATTATCTCCTACGGATATATTATCATATATTGGTCTTGACGTTACACTTAACACTTCAAATACATTACTATGAGCGAGTGTATCGTAAGGCTTTGAATTGCTTTTTGTTACAGCCTCATTAGTTACTGTATAATAATTAATACCTGTTCCAACTAAAGCCATAATTCTTGAATTTCCTACGGCTGTTGCTGTTGGACTTGCAGTTTTTATAAATCTTGCATATGTACCAGGTGGTTTATATATTGCCATTTATAGTACCTCCTTTTAAAACTATTTTTTAAATAAATTTATAATTTTGCTATAAATATTTTATTATAAAATATAAAAAATAACAGATTTTTATATATCAAATTTTTATTGTTTATATTTTAATACATTTGTATTAAAAAAATATCTCTTTAAAAAAATATATATTTTAGTCAATATTAATATTAATATTTTTGATATCAAGTAAATCAATATAGTAATTCCATTGATTCCAAACAGATAATCCTATACTTGATAAAAATACTACATTATTTTTATCCATTACAGTAGAATCACTATTATATTTTGTACTTGTTATTAATATCCCTTTCGCTTCTAATTTTCTATATAAATATATTCTTAAAGCATTAACTAAAAAATCTGAAATAAATTCGGTATGATAAGAAGATAAAGTAGCTAATTCTAATGTTAAATTAAAAGTGTATGTGCCCCCGTATAAATATCCTATTATATCTCCAAATTGATTATATTGTTCTTGTTTGAAATCTCCTATACCTAATTGTTGTATATCTCCGTTACTGCCCGAAATTACAGCTATAGGATAACTTATTAATGTATCTGGTGTAGTATCATATATTTTTAATTGTTTTATGTCATCAACGGTTATTTTATTATTTAATAAGTGTTCATAATTTTCAGCATTATGAATATATCCTCTTAAAAATTGTATAATTGTAGTTTTAGTATATAACAAAGCCGTTTGTTTCAAATTTATTCACTTCCTTTATTAATGTAATAAAAAAAGAATAGTAATTTTATTTACTATTCTTTTTTGTTTATAAAATTATTCTAATGTTATAAAAATGTATAAAATAAATTTTTTATTAAAAATATCATAAAATTAAAAGTCATTTTTATACTTACAACAAATTATTAGTTGTTTTTATAATATCACTAATTTTAAATTAATATATTTTTAATTAATTATTAAACATTAAAATTATTATCTTTTATTTGTTTTTCTGTAAGAATACTAATATGATAATGTAAAAGAGTATCAGGTGTTTCTATTTTTTTTACTCTAAATCCACATTTCTTAAATAAATTAGCTACATTTTCATATGTTGTTATTCCATAGTGTTCTACTGATTTAATAATTTGATTGTAACAATCTGCCATATCCCCTATACAATATGGTGTAAGTCTATGTAATTTGCCATTATAAAACATATCTAACAATAAATCCTTTGCTTTAAGTATTTTTTTTATTTGTGTCTTTGTTAATTTTATTTCCATTTTTATACCCTCCATAAAACATACGAGTTATAATACTCATTCTCTTTAATTTAAAATATGTAATAGTCAATATATTATATTTTAACATAAAGGATAATTATTTGCAAATAATTATCCTTACATAAAAAAAGAGTAGTAAATAAATACTACCCTCTTTTAATTATTTTTAATTAATACAATATAGTTCCATCTTTAGCGTACATCCAATCATTTGACATTAAATCCTCAATAAGTGCATCATCATCTGGATAAAACATTTTATATCCAAAATCTTCCATTTCACCACAAAAATCTTCTAAATAATCTATAAGTTTTGTTTCAAAGTCCTTTGTTTTTTTAGAAAATTCTTTAATATTACTTATTGGTGATTCTCCGTCATATGAATCTTCTATTGTATCTTTTACCATATCTTCGTCCATATATACATCAATCATATCATCTGTAAAAAAAGGACTATATCCATTATTGTGAATTGATATATCTGTTGTTCTAGGATATTGACATTCTTCAAATAATTCTTTTTCATCTTCACTAAAAGATATACCTGTAATTTTTGAAGCATCATCTATATCAATAGAACCTGTTAATCCAAAACCATCACCTTGGCTAAAAGATAAACTATATGTATATTCTAAATCACTATTGGGGAAAATACTTGATAATCTATAATCAAACTCGTCATTTACTATATCTTGAACCATTTCTGGATAATCTATTGAATAATCATTTAATGCTTTTTGTTGAGCTGCTTTAGATAATTCGTCAAATGTATATGTTTCTTCATTTGCTTTTCTATAAAGTTTCTTTCTACTTGCCATTTTTTTAAATGCTTTTTTAATAAGAGCGTCCCTATTAAAAGTATTTCTATTAAAAGCAGTTCTATTAAAAGTATTGTTACTAGTAGAAAATCTACTAGTAAATTGTTTGCCAATCCTATTTTTACTTTTTAATCTTTTTACAATTCTATTCATTTTACATTCTCCTTTTTTAATTTATATTCATTATTCATTAGAATATTATTCTAATGAATAATATTTATAATAATTTTTATAATAAATTTATGAAAAAATTTTTATTTAATATACTACATACGCTTTTCCACTCCATAGCTTATAAATGCTATTACAACGAGGGCAAATTTTAAAACCATCTTTTCTTTTTAATTGATGGTATTGACATATAGGGCATCTATCATGTTTTATATCTGCTTCTGATAATTCATTTAATTGCTCCATTGAATTTACATTATCTTCTTCAATAAAAATATCTCTATTATCGTATTCATTAATATTTTCTGATTGTCTTATTAACCGTTTCAAAAAATATTACCTCCCCATTTTTTATCTAAATTTTATCATCATTTAATATTATATATTAAAAAATATACATAATATATTTTGTTATAAAAATACAATAATCATTAAATAATTTATTTTTTAAATGTTATTTATAAATATTTTTTCTATTATATCTTTTTAAATTTTTATCTAATGCAGATGTTTTTACTCTTTTTAATCTTTTTATTTTTGCTGCTATTGGCTGCTCTTCTTGTTCTTCAAGAAATTTTTCATATGCTGAATGATTATTCTTTCTTACAAATTTTTCTCCATTCATTTCAAAATTGTTAAAATTAATATCAGTTAATGCATCTACCTCTTTATATTCTGTTTTATAATTACTATTATTATTTATATCATACATCAAAATAACAACAAAAAATTTTTTCTTATTTTCATTTTGATATGCGTAATATTCTATTGCATAATTAAAGTTTTCACTAAAACAACCTGTAAACGCATCTTTATGACTTGGAGGAAGATATAAATTAAGTGAATTAAAATCTAATCCTTTTCCCTCTAATACTGTTTTACATATCATTTCAGCATTTTTACGATCATATCCATATGTGTCTAATTCTACGGCATCAGCTTTAATTAATCTTTTCATTGTTCCTTACCTCTTTTTTTATTTTTAAAATAAAAATATTTTATAAAATTATTTGTAAAAAAATAAAAACAGAGGAATTTACCAATTCTCTGTTTTTAATATAATAAATATAGTATTTTATAATATAAATGTATTATTTAATAAACTTATACTATATATCCTTTTGTAATTGTTACTTGTTTATCAAAAGGCATTAATGATAGCAATTTTCGGATTTGATGTTTAGATAAACTTTTAAAAAAAGCATTAAGTAACATTTCATCATATAAAATTGTTTCTTTGTAACATATAAAAAATTGTTTTATTTGATAAAAATGTAATAATAATAATATATAACAAAATATCTGTTTATCATCATCTAAAGTTTGCCATACATTTGTTAATAATTTGAAATAGTATTTATTTAAAGTTGACGGATATAAGTTTTTTATCATATATTTAAATATGTTAATCCATTGTGTATTTATATGCTCACATTCAAACCAACTCAATAACCATTCTATAATAGAAATATTAAAACATTTTACTTCTATTTTTTCATTAATATGTTTTAAAAAATTAAATAAACTATCAACCCTAATATCAAAATGAAGGCACTGATTTGTATTACATTGTAATACTTTTTTTAAATCAGAAAATGATTCTATAAATATTTTAAAATTAATATTTTTTGTAACATTTAATGTTGTTGAATAATCATTTAAATTATAACCAAATCCTGATACACCCAATTTAACAATACCATAACATTTATCAAAATTTTTTATTTCCTTTTTTGTAATCTTACATAATTGATTTATTACTTCTTTTTTTTTACCCAAAGTGCTTAATGCTTCTATTATTGCATATAATAATAATAATTCATAATTATCATATTGTAGTATTTTTGAATTATAATACAAATCTTCATCATTATATCGAATATTAGGTATTCTATTAGTTCGTATAAAAGCAACTTCATTTTTAATAAAAAGATATAATGAACATATACTCATATTATTATCAATTTGTATAGCATTTAATACCTTTTGTTGAGTATTAGTATCAAGTATTTCAATCATTTGCGACATTTTAATTATCCTTTCATTTTTTAATTTAAAATTAATGATTTTTAATAAAATTTCTTATATCTCTTTTGATTTTAAAAGAAATAATATCATTTAATTCAGTATAAATTTCAAAAATCTTAATAATATCTTTAATAAAGACTTCTGTATTATTTTTCGCCATATAATAATGTTGAATTATATAATTAACCAATTTTTTATCAAAATCAGGATAATCTTTTTTTATTCCTTTTATACAATTTTCTAAACATTTATAATAAGATAATTTCTTTGCATCTTCTTTTTCAAGTAAATCATAAATGCTTAAAATTCCCTCTACACAAGCCGAATAAGCAACTTGCATTGCTTCATTTAAAATATTCAGCATATAATCATAATTCATAATATTTGTTTTCATAATAATTCACTCCTTTTATATAATTCATTTATTAATTATATTATATATTATTATTTAAACTTTGTCAATATTTTTTTTATAAAAATAAAAAAATAATTTATGCTTATATAATAAATATATTAATATTTTATAAAGGAGTTATAATAATGAAACGATTAATAAAAAAATCAAAAGAATTAATGTTTTCTAAAAATGATTTTTATGATACAATAGAAAAACCCTTAGAAAATAATATAAAACCATTAATTTCAGAATTTGCGAATAATATTATAAAAAACAATTTTAATGATGATGATACATCAACCGCTATAGAAAAAGTTATAACTAATAAATTATTAGAGTTATATCACAAATCATTCTCCAGTTTTACAAGTAATGCTGAAATGGAATTACCTTATTTATTAGATAAGTGTAAATATTTTCTTAATGTTGCTTCTAAAGAACATAATCAAGCAAAAAGAACAACAATATTAAATAAATTATTAAAAAAATATTCAAAATAAAATTAAAAAAAGAGTAATTGTAATTACTCTTTTTTATTATTTCTAATTATAAATTAAATAATTTTCTTTTTTATTTAGGACAAACCCATTTTTAACATACCACTTTTCTAATTGTTTATAGTTTAAATCACCGTATGGATTAATTTCACAAATTAATTTTAATTTTTTTTCTTTAAACACTTTTAATAATTCTTTTAATAATAATGTTCCTATTCCTTTATTTCGTAATTGTTTAGGCACGATAATTCTATTAAAATAATAAGTATCCTTACTTGTTTTTGATGTTTCAGCACAAGCAATTGAGTTTTCCATACGATAGTAAACTCCTATTGTATATTCAGTAATACTTATCTTCATTTTTACTCATATCCCTTCTATTTTAAAAATTTATAATTTTTTAGAAATAATGTTTATAACTTGATTCATTGTTGTTTCATCTGGAAAAACTGATGAAAATTCATACCTATCATTTAAAAGCAAAAAAGGCTTTTGATAAAAACCCTCTTTTGAATATTTCCCAAAGATTAAAATTTTTACTTGTAATAAGATTTTTTTTAACTTATTCATATATATTAAATCCTTTTAATAATTTTTATAAATGTTTTTAATTTAATTATGTATAATAAAATAATATAGAATTTTACAATACTTGTTTTATTATTTTATATAATTTGTTATTAACACTTCATCTGTATTATTACCTTTATTTTTTCTTTGATAATTAGAATTGTTATATGAACGTCCTAAATGATAAACATTATACTTTTTACTCCATTCTATCAATATATTATTTATTAACCCTTTATTTTCAAATACATTACTTAAAGCAAACTTTATATTAGCATTATTTAGTTTATCCAGTATATTAAATAGTTTTATATCATCTTCTTTACTCCAACCATTAAATCCTCTCTTGCCATCTTGATAAACCCCTACTCCTAACAAATAAGGGCAGTCACAATAAACAAAATCATCTTTATTTAAATTAGAAAAATCAAAATCTACAAAGTTTTTGTTTATAAATGTATAATTTCCATTATGTAATCTTTCTACAAATTTATTGAGATTATTTCTAATATTGCCATTCATTGTGCTTGCTTCTTTGCCAAAACTACTATTATATTGGTGATTATTATTAAATCTTATTTGAAAATTAAATGAATAACATATTAAAATAAATAAATCTCTAATATCTTTTTCTCTATTATATTTCTCTCTAAATATTAAAAATGATTCTGCGTTTGTAGAAGATAAATTGTTCTCTACAATAGCTTTATCAATATAGTCATTAATTATTTTTAGTTCTGTATCCTTCCAATATTTAAACAAGTCTGATAGATAATTTATAATATCATTATAAATAATGTGTTGTGCATTTACATTAATACCTACATTAAATGCTCCCCCAAATAAATCAACAAAAGTATCAATATTATCAGGAAACATAGGAATAATTTTTTTTAATAATCTGTATTTTCCACCTGCATAATTTATAGGTGATTTTATGTATTTAATTTCTTCCATTATTATCTCCTTTTCTGTTTATAAAATGTTTTTTATCAATCATATTATAATATAATTAATAAGTTTTGTCAACAACTTGTTATGATTTTTATATATTTGGATATAAAGTTTGTCTTTGTATCGTATATACAGGATCATTAGTTTCTACTTCATACATTTTTATTTCTTGATGGAAATTATATCCTGCTGCTATGTTAATATTAGTTGAATATACTCTAAACATAATACCTTGTGGGTTTATTAATAAATCCCTATCTCTTATCATTACATCACAAATAGTCCAAGCTCCTAATTCATTTTTAATTTTCAACCCTTGTGATGTTCTTTCTAAATTACTATCAGACGGTTTTTGTCTTATATATATTTGAAATATGGGATCATATCCACCTACAAATCCAGTACCATAACATATTGTACAATTAGCATTGGCAGCAGAACCTCTTTCGCTATCAAAACAACTACATTTTTCACCTTCTAATTTTCTCTTATATAAATCAAATAATTCACCTGTATTTTTTAATATCCACATATTCCTTTCATTTATTTTATGAAACCATTTATTTGTATTATCAACTCTATATATATAAGCATTACTTAATTCACTTTCAACCCAAGTATTACCATTGTAATATAATGTTGATATTTTATACCAATATGTTGTATTTAAGTTGTTATGTAATGTTTTATCCTCATATCTATTTGTTAATATTATATTGTTATTTATTTTGTAAAATATTCCATTAGATATTGTACTTCTATATATGTTGTATCCTATTTTATAATTATTGTATTGAACACTATCCCAAGTAATACTTGCATCATTTTTTAAATTAGTAAATCTTATTTTTACATTTTTCGGTGGTAACAATTTAAATCTATTAATTTGTATATCCATTTTATTCACCGTCCGTTATTAGTGTAATTGAATCATTCATTATATAATTATTTATTAATTTAGTTACAAAATCTTCATTTTCATTAAATTCAAATCCATTAATTATTTTTACATCTGTATGGCGATTTCTTAATCGTATATCATATACACCATTATCTAACATAAACATAGTATGTTTTTTAATTTTTTTATACACTATCACTTTATTATCTTTTGTAATAATTAAATCTCCATTAGTATATTTTTTTTGTTCATCTAATAAATTTAATTTTATTAATTTACTATTTGTTTTATTCATTTTATATGTTGATTTACCTATTTGTTTGTTTATTAAATCTTCGATAATCCAATAATATTCTCCTTGTATACCGTCATTTATCTGCATATTAGGCTGTATGTCTTTGTATATTCCACAATCAATTTTTATATCATATATCCCATTTTCTATAAAAGCAACATACATACCATTTTCATCTGTTTTACATTTATCTACTATAATTGAATTATTAAATTTTTCAAATGTATTATTAGTATTAAAATTTTTTATTCCATTAACACCGTCATTAACTTGTTCCATATTTTTACTTTTAATATTCTTCATAAAATATATTGTAGCATTAGGAATAGGATTATTGTTTTCTTTTAAAAAACCCTTACATACTTTAAATTCATTATTAAAATCATATGAATTTACTTGTTGTACATTAAAATATTTATATTGTACTTTATTATCTTTAACAATATCAATCATACAAGGAATTTTCTTTTTTATATGTTCATGTGTTATATCAAAACAACAATTTATTCTCATTTTTATCTACTCCTTTTTAAAGTAAAATTTAATAATTTCTTATAATTTTAATATAAATTATATAATTTTTTAAAACGTATTTTTATAAATAAAAAAAGGTAGATTTATTCTACCTTTAAATTTTATAAATAAGTTATATTATGTTTTCTTTTAAATTTCCACAATTCATATCTACATCCTATTTTTGTTTCACATAACGGAGTAACTCATTGCTATTTTATACACTCAAAAAGTCCATAAAATATAGATCAAACACCATAAACCTCTCCTATGTACCAATTATTTTTATATACTATTCTACATTTCACATTATCACTCCTTATTTTTATATGCACTACAAAACCATTTATTGTTTATAAATGTTAGACTTTTATTTTTATCATTACAGCGACAAAAAACATTATTTTTACCACTTTGAAAAAATATTGTGTTATTTGTTTTAATATAACGTGGTTCATTTGAAATATCTGCATATTTACAGCCTTGACAACTCATAATATCATTCCTTTCTTATAAGGTTTTATCTTTTTAAATATAATGTGTTTTTATAATTGTATTATATAATATAATTGTCATATTGTTAATGTTTTTATAAAAAAATAGGATATATAATTATATATCCTATTATATTATTTATATTATCTATAAACCCACTGACGAGGAGCATAACTTCTAACTCTAACAGGAGCAGGATTAGAATGTACTCCTGCCGCATTAGGTCTACACGCTTTTTTAAGTGTTTGTTTTTGAGCGGTATAAGCACTTAATAATGTAGAAGCCACACCTTGATATTTAGAGGCAATATCAATAGATAATGAAAGTCCATTATCAGAATATGAAAAAGTTTCACCAGATTGTTTTACTGATTCAGAAATAAGAGCAAATATTAACGCTCCTGTTATCATACAACCTTCCCAATTACGAGGGAAACTTTCAATGCTATATTGTGTATATGGCGGTTCACTGTTAATATCTGCAACTCCTTGTTGAATATATACAAGTAATTGTTGATCTGACCACCTTTCTCCTCTATCTTGTTCTACTAAATGATTTAATGTCAACATATTATCATCAGGATAATCTTTTAACATTGTTCTTAATGTATGTATATAATATCTTTCTCTATCTGTATAAATATGTTCTGAAAAATCATCATTGGATTCAAGAATGAAAGCCATACTAATCACTCCTTTTATGTTTAATTTTTTATATCTTTACATTTTATAAATAAAAAAACTTTCCTATAAAATATTTTATAAGAAAGTATGATACAATTAATTTTTTTTATTTTCATATATTAAAACATCTATCCTTTAAATTAGTATTATATATCTATTTTTAAATAAATTAATAAAACTTTATTTTAAGGGATATTTTATTTTTTCATTATCATATACTTTTTTAAATTTCTTATTATATTGTGATAATTGTAAACATATACTTGTAGCAAATTTATATTTTTCTTAACAATTTTCAAAAACAAGCGTAGTATCTATTTTTTTAACTTTATATTGTTTAAACATTTATATATTTCTCTTAATTCATATATAGAAAAATCTTTGTGTTGTAATTTATATATAAAATAATCTGGTATAGGAGTTCCATTAAACGCAATTAATGGTTTTGAATATTCTATATTCATATATTTATTCAAATAATATTGATAATTTATATTAATATTATATCTTAAAGCACAATAAAATAATATATCTTTAACTAAAGATATATTATTACATTTCTCAATATTATATATTTCTACTCCATTATATTTATATAATAAATCTATTATATTTTGTTTATTAATATTCCCTTTCAATAAATAATATAAACTATTAATGCTTAAATTGATATTATTATAATAAAACATTTTTTTAAAAATTTATTTATTGAATATTTAAAATACATTAAACGCTCCTTTTATATTAAGAAAACAATAATACCAACATTTTATATAACCAAAATATTTTTTGATATCTTATCCTATATGTAATAAATCAAATTTTCTTACCCACACTACATTTTCTATCTATTGAATTTTCATAAGAAGTTTCAGACCTACTAATAAAAATAGTATCTTTTTTAAAAAGCGGTTTATTTTCTTTTAAAGATGTAGAAACATATTCTTTATTTTTTTCATAAAATGAACATAAATAATAATAATTCATATTTTATTTCTCCTTTTATATTATTTTATTTTTTATAACATATACATATATCTCAATCTACTAAAACATTTCCTATACTATCAATATCTTATACAATACTTTTTATACTTGTTAGCGATGCTTGCATATTGTTTATTTATACAATTTTAACTTTAATATTAATTGAACGTTAGGTTCTTTTTTTGTTTATAGTACAAAATAAAAACGTTAAAATTATTAAATTTTTTGAGAAATATAAAATTATTTGACTTAAATATCCTCATTAAGTAACTCATAATAATCTTTTTAAAGTACATTTTTATAAAGTCCTTTACAAAATTTTTTTAACTTTATATTACCATTATTTATAATTGTATTACATAATTTTATGCAAAATGTATCTTTTGATAGATTATTTTTAAAATATAATGTATGATTATATTTTTTTATTTTATATATATTTAACTTACTAAATAATTGCCTTATATCTTCAAAAATTAATTTATCTGTTGTACAAACAAAGTCACGTATTGCCATATCATTAAATATAATCATAAGCATATTTTTAGTCACTACTTTTCGGACTTTATCCATCTGCTGACAATTAATACATTCTATATCAATATTATATTTAAGTTTATAAAAAAATAAGAAATCATACATTTCTTTAAAAATAGATTTTTCATCATACATAACATTATAAATTTCAACTCCGTCACATTCATTTAATAAATCTATTATATATTGTTTACTAATAAATTTTTTAAATTGTGCATATATTTCTCTTATACTTAAATAAATTATATTGTGTTCAGATATTAATTTATATATAAAATCAAAATAATTATCTGTTGAATTAAACAACCATATCACTCCTTCGTCTTAGTTAGTTTTTATACATTAATTCTTCTATAAAGTTTAATTTATTTTTTTCATTAGCAAATAATATTACACCATATTTTTGTTTACATTTTAATTGTTTATATATTGATTTTATAAATTCAAAATCAACATTATGTTGGATAATAAATCCTGTTATCCAATAATCATTAATAAGTATTACTTTATAAAAAGTATTATACTTAACATAATCAATATTAACATTATACTTTAAAATTAAAGGGAGTAAAACTTTCTTTATTTCTTGGAATGTTTTCTTTTTTACAAAAAAAATATTTTTTATTTCAATTCCATCATATTTCAACAACAAATAATTAATATGTTTTTTATTATAACCAAACTTAATTAAATCATTAATACTAAGTGAATGTTGTTTAAAAGTATTTGTATTCTGTGGTTCTATAAATTCGGAATTTATTAAATATACCATTTTAATTTCACCCACAATCATTTATTTTGTTGTATTATTTTATTACATTTATTTACATAATCATTACTATCCTTATAGTTTTTTAATAAAATAAAATCTAACAATGCACTTTTGTAGTCTGCATCATTAAAACGCTTACAAGCATCATTATATAAATATTCTTGTGAACTTGTAATTAAAAATAAATTACATCTCACTTCATAAATTTTACTGTCTAAATAATTATCTAAATTACTAAATATATTCCTTGCAGTATTATATTGTTTTATTTTATATAATTCTAAAGCATAATTATATTTAGCTTTTATTATATAATCATTACTATCTTTAAAACCTCTTATTTTTTCAAATTCATTTATACTTGTAACATAATTTTTTGTTTTAAAAAGATTTATACCATTATAGTATATTTTTTCTTGTTCAATTTTTATTATTTGTTCTTTGGCATCTCTAAATTCATTTATAGATTGTAATGTTTCTATTGCTTTATTATATTCTTTATTTTGTACACATTCCATAGCGTAATCATATTTTTCTCTATTATTATTTCTTTCATAAAAAACCAATATAACAATTACACAACACCAAAAAAGCATAATTGCTAATATAAAAAATAATATTTTAGGATACACAATATCCCTCCTCTTTTTAAATTTCATAATTATAATATAATATAAAATTTATTGTTTGTCAATACATTTTGTACAATAAAAAAGCAATATTATCAAATATTGCTTTTTATAATATAATTTATAATTATATATAATAATTCTTCGGTATTTATCGCTTTATCTACTAATTTTAAAATATCCTCATTATTACATATGTTTGTTACATAAGATTTTAAAAAATTAAAATTAAATAAATCATTATTTACATTTAGTTCCTTATCTACTATAATTGGAGTATAATTATCTTCTATATTGTTATTTGTTGTTTTATTATTTAATACATTATTATCTATTAATGTTTTTGCCATATTACTTGGTTTCATTGTTTTTTTTTCTAAAGAATTTTTTTTTGATTTATTATAAGATGTTAATAACGTCTGATTAAAACTTGTTTTATTAACTTTTTCTACTCGTCTATTAACTTTATTAGCCTCATTATGATGCATAGAATGCCCATTTACGTTAATTTGATTAATTGGTGTATTATTTATCATAAATTACAATCATCACCTCTAATGCCCCTTAAAACAAGTTTTAGAGCCATATTATAAATGTATACTTTAAATTATTTTTTTAATATTAAAAACACACTCCACATTATTTTTTTCTACATTTGAAGATATTTGTAACTTAATGTTATTTGTTTGAATAGTTTGTAAATATATATTAAAATTATTATCACCAGAACAATGTAACAAAATTTCATTTTCATTATTTAATGATGTAGCAATTATATTCCAAGACATAAAACCTGTATACATAACATTATCAATTAATATTTGAATAACATATGAACCATTTTCTAATTCTAATTCTATATCCTGCCATTCATTTGATAAAGACATTACTTTATTAAAACTTATTATAGTGTCATTAATGCCTTTCCAAGTTCCATCCCCACTTAAATATTTATCTTTATCTTCAATAGTTGGAGAGGGTACTAATCCCCTAATTCCATTTTTTGTGGTTGTTGCTCCTTGAAACACATTAACAATAGGCTTTAATTCATTATCATAAAAATATAAATTGCAATCATTTTTAGAAAAATAAAATTTATTATTTATGTATTGTGATAAATTTATATTGTCTAAAACTTTAATATCATTTAAACTTATTCTTTTATCTTCAATATCTAAATACATCTTACCGTCATATTCATTGATTAATATAGTGCCACAATCATTTGTTACATCATTAATTTTATTATTTTTCACACGTTTAAATTTAACTTCTTGTGACATATATTATCACCTCTTATTCAATAACTTCCCATACAATTTTTGTGTTTTCTATTGCCTTATTAACTGTTGCTTCTGTAGGAATAACTGTTGTGCTATTTCCTAATGTATCAGTAGAATTTATAGAAATATTTGATGCTTCAATAGAACTGTCACCAGAAACAACAACTAAATTACCTATTTTATCTACACCATTAATTTTAAAATCAATTTTAACTAATGATTGTCCATTTACATTTCTTGTTATGTCTACAAAAACATTGTCACTATCACCTTTTTCAAAATTAAATTCTTCAAATACATCAGAAGCAGGAATTATAATAACTTCGTCCGTATAACCATAATTGTTTGTATTATCCTTGATTGTAGGTGCAGGTTCAATTAATGGATATGATTTCTCTGTGTTTATAGTCAATAAGATACATTCAATACTACTATCATATTTACCGGCTGTTACAACTAAATCTTTTGGTAAACTATCAATTTTTGCCTGTAAATCGTCTTTGACTTTCGTTACAGCATCTTTAACTGCTTTAGATGTTGGAACTCTATGATTTTCATTTTCAATATTTTCTTCCATTATGTTTGTTACATAAGGAAAGAAAATATTATCCATACTTCCATTAATAAATCCAATTATTTGTCCTGTATATTTACCACTTTCATCAACAATAAGATATATAGTATTTGGATTATTTTCTGCTTGTGCTTCTGTTAATGTACATGCTTTTACCTCTGATGTATATAATTTATCACCTTTATATAACTTTTGTGTTTCTTTTACAAAATACAGTGTATCAGCCAGTTTTTCACTTAATGTATTAAATTTTTCCAAAGTAATGTACACAAAATTTACTAAGTTCCCTTGTGCCATAAATATTTCAACCTCCTTGTTAGAATATTTCTATTCTTCTATATTCCAATAAAAATTACTAGCTAAATTATTATTAAGCGTTTTATTATTTAAGCAAAGTTCATTATTTTTTAAATCAATTAGTGATACATTCATATTTTTAACAGTATTATTAATAGATAGTCTTGTTAATAAAGTAAAGTCATTAGTATATGAATGTATTTTTAAAATTCCATTAACAATAATATTATTAATTTTTATTTCAATAAAGGATTTTTCATTTGAATATAAAATCCTTATTTGATTTTTTATTAAACTACTTTCACAATCATAAATTTTTTGAAAAAAATTGACTTTATTATTAATAGCTATTTCAAAGTTTAAATTAAAAGATAATTCATCAGATATAAAATTTAATAAGAATGAACCTATTGCTAATTTACTACCTACGGCAAATCTTATCCATGTATTTATAGGTAAATTATTTAATTCTATTATTGTGTCACTTCCTGTGGCCAAATTCATATCCGAAGATGTAATAGAAGTGCTGCCATCAAAATATGCTTTATTTATATAAATAGGATATTCTAATCTTTTAGCCGTTTCAGCATTTACATTACTCAACCAATCAGACATTTTATTATTATTAATAGTTGCCATATAAATATATTGATTTAATCCTATAAATATAACATTAGCACTATTATTTGAAATTTTCATTAATACAATGTTTCCATTAGGAAATGGAAACGAATCATCATCAATAATTTCAGCATATAAAATACTTGGATATACCATTTCATTAAAAACAGTGAGTAAATTGGTATCTGAAAACTCGTCAAAATTATAATATATTTTTATAAATTCATATAATGTCTTATATGTTCCGTCATTAGATAAAAATTGTGTTCCGTCTTTATTTATAATTAATTTATTTATTTTTTCTCTTTCACTATCTTTTAATGAATATACAATATTACTATCTGATATTAAATAAATAAAATTATTGTTTATATCATTTGGTAATTCTGATAACAATTTTATATTAATAGATAATGAACCGTCTTTTAAAACAGAAAAATTATTATCTAATTTTAATACTGAAGCGGATAACTTATTTTTTATATGTTTATCTTCTATACTGTTGTTTAATATAATAGATTTAGGTAAACTATTAATTATCATACCAGTTACCCCCTTTATCTAATATAAATTCATATAAATTATCTATATTGTTTTTTTTAAAAAATAAATTATTAGAATTATCTATTACATCATAACTCATTATATTATAACTTGAATAAATAAATTGCATCTTATCCTTTTCTATAACAGACTTAAATGAAACATCTATTTTATTCTTATCCCAAATATTCTTTTTTAAGATAAAATAATAATCATCAATATGATTAATAATAACTATTTTGTTCTCCATAATTCTTATTGGTTCTTTTAATACTAATATCTTATATGTATTATCATAAAAAACAATATTTACAAATGTACAATTTTTTATATTAGGTAAAGTAGGCATTTTTATTTTTAATTCATTTATAGTATCTATTGAAGTTTTAGACAACCAAAGGTTTAAAATAGGATATACAATATTTTTATCTTTTACAATAGGATTATCATAATCAAGTTGAACATAAATACAATTTTTATTTGTTATATTATCTTCAATATTATCTACTATTTTTACTTCAAACATAAAATTATACCCCCTTTTTAATTTAATAGTAATACTAATTGTAGGTCAATATTAGGTGTAATATCACAAGATAATATTAATTGTCCATCTGTTTGTTCTTTTATATTAATGTTAGATTTTATTATTTCACTAATACTATTTTGATTATTGTTTAATAATTGCCCGTTAGATGTTAATGATATATTATCATCATTTATAACATATTCCTTATTATTCCAATTTTCTTTTAGTATTGTTAAACTAATGTATTTACTCAATTCATTAATTAATGGAACACCATTATTATATATTGTACCAATATCTATATCTTTAATGTGTCTTGATGTTATTACTTTATCTTGAATTTGTTCTCCCCTTATTTGCATTGTTTCACCCATAATCCATCACCCTTTATAATAAATAACATTTATTATTTTCTATTTTATATTCTTGCTTATGCCAACATTGAAATATTTTACACTTATAATCAAAAAACACTTTATCTTGATTATCATTAAATGCTTTTCGTATATAGTATTGTTCCGAATCAATTAACATTCTATTTGTTTGTAATATAGCATAAGCATATTCATAAAAATCAATTAAACTTTTAGTATACCCAATACAACAACCAGCATTAAGATAACAATATTGTCCATACTGCCCTCTATTTTTAACATTATCAATAATAATATGTGGGTACATCCATATAGTTGCATTATAAATAATTTTTTTATTATATGTTTTAAATAATTCTATTATATTATCCAAATCAGATAGTATAACTACATCATTACCATCTAAAATTAATGAATATTCTGTATCGCTCTGATATAGCGAATTTAATACATATTTAATTTTATTATATGGTTTATATATAGTATTTTTATCTTTTAAATAATTAATATACTTAATGTTATTATGATTAAGCTGATAATTTAAAGGAGCAGAATTCAAATATTTATCTGATAATATTGATATAATACTAATATTATTAGGTAATCTAAATTTTATTTTCTTTAATTCATTGATTAAATCTTTCTCTACATATTTTGTTTTACCTGGAAAATGTCCTATTAATATTTTATTGCCTGTATATGAATAATATTCCATATCAATCACCATCCATTTTTAACATAGACATTTGTTCGTTTAATTTATCTTGATATTTTTGAGGTAATATCATTTCATATTGAAATCTGTATATATCATTAATATTTTTTAATGAACATACATAATCGTTTACTTGCCTTAAATAAAATAATTGATAATATTTATTTTTTATTAATTTATTATAAATATCTAAAAAAGTATTTATATTAATATACATATATTCTGTATCTTCTGATGCTTTAAAAGGTATCATATCTTCTTTACTTAAAATACTATCTTTATATAACTTATATATTTCCATACAATTAACTTGATCTTCAATCTTATATGTAATATGTTTATCAATATTATTAATAGTATAAACAATACCATTTTCAATAAACATATTACATAATTTATTATTTTTATTTAATTGACGTATAATTGTTTCTTGTAAATTTACTTGTGGCATACATATATTATCTTTTGTTATTATATTAGTATTATCGTTAATAGAACCTAAATTTACTATATATTGTCCATTATGTTCTAAAATAAAATTATATGTTTCTTTATCAATTTCATAATAATTATCATTAGGTTTTTCATCTATAGAAAAACCTAATATTGTACCGTTCATATTATCAAAATTTATATAATACATACTTATAACTCCTTTATTATATTATAGACCTATTGCAAACCAATTTAAATAATAATTAACTTCGTCAATATTATACATTGAGTCTGTTGTTCTTGGTTGAACAACAAAATTATTAGCTGTAACACTTCTTATATAAGTATTTCCTTCTGGACTAATATTACCAGTAAATTGTTCAGAAATAAATACCATTGGAACACCAGCAAAAGCCGTTGGAAAAGCAATGGTACTACTATATGAACCACTGCCTATCAATATTTTTCCATACATTAATTTTAATATAGCATTATTAAAATTAATTTGACAATATTTTGAACCTGTTGCAGTATCATTAGCAAATGATGATATGTGGTCACTTAAATCAGGTGTTGTTAATATTTTTTGCCAATTTAACCATGATGAGCCAGAACTTGCCCTTACATATACATTTGTACTACCTTCTTTAAATGCTATTTGTTCAGTATAACTTGCATTTGATGATTCATCAGATTTTAACACTATTAAACCATTATAACTATTGCCATTAGGAGAATTAGTATCAACACTGTCCATCATATAAATACCTGGTGTATATGCATTATTATAATCATTAACAGGATTTCTTTTATATGGTGCTGCTCCTATTTCATTTAATGTCCAAGATACATTAGATGTTCCATCAAAAGTTTTTCCTGTATTGCCTATTGTTAATGCTCTTGTTGTTTGTAACTTAGTTGCACTTGTAGCATTTCCTGAAAAACCATTTGCTGTTATAGTACCTGTTGCTGTTAAATTTCCTGTTTCAAAATACATACTAATTTTATTATTTGAATTACTATCACAAATATTAAAACAATCACTTGAATTGCCTGTACGATTATGCACAAAGTTACCATATATATTTGTATTATATCCACCTGGACTTGGAGCTTTAAGATAACTAGCATTAACATTTGTTAATCCGTTTCCATTGCCATAAAAACCTATTGATGCAGTAACATCTTCAACATATAATGTACCGTTTAAATTCAATTCGCTGTTTATTTCTACTACACCATTTATAGTTAAGGCTCCTGATACAGTACCACCCGTAGTAGATAATTTTGTACTTAATCCACTATATACAGCACCGCTTGTTATTAAATCTGTACTGCCTGATGTTCCCCCTGATGTTGTACTAATATTTCTAAGATTAACACTACTTGTACCATTACCAATTAAAGCATATCCTGATGTTAATGTAGTTTTTCCTGTACCACCTTTAGAAACAGGTACGGTAGGCAATCTATCAGAATTTAATGTACCTGATGATATATTAGATGCATTATTTGTTTCATACCAATCCGACCATGTATTACCACCGTCTAAAGTTGATCTTGATAAAATTTTACTAATTGCTGTATCTGAATGACTTAATATACATAATTGATTTACATATGTACCGTCACCGCTTACAATTAAAAAACCTAAATTATATGTATCACTATTATAACCAGAAGGATATCCTGTACCATTCGACATTAAATACATTCCATTTTGTGTCATTGTATTCCAATCATAATATAAATTGTCGCCTGATATAGCAAAGTTACCCATATACTTTATAAATTCTTCAAAAGAATAAACTAAAGGCATATGTTTATTAACTTTTGTTAAACGTCCTTGTGTATCTACACTAAAATCCTCTGTAGAAAAAACTATCTTAGGAACAAAAGTATATGTGCCATTTGTTACTGTAAAATATGAAGATAGATTTTTTGTATTAACAGCAGCTTTTCCATAATAAACACTGCCTATTCCTGCAAAATCTCCATAATAATTGTTGCTACCATCTTTTACATATGTAAAAGTAACAACATCTCCCGCAGATAATGATTTTTCAAAAAATCCTCCTTTATAAAATCCACTAATGGCATTAACTATTATAGTATCTCCTACTTTTATAGTAAATTTATCATAATTACCTTCTGAATTACACATATAACTAAAATATAATGTATTTGCTTGTTTAGCTGTCCATGTCATTGTTGCTGTAGAAGAATTTATAGAAGTATTATTAGAAATCCAACAAATCCCATTTAAATATGTTCCATAATTTCCTGCACTTACACCAGAATTTTTTAATGTTGTAGACAAACTTACATTAGAAGCACCATTAAAACTAACTGAACCTGTTACATCTCCTGTTAAAGCAATTTGTCTTGCTGTTACAAGTGCATTTGCTGTAGTAGCATTTCCTCCATTAGCTGGCAAACTTGTAGGCTTATTAGTTAAATTATTGTAATTTTGTAATTCACTTGCGTGTTTTCCATCTAATGTATCAGCATCAAGCCCTGAACCTGTACCATCAACAGTTGTTAATTTTGTCAATATATCAGATGCTGTATAACTTGAAGCAGGTAATGCATTGTCGGCTTTTGTTCCTTGTATTGCTGTAGCAGCTCCAATAGATGAAGGTGTTATATTGATACTCTTTGTTGAACTTCCATCATAACTACCTTGACTTGTTCCATTAAATGATATTGTTAGTGCATTTGGATTTTTCATACTTGTTGGTCTATTAGTTAAGTTATTATAGTTCTGTAGATCATCAACACTTTTTCCATTTAGTGTATAAGCATTACCACCATCATTAATTTTTTCCCAATCTCCAGCAAGATGAATTCCTTCTTCATTATTAACAAGTCTGTTTACAAATACATCACGTATACCCCAATTATTAAAAGCTAAAAGATTTATATTATAATAAGTATCACCCATAGCAAATATAATCCAAGGATAATCAGAATAGGGCATAAAATCTTGTTTAAGAGTATATGGTACTAAATATATTCCATTTTCGTTAGTTTGTATTTCATCAATACTGTTTATTGTAATAGGTTTTCTAAAAATAAAATCATTAGCATGTTTATTGTCTACTGTATCTGCATTACCATTATCACTTACCTTTATCCAATTATTCCATGTATTATTAGAAGCTGTCCTTATATACATTTTATTTGTTCCAAATGGTATAGCTAATTGTGAACAATACCCATTTTCATAAGGAAAATTAATTATATGCCAATAATTATAAACACCATCATCTTCATTGGGAATAACACTTGTATCAGTAGTTATAGTTATATATGCTTTATCAAACGAGGGATTGTTTAAATCACTTGCTGAATGATAAACTCTATTAGTTACATATTTATCTGGTGTTTTCCCATTTAATTTATTACTATCCCAAGAATATTCAGCATAATCTACTGTAACTTTACCCTCTCCATTGATTATTAAATTAGGTTTATTATTTATATAAGAATCTGAATTAGTATCAGTTACATTCCAATCACTTTGTACATTTTTTTGAGCGTTATTAGGTGCATGAAGCAATTGACTATGTTCATAAGCAATTTTACCTCTATCTCCTCTATACGCTGTTGATGATGTTTCACCTAATATAATAGAGTCCATTATAGGAATAAATTTTGTTCCACTCCATCTATATGATTTGTTTGTATTTATATCTATATATATTTTTCCACTTTCAGGAGTAATAATATTATCATTTACATAAAAATTATTATTTTGCAAATATCCTTCAACTACATCATCTACATAAGACGGTAATTGAGAGGACAAAACTTTACCATTTTCATCTAATTCAGCTACTCCACCTTTATTACCTTTTAATTGACTATCTAAAGGTGTATATTCTAAAGCATTAATAATATTTTCTTTTGTAATTTCATTTCTAATAGTTTCACTTGATTTGTTATCTACATTTGACAATCCTACATCTTCTTTATTATGTAAATGTTCTATTTTTGCATACTTATCTTCTAATTTTATAGGGTTCATATTTTTATCATATTCATATAAATTACACGCTGAAATAGATGATATATTTTCTATCGTTGAATTATTTTTACCTATTATTTTATTTATATAAATATTGGAATTAACTTCTAAATTTTGTATTCTTAACATTTAAAATCAACACCTTATTATTAGTATTTTACTTTAAAAATAAAATATATTATGCTTTTAATAACCAATATATTTTATAAAAAGGATTACTATGACAGCAATCCTTTTTAATGTTATTTATATTATTATTTTATCACCATTTTTTTCAACTACATATGATTTACAAAATGTTTGAAATATTTTACATTCACTATCAAAAGTAATTATATCTTGTTTTTGGTTAAATCCTATTCTTATCTCATACTGTTCACTTTCAAAAGGATTTAATAAATTTAATGAACATACATATTTATAAAATTCTTTTAAATCTTGTGTATAACCAATACAACAACCTGCATTTAAATATTTAAATTCTCCTAATTGCTCTCGATTTTCTACTTCGTCTAATATTATATCAGGAAAATTATTTTTAGAAGCATTATATACTATTCTTTTATTAAATGTTTTAAATACATTAATAATATTAGATAAATCTTTATTAATAGCTACGTCTTTTGAATCAAGAAGTAATGCGTATATAGTTGTACACTCATTTAATGCCTTTTGAATATACTCTAATTTTATTTTCATTTTCCATTGTTGAATGTTTTCATTTTTTAATGGATTAATATAATTGATATTATTATTTTGTAGTTGTTTAAATAGTCCTGGTTCTTCTAATAGATTACTTTTTAACGAAATAATTGTTAAATCATCTGGTATTGTAATATTATTAGTTTTAATCATTTCAGTATAAATATTATTGTATTTATTAAAAGAATGTCCTTGAAAATGTCCTATAAAAAATTCTTCACTATTATGATTTAAATATTTCATACATTAAAATCTCCTTTCCTATTTTTTAAAATATTTTATAATTTCTTCTTTCTCTTTATCATTTAGTTTAACATAACTTTTTAAAATAACATCTAATTGTTCTCCACGAGATAATTTATTTTCTATCGCCTTTATAAGAATTTTCATTTTAGCTGTCATATTAATTAGCACCTCCAATTAAATCTGCTAATACTTCTGCTGTGGCATTAACCAATTCAGTTTGTTCTTTTTGTTGTATTTCTGTATAAGTTAATTGTCCTAATGTAATATTAATTACATCTTTATATTCTGCTTTATTTGTATCAGTTTCTTTCTTAATAATCATTTTATTTTTAGATATTTCAATAATAATAGAATAATTATTATGTATAAATTCATTTGTAATTGTATTGTCTTCTTTAACAATTTCTTCTATAATCTTAATAGATTTTGTATTGTTTTCATTACTGAAAATTTTGTTTAATTCATCAATAGAATTATTTTCAGCACTCAATACAATTTTAATATATTGTCTTTCTTTGTTTTGATATACTTGCGTTCCACCATATATAGATGTAACCTCTAACTCTTGATTGTTATTTAATATTATTTTTTTCATTTTTTACCTCCTAAATACATTTAAAAATGGTAATACCATTAACTCCTATACTTATATCACTTAAATATGAATTACTATTTGTATCCCCTGGATCTTCTACAAAAACATAAAAATTCAAATATTTATCAACATTAGATGCGTCTAATTTAAAATTAACATCTTGTAAACACACTGATTCAGAAGTACCCAAAGAACCTGTCTTATTACATATAATATTTCCTGTATCATATGTACCCGTAAATAAACAAACACTTACAGCAGAAGCACCTCCTCCATCATCATTATGAATTAAACCAAAATTTGCAGTAAAACTTATTGTATCATTTGACTGTAATTTAAAATTACTTTCAACAATTACATCTGCACTACTACTAGGTGCATATATATCACAATAATCTTTCAATATACTATGATTGCTTGTTATATCTTCCATATTTGGTTGTGTTATTTTCCATGTGATATTACTATAATCTCTATTATTAATAGAAAATACTTTTTTTATAGTTCCATCCATAGAGTGATATACAGATTTTATATTATGTTTTATACCATTTATACTTTCATAAATATTTTTTACTTTTCTTTTTGTTCCATTTATATTTTCAAAAATAGGCATTATTATTTCCTCCTATTCTGTTACTAAACAGATTGTTCCTGTTGTCATATTTGTTGGTTCTATTGAACTAGTTATTATACCAATATCACCTAATGTTATATTTGATGTTCCATCAAAAGAAGCATTACCTATTTTTCTTGATGTAGCTAATTTTGTTGCTGCTGTTGCTGTCGCCGTTTTTCCTAAATATTTATTTGCAAGAGTAGTACCATCTTCATTAAATGTTGTAGCATACATTGTACCATTCATTGTATAAACACTACTATTACTATATGTTTGTACCCCTGTTGAGTTTTGTGTTGTTGCTCCTACTAAAAATAATTTATTTGTACTATTACTTGAACCTGTTGTATTTTTTGTATCTGTTCCTCCACTACTTGAAGATAAATTGTTTAACTTAACTTTATCAGCAGCACTCATTAGTCCGTCTTTTGTTGTAGTAGCTACATCTGCATACGCTATCTGTTTCCAATCTTGAATAACCACATTATTGCTTGTATCAAAAATTCGTAAAGACATTGTTTTTGTATATGGAGAAATAGCCAAACAATATTTATGACTAGAACTAAAAGCTACTATACCTGCAAAATATTTATTTGACGAGCCATCAGGGCCATTATTAACAGTATACATTGAATAAAAACCAGCACATCCAGGATTATCAACCGAATTAATTTCCACTCTATTAGCTGCCGCACCAACTGTTGTACAATTTATTGGAATGATTTTATTATCGTTTCCATCAAAAGTATAACTTAAACTACTTATTCCCATTTCAAATGTTAAAGAATGATGTAATTGTTTTGCAAATTTGGCTTCATCAGAATATGCTACAGATACAGGCATACCTTCATTTATATTTGATTGTAATTTAATATAATTAGTTTGACGATAAGCAACTATACCGCCTACACATTCATCTTTTGCTGTTGTAGTATTATATTGATACACGTTTAATGTTCTTACTCCTCCATTAAAGCATGGAGCTGTTATTGTTCCAGATACGTCAATATTACCAGAACCTATATTTATAAAATTATCATCTGGATGTAAGTTCATACCTGTATAAGTTTCTTTCATTTTTATTCCTGATTTTGATATAGAAACATAATAATTATAATCATGAACATCTTCATTGTTATTATCATTACAATGAAGATCTATTGTATTACCTGATATTGTTGTTGACTGTTCAATGCTACTTTCACCATATGAATCGCCTATAGATTCACTTATAACCATTTTATCATTAGATATTGTTAAATCTCTATAACAATAACTACTATCTTCATAATCTCGTTCATGACGTAAAACGATATTATATTTTGTTATATTTACTTTACCAATATTTCTATCTCCTGTATTTTCATCCGCATATTCTTGCTGCCAATCATAATTTAACCCATCTTCATTGATTGAATATGTTCTATATACTTGCATATGTTTATCGTTATCATATATACTATCTGAATATGAAGATTTAGCTGCACCAATGTTAGTAGGAGTTATATTTATAGTTTTTGATGTACTACCATCATAACTACCTTGACTTGTACCATTGGTTTGTATAGTTAAACTATATGGATTTTTCATACTTGTAGGCTTATTTATAAGACTGTTATAATCATGAGTATGTTGTAACTTTGTTGACAAATCAAACTCTTTACTACTTGTATTATTTACAATCCACTCATCTGTTCCTGAATAGAGTGGATGTTTCTTTTTTACGTCAACATTTTTATAATAAAGCATATTATCCTTAATGAACAAATAGTGAATAGTATATATACTTATATCACAATCTGGTAGTTTCTCTCCATCTTGATTATCAATACAATAAATATCGACTATATAACCATCTTTTGTTTTAATCAGTCCGACTGTTGTATATTTGTAAATTTCATTTAAATAATAATTACAAGACGGTGTATTTAAATAGTCATTAAGTGAATAAAGTATTGAGAATGAAATTGGAAGCCCCTGTATATCCTCTTGATAATGTGTATGTTTAACTTTAGCTGCATTAATATTTGACGGAGTTATATTTATACTTTTTGTTGAACTACCGTCATAAGAACATTGTAAAGTGCCATTAAATGATATTGTTAGTGCATTTGGATTTTTCATACTTGTTGGTTTATTAGTTAAATTATTATAGTTTTGTAAATCAGATGCATGTTTTCCATCTACTGTATCAGCGTTATCTGCATAACTAACAGCTACACCATAATTTGATTCTGATGTGGTAGGTGTTAATCTAACATATTGTTCTTGATAATAAGCTACTATATTACCCATTAAAAAATCTGTATTAGAAATTGGATCAAAATTATATACATTTAAAGTTTTTGCATTAATATTAGTAATTTCTTCTCCATTACCTTTTAAATACTCACCTGCAATTGTTCCAAATCCCAATATATTAGGAATACTATGTTCATCCCCTTCCACAATACCTCTTATTCCTGATGGAGATATTTCTACTCCTTGTGAATATATGTCTCCATAATCACACATTCCTTGTTTTATATATATTGTATCATAACTTATTTTATTTTCACTTATAGCTACAATACTGTTATTTTCGTCATAATCTTTTGCAGAACCATCACTATTATATTTATAACTAAGTTTAATCTCTGCTGGTATTATATATGTATTTAAGAGGGTGCTTTCATTGTTCCTATCTTCTAAGCTTTCAACATTAATAAAATTATAAACATCTAATTTGTCTGTTGGTTTATCTATTATATTTTGTATTTCATCAATTTTCTTATTTAATGTATATAAAGATATTTCTTGCATTATTTTTCACTCCTTTCACACTCTACACATTCTAATATAATTATATCATTCGTTTTTAATTCGGTATTTATTTGTACATATTTAATCATATCTTGCTCAATTATATATTCATAATTACTATCTTGTAATATCCCGTTTATATATATATTTATAAAATTATCATTTTGCACTTTCATATTAATTTCAAATAAACTACTATCATTATAACAATAAATAAATTTATTAATGTTATTATAGATTTTATACGTTTCCATATTATTTATATAATCTATACAAATAATATCTAAATTTTTCAATACACTTTTATCAAAAATAATTTTATCATTTATAAATTCATAATGATTATCTTCCTTTAATAAAAGACCGTTTAAATACACATTTAACTCTATTACATTACCTATATAAAATATGTTATATTCATTTAAAGAAGTATCTATTGTTTTTATTATTCGCTTAAAATAATTCAATATTTATACCTCCTTTATTTTTTGTCCAATAGAATCACCATTTATTTCTATATCCTTAATTATAGTTTTAAATGACGGATGATAAAATTCAACTTTATATTTTCCTATGTCTAAGTTAAATTCAAATTTTCCTGTTAAATCTGTATAACTTTGGTATTGTATTTGATTATTGTGTAATATATTAACTTGAACATCACAAATAGGTTTATTATTTTTATCATATATATAATCTATAAATTTATACAATCCTTTTCCATTGGGATAAAATATGCTATTTTCAGAAGATATATTTTTTGAAATATTTTCAAAATAAAATTCTCCATTATTTCTAACTTTTAATCTAAATATTTTATTGTATTCTTTCCCGCTCATTATACCAAAAACTTTTAATAAATATAAACCTTCATCTAAATATGCTACCCATTTACCATTACTATCGGTTTTTGTATCTATTAATAAATTATTCAAATCATTAACATTATATATATTTATATTTAACTTTTCTATTGGCTGCCCATCTTTTGTTATATATTGATTGGTTATTTCATATATACCATTGCCCAATATATCATTAGTTACTTCTTCCATAATGACATTACTAAATTCAATATTTTGTAATACATCATTTATTTTAGCTATTACTTCTTGGGTTTTATATCCTTTTCTTTTAAATATAAATTTATAATCACCTGAATGTAAATAACACTCCCATTGACCTATAAAATTATTAACAATATAATAATTAGTATTGTCAAATTCATTTATAATTTGTATTTCAACATCTGTTAATTCTTTATGATTTTTACTATCATATATATAACCAAAAATTCTAATAGGATTATCATTATATGAATTATTTATTACATAAAAAGTTTCATATATTTTATGTTCTTTACCATTAACAAAACCATTATATATTATTTGATATTGTCCAAAATCTAAATTTAAAGGCAAAGTAAAATTATAATAATATTCAATAAAATTAATAGTTTGCATTTTTACATTTAAAATTTCAATTGTTTTACCATTCTTTATAAAAAAAATTTGTACTGTAGGTTCATTAATAAATGACATATTATTTATATCATTTTCAAATTTAGCAAATAAAAATATTTGTTCCCCAACATTATATAAACTCATATACATTACTCCTTTTATTTATAAAATAAAAAAAGAGCAATTTTTTAATATTGCTCTTTTTATTTTTATGTATGATAAATTATCTCATTTTTGAAAGAATAGGATTAGGTCTTTTTGCCTTTGCAGTTCTTTTAGAAGAACCTGAAAATCTTGAATTTCTTGCTGCCTTTGTTACTCTTGCTTTGCTTTTCCTTTTTGCAAACTGACATTCAACTCCGCCATCTGAAAGAGCTTCCTCTACTTCTGTTTTAACTTCCTCGTCATCATCAATAACAACTGTTTCATCAATATATTCTTCTGTATCAGCAAGAAGATCCTCGAATTCTTCAACGGTAGCATCAACAATGGCATTTAATGCATCTTCAAGTTCTTCCTCTGTTACTTCAACATTAGCTGTCTTTTTAAGTTGATTTCTTGAAAGTGTATAGTTAAATTTTACACTAATTCCTTCTTTTTTAAGTTTTCTTTCAAGTCTACTTAAAGCTGCTTTTACTTTTCTTGCGGGGAAATATTCTTTTACAGCTTCTTCAGCATCTTCTACAATTTCTTCTGCATTTTCTTCAAATGCCTTACAAATTTGTTTTGCAACAATTGATTTCTTAGCAACTTTAGTTCTCATAGTTGGATTTTTTACAAAATTTCTTCTCATTTCAAAATCTCTCCTTAATTTTTATTTTTAAAATAAACTTTTCTAATATTTTTATAACAATTATTTTCTTAATTTATTAAAAATTCTATTTGAACATACTTTAAATTCATCTGCTAATTGTTTTACATCTTCACAATCAACATCATCTTCATTATCATCAAAATCATATGTTTCTAAATCAATTACGTCATCCTCATCATTAACATCAACAATTTGATCGTCAACAATTTCAAATCTTTTATCTTCTGTATTATCATCTGCATTATCTTTTGATTTAGTATAATCTTCAACCATTCTTTTAATAATTCTATTTGGTCGGGTAGCACCAGATGTACCATCAATAGCATTTTCAGCATCAATTTTTTTAGCTGTATCATCTGCTTCTTCATTAAATTTTGCTACCTCTGCATCCCTTGGTGTTTCGTCTTGAATTTTTGGATCAACATAAGCATATTCTTGTCCTTTATTTTTATGTTGAGTATATACAGGAGAACAACCCATAGCTACTTCAATAGGGTTTGCATCTTCAATACCTGCACATTTTTGTAATAAAATACCTGTACCTTTTTCATCCTTAAAGTTACTATCAATAACTTTATATTCTTCATCTTCATATTCTACAATATCATCATCATTAGCATTAGGAAAATTGCTCTTGTCTACAATAAATTTTTGAGCTGTCTTTTTCATTGACTTAGTTGAACGTTTATCAAAACTTTGAGCAAAATTGTCTAACCAAGTACACATTTTCATTTATATAACCTCCTTATTATTCTTTTTAGGTCTACCTCGTTTTACTTTTTTCTCTTCATTGTTATTAATAAATTTATTCATATTATTTATTTCTTTTTCTTGTTCCTTAATATTTTCCTCTGTTTTTACAACACTTTCATTTACTTTTTCTTCTGTAATATTTTTATTTAATTCTATAACAGATTTATTTATTTCTTCTACATTATTTATAGTTTCAAGTGTATTATTTCCAATAACTTCTATTTTTTCAACAGAAATTTTTTCATCAATATCCTTTTCGCTTAAATTGTCTAAATTATTATCCTTTGTTTCATCTTGTATGTCTGAACCCATTTCTTTGACCTTATTTGTTATTTCTTCAGAAATTTGTTCTGACATTAACTCAACTGTTTTTATTTCTTTATCTTCGCTTGGAGAAACAGAAAACATTTTGTTTTGTTCTTTAACTACAATTTCTGTTTTAGGTTTTAATTTATATTTTACATTATCTGTTTCTATAATTAAATTCTTAATATTTTTTCTAATATCTTTTGAGGAAAAATATTGTTTATCAGATAAGTAAATCCATCTATGATTAACCTTAATATTTAAATCTTTTATTGTATATTCATTGTTGCCTTTTGATTTTATTCTAAACAAAAAAATAACCTCCTTTATATTTTTTATAATAACATAACTTTATAAATATATAACAAAACATCATAATCTTTTATCTATATATGAATCTAAATTATACTCATAAACAGGAATCTTTTTTTCTATGGCTAACTGTTTTTCTTTTATTGATTGTTTTCCCCCACCAATTTTATATAAAACGTCAATGTAATCTATAAAAAATTGTGATTCATCTCCCCAATTATCACCAATAACATATATAATATCACAAGGATATAAATCACAATTATATCCTTGTTTACACATTATACCAATTTTTTTATTATTTTTAAAACTATTATATACTAATTTAGGTATTCCATACATAGTTGCACCACTAACTATTTCGTCATTTTCATTTATATTATTTTTAATATGTTTAATAATATTATTTGCTTTAGTTATATCAAATTTAGTTTCACTATATCCGATAAACCCAATTTTCATAAAAAAACCTCTTTTATTTTTAATAATAAACAAAAGAGGTTTTTTTATTTTAATAATGTTGATAATAATTAACTTGTTGTATACTTTCTAACTTGTTTAATATATTATTAGTATTATATTGTAATTCATTAATATTAGCTTTCATTTCTTCCCTATCAAGTTGCCCATTAGAAATAGCAATAGATAAATCATTTAATTTTAAATTAATTTGTTTTATTGAGTTTTCAAAATTCAATAAAGTATTATTTAATATCTTTAATGTATCATTAATTTGATTGATAACTAATATGTTATCCATTTACTTCCTCTTGATTTTCGGATGCTATTTCTTGTTTATTATTTTGAGCAGACATTTTTAATGGAGTACGGTGAATAATATTTTTTAATAAATTTAATTGAATAACTGGATCATCTGACATTTGATCAATCATTAATCTTTCTTTAGTACCATTAACCTCAAATTCGCCCACCATCATTATAATACCATCATTAGGTATAAAATCTTTTTCTTCTCCATTTTCCATATCAATAACAATTTTTTTTATTTTCATATAAATTTTCCTTTCTATATTTTTTAATTTATATTTATTATATATAATAAATATATAAATTTATCAACAAAAATTTAAAAAATTTTAAAAAAATATAAAATGATTTCTTAAAAAGAAATCATTTTTACATGTTGTTTAATATCCATTTTAAACATTGATTAAGTTGAATTTGTGATACATATGAATTTTTTAATTTATAACTTGAATGTTCTGTTTCCCTCTCGTTTAAATAACAATTATAAATATCTCCTATTTGTATTATACTAAATTTTTTATTACCTTTATCAAAATATGTTCCCATTACATCTTTAGTAATAGTAAACCCCTTACTCTTTATTAATTGCAAATTATTTTTTTCTTCTATATTCATAACTTCATACCTCATACTTATTATTTGATTTTATATATAATTAATATTCATATTGTAAATTATTATTTATAACGGCTTTAATAAATGGAGTAATTATTTGATTAGGAAATAATAAATTAGAATTAGAACGTATATTAATGGTAGATTCATCATGTGTTAAACCTTGCATTCTTAATTTATCATAATAATCACTTATTTTTACTATATATGATAATAATTTTATTTGTTCTTTCTTTAATCCTAACGGATAACCTTTACCGTCAAATCTTTCTTCTATTTGTAAAATTACTTTTGGTACTTCTCCTACCTCATTGTTTAAAGAATTAATAATTGCAGAAGATAAAGTAGAATAGTGTTCTAAGTTAATATCAATATTAAACTTAGATATATCGTGTAATAACCCAGAAACATATACAACTTCTAATTCCCTTGAAGATAATTGTAATTCCTTTCCTGTAGCATAACATAACAAAGAAACTCTTTCTATATGCTCATATAATTGTTTGTTTTTATTTTCGCAGGATAACAATATATCATTAAAATCAAGTAAATTCACATTTCCCACCTCACTTACGTTTTTTATTTATATAATAAATATTATATCTAAAATTATGTTACTTTATATATTGTTATATTTTGTCAAATTTATTTTATACAAAAATCATATAAAATAATTAAAATAAAAACAAATATATGACAATAAAAACTTAAAAAGTTTCTTTTATGTTATTATAAAAAACTTTTAAATTTTTTTATAATATTTTTATGCTCTTTAATTTTATTGTTTAATTTATTTTTACAATCTTCATAATCAGACAGATGTTCAAAAAAAACAGCTATGTGATATAATTCAACATATTTCTGTTTATATAAGTCCAAAAAAACATTTAATATCATTTTATATATTGTTGGTTCATTATTATATAAAAGAAATGAATTAAATATATTATTATCATTATCAATAAGTATAGTATTATTAATAATAACAGTAACATTATTAGCATTATTAATAAAATAAATTTGTATTTTACCGCTAACCAACAAATAAAGTAATCGTTGTTTTATAATATTCTTTATTTCATTGTCATTTTTTCTTAATTTAACACTAAACGTTATTACTCCATCTCCTTTTTCAATAAATTCTTTAAATTCATCTAATGTCATATTATATTTTTTTATTAAATATCGTTCATCAAGGCTACATAAATATAAAATCATTTTTACATTTCATTCCTTATTAAATTTTTATTAATATTAAACAAAAATATATTATTTTCTTCTTTTTTATGTATTAAAAATACAATCAAAATTAAATATACCACTATATATATTATTTTTTAAAAATATCCAATATAATTCAATAAACTTCTCCATTATAAACAATGGAGAAGTAATCTATAAAACATAAATATTAATTTTAAAAATATATTATAATTTTTATCAATAAAAATAATAGGCATTTTTCTTAAAAAGATTTATTATAATCTTTTAATATATTATCAGCAACGTATATACCTGATGCAGAAGCATAACTTAAACTACGTGTCCAACCACTACCGTCACCAATACAATATAGTCCTTTTATAGATGTTTCTAAATTATTATCTAACATTACCTTTGCCGAATAAAATTTAGTTTCTACTCCATATAATAAAGTATCATCATTTATTATACCAGAAATTACATTATTCATTTGATACATTGTATAAATAATGTTATCTAAATATCGTTTAGGTAATACTAAAGATAAATCACCAGGAGTAGCATTTAATGTTGGTTTTACTGTATTTTCTCTTAATCGTTTTTCATTTGTTCTTCTATGTCTAATTAAATCTCCAAAACGTTGTACAATTATTCCATTACTTAACATATTGCTTAATGATGCTATTGCTTTACCATATTTGAATGGTTCATTAAATGGTTCTGTAAATATATTACTAACTAATAAAGCAAAGTTTGTATTGTCACTTTGTAATTCAGAATCATGAAACGAGTGTCCATTAACGGTTACAATACCATCAACATTTTCAGTTACTACATAACCATTTGGATTCATACAAAATGTTCTAACAATATCTTCATATTGTTTTGTTTTACATTTTATTTTTAATTCATATACTTTATCTGTAATATCTTTTAAAATTAATGATGGAATTTCAACACGCACACCAATATCTATTTGATTATTAGTAACCTTAATATTTAAATTGTTACATTGTTGTTTTAACCACTCTGCACCACTTCTACCTGGAGCAACAATTAATTTATCTGTATAAAATATATTATTAGTAGTATAAACAATAAATTTATTATTTATAGCATTTTTATCAACCATAAATTCATTAACATTTGTATTAAAAAATATATCTACACATTTACTCAAATATTCATATAAATATTGTCCTATAATTAAATTATAATCAGTTCCTAAATGTCTACAATATCCTTCTAATAAATATAAATCATTTTGTAAAAATTTATTTTTTAAATCAAAATTATATGAACTATATAATTTAACTAAATCATCTACTAAATAAGGGTAACAATCAATTTTCTTCTTTAATATTTCCATATTAATATTATCTACTTTATAAATTAAATTTATTAAATCAATATCATTTATATGTTCATTTAACCATCCTCCATATTCAGTAGATATATTAAATTTACCATCTGAAAATGCTCCTGCCCCCATAAAACCATTCATTATAGAACAATTATTACAATTAATACATTGTTGTACTTTTTTACTTATAATAGGACATTCTCTATTTGCTAATGGCTCTCCTTTTTCTAAAATAGCAATTTTTAAATTATTAGAATTTTTAATTAATTCATATGCAGCAAATATACCCGCAGGGCCTGCACCGATTATGATAATATCATATTTATATTTATTCATAAATTAACATTCTCCTTTTGTATATAATTATTAAATTCTTGTATATTAAAATTATTTTTATCAAAAATAATTCTTTTTATGAATGATTTACTAAATAAGTTAATATTATTATAAATATAATAATAAAAAGAACTATCTAAAACATATGTTACACTACTATCATTTTTATGTCTAGTACTTCGTCCACACATTTGAATAAAAGTTTTAAGCATTTCTGTTACATACCATTGTTTATTTACTTTTGATTTTTTATTAACCCGCCTGTCTCCTAATGATAAAAATGGTAATTTTACAATAATTTGAAACCTACTTAAATCATCTTTCAAATCAACTCCTGTATATAAAGACGGTGATATAAGTACTGTATCTTTATTTGATCGTAAATGATATTTTAATAATTGTTCATTATTTATGTTATCATTTACATATATCAACCTTGAATCATTTAATGAATCTATTATTTGTTTTGTTATTTTATAATTATTTGTATGAATAATACCTTTTTCACCTTTATGATTATTTAAAATCTCTTTTATACTTTTTATTATTGTCGGAATACTCTGCTCTATATGATTATAATTCATATTTCCACTTGGATAATTTACAATAGGAGATCTTCTATAATCAAAAGTCGAAGGCACTTTTATTTTTAATGTTTTATTGGGGTCTATTCCTAAATCATTAATAAATCCATCCATATCAACAATAGTTGCAGATAAAAATACACATTTTTTAGTAAACCTATCAATTTTATTTAAAAAATATTTTTCAATATTAATTGGTTGTAAATATAAAGTGTCCTCTAACGGCTCAATAACCCAATTATCTATATCTTTATTAAAAAATAAATTATATATTTTATCTTTTAATTTTTTTAATTGTTCTATGTCATTTGAAACATTTTGTAGTTTTAATACTTCTTCTAAATCCTTTTTTATTGTATTAGAATTATAGATGATTTTCGAATATATGTTTATTTTTTTCTTCAATACTCTAAGTATACTTGTTAAAAATTTTTCATTGTTTTTAAATCCTTCTTTCAATGGAGCCGTTATAGTAATTAAATCAGAAAATTCAATATCTTTAAATAAATCATATTTTTCATTTAATTTATTAGGATTAATAGTAAAACCTATTTCAGATATTAAGTTGTTTTCTAATAAATGACATTCATCTAAAATAATCAAATCAAAAAATCTATTTATTTTATTTGCATTTGTAAGATTATTAGTCTTAGCATTATTACTATGTGAACTAAAATTAGACAAAAAAAATGAATAAGAGGTAACAAAACTTTTAATAAATTTTAATTGTTCTTTTTTATTGTAATATATACATTCTTTATTCCGAATACAATTAAATTTTATTCGTTCATCAAAATTACAAGGCCCCTTATCACACATTAAGTTATTATCTACCATACATCTATAATTATTTTTCCCTTTTATTGAAAATAGATTTTGAAACTCTTGCTCATATTGGTTTTGTAAATATTTTGTACTTGTTAATAATACACTTCCCTTATTAACAAAATCCATTAATGTTTTCGCTATGGCTGATTTTCCTGTTCCTGTTGGAGCTTCAATGACAAAATAATCATATTTATCAAAATTATTATATATTTTTTTTAATATATATTTTTGTTCTTTTCTAATTGTTTTATAGGGAAAATTCTCCAACAATTCATTTATTGTTTTTTTCATATGTCCACGTCCAATCATATTTATTATTTATATTATAGCAATTAAACATATATATTGTCAAGAATAAATAATATATTAATATTACATATTTATAAAATATTAATTATATATATTTCACAACAAAAAAAGGATTTTCAAAATCCTTTTTTTAGTAGTGAAATTAATTTAATTGCCATATTTATAACATTAAAAAACGTTTATTAAAAAATACTTACTAATACCCGTTCAATAAACAATAAATTACAAATTATTTTCCTTAGTAAGCAATTCTTGTTCAAATATTTTTTCTAAACTTATGTGAATATATGCTTGTTTAATTGTTTTTACGTCATGTGAAATAGATTTAAAAATTCTTATAATATTTATTAATAAATCAACAAAACATTTATATAAATTATCATAATTTATTACCATACTACAATCATTAATTAATTTCCATTTTATTTGATGACGTATTTCGCTACAACTATTTAGAATTTTGCTTAACAATATTAACATATTTATATTATTAATGTTTATTTCATGAACAATATTTTCTTTATTTTTTTCCACTTTATTTGAATCATCAAAAATATGGTTTATATCTATATTTTCTACTGTAAATAAATCTTTTTTATTGTTGTTTATTGTATTAACTATTTCATCATTTGTATAAATACATTCTTTTGTTTTTATAGTGTCATAAATAAATTTAAATAAATCATATACCCCTTTAATATTATCATCATATGTTAAAATATATTTCTTTTCAAGATTATCATTTTTAGCTTTCCCTATGATAAACATATTAACAGAATAACTCAACATATCTATCATAGTATGTAAAAATTGCGGTGAGCCTAAATCATTAAATTGATCATATTTTAAATATGAAATAGCTTTATAAACATTTTCTTCGACATATATAATATATCTATCTATAAAATAATTTATATCTTTTTCTTGTAAATTATTTATTTTAAAATGTTGCTCCATAATTTTACTTTGTATTCCAAACATTATAGATAACAAATCATCTTCTGTACTCAAATTTATTTCTTTTAGCTTATCAGATATTGTTTGTGTATTATTTGCTTTTTTATAAGCCATATATCTTATACATTTATCACATTTATCTTTATTACAATTTGCATTTTGATATGGACAATCTACTCTTATTATATTTTTTATCATATTTTTTACCATATTTTTATTCCCCTTCTATTATAAAATTAATTAATTTTATTGGAACGCTATTTACTTCCAATTTTATTGTTTTACTTAACATTTTATATTTTATAATTTCATTATTATAAGGCATATTCCTATATATATTTTCATTATAATTAATGAGTAAATTCAAATTAACATTTTTATCAATTAGTATATATAATAATACTTTTTTATTATAAAAAATTGATATTTTATTTTTTAGAAAAAAATATTTACAGTTATATTTAGAAGATAAATAGTTTAATATTGTTTTTATTAAACGTTTTTTATCTATTGATAAAAAGTATGTATCTAAACTACGTTCATTATTAAATTCATTTTTTAATTGAATATTTTTTTCCATATCACGAGGGACATATTCTTCTTTTATTATTTCAAAACATTTTTTGTTTTGTTTGGCATTTACTTTAAAAATTTTTATATTATCAATATTTACATAATTCAAATTTTGTATTATTTGCTCGTCAAAATCTGGAACTACAATATAAACTAAAGGGTTACAATCTACATCACACATAGAAACATTTATATTGTTTTTATTTAAAAATTGTTCCACAATATCTTCTATATTTGATTTTTTTAATAAATCATAATATGTAATTACTTGACCTATTACTTTTGATTTTGTATAAATATTTTTTAATTCTAAAATGACAATTCTTTTTAAATTTTTATCATATGCTAAAATATCAATAAAAAATTTATTATTAATATTCAATTGTTCTTTAATTATAATTAGATTACCTAAAATGTATAAATTATTTCTTATAAATGTTTGATAAAAATGAACTTCATCATTAAATTTAAAATACATTGTACGTTATATAGTCTTTCTCCTTTCAAATTATATTTTTAGAATCTATATTTTCATTTATATTATATACAATAACTTAAATTATTTCAACCAAAAAAGAGAACTTTAAAAAGTTCTCTTTTTTAATATATATTAAATTATTTAATATTCTCTTATTAAGGAGTTTCTGTATCGTCAGGTTCAGTGCCTGTATCTGCTGCACTAAAAGCATTTCTCTTAACATTAATTTTTGCTACAGCCATTGAGTTTACAACTGCTGCTCCGATTTCTTCATATATAACCCAACCAAGTCTAAGATTTTCTGGTTTATCAGCAGGAATAACTTGAATGTCTTGTCTAATTGGCATTACACCTACAAATTCAGGATCAGCTAATACATAAACTGTATCCATTGGACATTTCTTTGATACTAAAATATCTGCTGTCCAAATATGACCGAATAAACCAGTTTGAAGAACTTCATGTTGTGTTACAGGATCAAAATCATCTCTGCCCCATCCTCTGATGTCGGCAAATGAAGTAGCATTCATTACAATTTTAGTAACAACTAAATCATTCTTTTCAATTTCTCTAAATGCTCTTGTTAAATCTTCTCTACCAAGCTTGTCCCCTTCTGTTTCAATAACATTATTGGCTTCTGCTGTAGCATCAAGAAGATCAAATACTGTTTCATCTTCAATAGCCATAATATCAGATTTTGCTCTTTGCTGTGCTCTATCAATTACATTAAATCTTCTTTCTTTCACTTGTGAAAATCTAATTTGTGGATATGCAACAATTTCAAATGTAGGTACTTGAATTCTATCACCCTCAACGATTTGATCCGGAGCAGAACCTCTTTTTGGAATTACAAATGCTTTTACATCTACATCTTTATCATAAACAGGTAAAGCACCTTGTGGTAATGGATCTACTACCAAAAGTTTACGAGCAATACCTTGATAGTCAAGAGATTGTCTAATTGGATTTGCCATTGCACTTGCTAAAGCTGCTCTTCCTTCGTCAGTTTCAAGTGCTTTCGCAATTAAATATTCTTTTTGTTCATTACTCATACTCATAATCTACTTTACCTCCCCTTTACATTTTTAATGAGATACCAACAAACAAACCGCCGTTTGCTTCTGTACCTGCATTTTCATACATATTACCTGTTGTAAATACAACTGGTGCCGTTGTAGCAATCGCAATGACATTGCTATCACCTTTAATAAGTTTGCCTCCGCCATCACAAGTAAGGCTATCACCTGCTTTAATTTCAGTAGCACCTTCACCCATACGAGCAACAGAAATGTAATATTCTCCACCCCTAAAATAGAATGATGCTTTACCTGAACCACCAACTATATCTCCTAAATCGTCTACAAAAAGTCCTACTGCTTTAGAAGCGTCTGTACAAAGAGTTGCATAACCCTCTGGGCAATCTACTTCTACACCATCTCTAACAATTACATGTGAATCATCTACTGTCTTATCAACAGTACAAGATGTAATCATTGCAATCTTACCCGCTAATTCTTCTACTCCAACATTATTAGAAGTAGGAATTAAAGCAGGATCTATGTTATGTAAACTATTAATTGTACCTTCATGACCAAAACGAACATACTTTGTTGAGTTATAAGTTGGCCCAAAAACTTTGAAACCACCAGCCATTAAAATACACCTCCAAAAATTTAGAAATTTTTTTATATTCAAAAACTAAATAATTAATCAAATTATTGTTTTGTTTTATTAATTTCATTTTATTAATACAAGTTATAACAATTAATATTACTGCTTGTACTTAAAAAAACAAATATTATAATTTTAATCAATTCAATATAACAATAACTTTTTTAGAACAAAATATAACAGTCAAAAAACATTATTTTTTACAAATAAAAAAAGGACTAAAACATTTTAGTCCTTTTAAATATATTGTTTGTTACTTGTCTATAATAAACACAATAATTTTTTATATACAATAATATCTATAAATTTATTAATAATTACAAAATACAAATAACAATTACATTTTATTTAATATAAATATACTACTCCTTCCTCCGATTCAATAATATTATTAGGATGATATAGCGCTATATGTGTTCCCATAGCATTATAATCTAAAAAATCCCTTATATCACAATTGAACCGATCTTCAAAATCGTCAATACCCATATCACAAATAAATTCTTTTGCAAGTTCCTTTAAAGAGTCAGTAAAAGTAAAACTGTCACAATCAACTATTTTATCTATTTGTTTTTCGCTAAATCCTTTCCCCTTTAAAAATTCAACCGCTTCATCTATATTATTGTCATCATATAAAGCAACTTTTCTTCTCATTGTTGCTACTTTATTTCTTTTCATAAAAGCCTTTTTATTTTTTTCTTGTATCTTTCTTAATATTTAATTTTTTCTCATTTTTTCATTGCTCCTTTTTTATTTTTTTGAATTAATTATTCATTAGTGTATTACACTAATGAATAAATTTTATAATACCTTTTTTTAAAAAAATAAAAAAAGAGTTTATATAATTTTTTTAAAATACATTATTTAATTTCTACTTGTTATTGTCCAATCTAACTCATCCATCCAACTATTATTATTATAAGAATATTGGTTATTATCTATCATATTGTTTAACATTACATTTGATTTATGATTTAATTTATTATTTGACATTGTTAAATCAGATAAATTCCTTGACTTTGAACTATTAGGTATTTTACTATAATCTATATTAGCAACTACATTATTACCATTTTTTATTTCTAATAATGCCCTCTCTGCTTCTGTTAAATTAGGGTTAATCTCTTGATTTATTTTAGACGTTACAATAGATTTACTATTATAACTTATTATGTTGTCTTCATATTCTTTAAAATCTTCCTCTGCCATCATAGATAATTTTGTCTTTTCTAATTCTACTTCATCTTTATCTATTAACCCCTTAGATACACCTAAATTAATTAATTTATTAATTTTATCTTCCTTAATATTCTTTTCTTTATTAACTTTTAATTTTTCATATTCTTTATTTATACGCATATTATATTTATTCTCATTTATATTTTCTTCTTTAAATAATTCTTGTGCTTCTGCTAAATTATTTATAATTTTTTCAACATTGTTTTTTGATATTTGTGGTGACATAGGATCAATAGCTGTTTGTATATCATCTACATAGGATAATACATTTATTGCATTATCCTTATTTATACGTTCAATAGTACCGTCTGAATATTTAACTAATAATACATCACTTTCTATTTTTTGTACTCTTCCTTTTAAATTATATTTTTTATTAAAAACTTTATCTCCTACTAAAAACTCACCATTATCTAAAGAAGAATATAAATCAATATTTATTCTATATCTTTTATTATTCTTATTATTAATAACTCTTTTTAATCGCATAAATTAATTAACTCCTTTATTCTAAATTTTCATCATTTTCTTTAGCTTGTTCAAATAAATCATCTATATCTACATTCTCGTTATCTTCGTTTTCCTCATTGTCTATCATTTCATCTTCACTATCTATATTATCTTCATTATCCGTATCTTCTTCATCATTATTATTTTCTGTATCAACATTATCATCTTCGACATTATTGTTTTCATTATCAACATTTTCTATATCTGTTTCTTCATTATTTGTTTCTTCTTCATTTTCAGTTTCTTCTTTTGGTACATCAAATTCAATTTGTTTATCGCAATCATCTACTATATCATAATTTTCCATATCAAAAACAAAAGAATAAAAAAATGCCGACACATTATTTAAATCTTCAACATACTTTTCCATTTTATTACTTAATTGTTCATCATTAGTAACAATATTTAAAGATTGTATAACTTTATATTTATAATCTTCAATAATTTTTAAAACATCTCTACCGTCTTTACCTAAGTTTTTAAATACAGAATCATATACATTATTAGCTTTTATTAACCGTTTTAATCTTTTTTCTTTTACTAAACGTTTAATACTTCTATCAACCATTTATTTTGACCTCCTGTATAACGAAATATATCTTATTTATATAATAAATAAATTACAAGTTTTTATAAACAAAAAAAGCCTAAAAACTTTAGGCTTTCCATTTTTTAAAAATTTGTAAACTAATATAACACTGCCTAATCCTATATATTTAATCTTTCTTTTGCTATATCACGATACTTTTTACTTATTTCAAATTCTATATAATTCTTTAGCAGTATTATCAAAGTCAAATAAATAACCATTATATATATGTAAATTAAACAAATATTATTTAGATACAAACTTAATAAATATTAATATTAAATGAAAAACATTTTTATTAAAAAACATTATTTAACATTAATAAACTCGTACATATCCACAATCTCCTTCGTATATTTCCCAATTAGCAAACAACATTTCTCCTAATTTTTCATAATCTATAATGTCTTGTAAAACGTTTTTAGGAAGAACATCTAATAAATCATAATCATATACTTCATCTTCGGCTACTTCTTCCATTGAAGAACATTCATAAAATGTATATTCTCTATTTTTCAACAATTCTAAGATTTCTTCATCTGAATATCTATTATCACTTAATATATCATATACTATTTGTTGTTCATTATCTAAATCATCAAGATCAATTTCAGCATTACGTTTCATTTTGGCTAATTTTCTTAATGGTCTTATATTATTTATTTGTTTAATATTATTTAATTTTTTCATAATTCGATTACTTTTTTTCATATTTTTATTCTCCTTTTTAATAAAATTTATAATTATATTATAATAATAATTAATCAAAAAGAATTTATAATAATTTTAATAACTCCAATGCAATCCTTTTAATTGTTCTGCAAAACTATCCACTCTATTTTTAGAAATACGTTTATTTGTTTCATTTATGATGTTATCATATTTATTATCTGAATATCTATAAATAGGAATAGCACCTTTACAAGCTACTTTTTCCATTATCTTAGCATCTGGATCAGCACCTTGTGTTACAAATGAATCTTCAAAAAATTCAATATCTCTATTATCTTCCCATACAGGCAAACCATTAAAATTCATACCTTTATAATTAATAATATGTTCACAAAAATCATCTTCTGTTATAGCCTTATTACCACAAATGGAACATAAACTATATCCACACCTACAACCCATTGATGTATCTGTAATATAATGTCTTACAATTCCTTGTGTTAATTCGGGATATGCTTTTTTATCTACTGCCTTTAATAGTTCTACAAAATTGCCTTTTTCATTATATATTGCATCAATAATAACTCCTCTTGCATTTTCTATGTTTTCATTATCATGATCCACAAAAGCGGGTTTTCCAATAAATGTCTTATAATGTAATTTTAATTCAAAATCAGTAAAAAAGTCACCATTTGAATTAGCACCTCGAATAAGTTTAGAATATCTTTCAAATTCTTTGTATATGTCATCTATATTAACGATTTGTGTAGTACCATCACTATTTTCAATAACATTTCCTGCTGATATTGCCCTATTTCGTACATATAAAAAATCATCTTCCTTTGGTGCTACTTTGATTACTTTAGCTGTCTTTACTAATGGATATTTTACTTCTAATGTCTTAGATTCTCTTAATAAATCAAAATTAGGTTTTTTGTTAGTATAAAAAATAACTTCATCTTTGTTTTCATATATATCCTCGATTCTAAAAATTGTATTATTCTTAATTAACAAATTTATAACCTCCTTATAAAACAATTTTTTATTTTATTTATACAATAAAATAACCATTTATAAATATAAGACAAAATAAAAAAGGTAGAATGTAAAACTCTACCTTTTTATAACTATGATTTTTGATTAATAAAATTGAACCATATTATTACCTACTTCAAACCACATTCCATCATAAGACAACATATTACCTAATTGATCATAATCAATACAATCACGTATAACATCTTTATTAAACATATCAATACCTTCTTCTTCTACTATTTGATATGCTACATCTGAATAATCATTACAATTATAATAACAATAATAATCACCATCACATAATCTTTTTAACAGTGTATCTTCGTCTATTTCATCTTTTAATGCTTCATAAATTTCCATTTCTTCTTCAGATAAATCATCAATATCATAATTCGCCTTTCTTTTCATTTTCGCATATGGTTTTGCAGCTTTTTTTCTTCTTTTATAATTATTTATAACATTTGTTTTTGAACAGTTGCTTGTAATTTGTTTTCTTTTTATTGTGTTCATAATTTGATTATTTTTTTTCATTTTTTTACCCTCACTTTTTATATATTATAATATATTGTATAGCATACATTTCATTATGTTATTAACATAATGAATTATAATTATAATATTAAATTAATAATTTTTTTATTTTACATATATTAAATAAAAAATTATTAATTTAATATATGCATGTATTATTAATATTTATTTTATTATGTAACAATACATTTGCATTAAAATAATTATTAAGACTTTTCCCCCATATAAATACTTTTTAATCTTTTTCTTTTTACAGATGCAAAAACTATATTATTCTGATTAATAATTTTATCTTTATATAATTCTACATTTATTTTATTACCTTTTTCTAATCCTAACTCATTAATATAATCATCTATAGTCATATTTTTATATTTGTTAAAATTAGAATTTTGTAAATCCTCTAATTCCCATTCTAAATCATCTAAACTATAAACATTATAATTATTTAAATCAATATAAAAAATTCCACATAAATCTAATAAAAAATCATATAACATCATTCTACTTCCTTATATGCTTCAATATTATTTATTCCTAAATATAAATAAGCCCAACATCTATGAAATCCGTCAATAATATTATTATTTTTGTCTATTACTATGGGTTCTAATTTATATCCGTCTTGTATTAATTTAATTAATTCCCCTATTTTTTCTATTTCTTCATCTTCTGCTATGCCTTCTTCTAAATATAAATCTGTAGCTTCTCTTGTGTTATCATCTAAAGAGATGATATTATTTATATTAATCTTAGTTAGTTCAAATTCAGAATTACAAAAACTCTCATTATAATCAAAATATGAAGTATTATATTGAAGATTTTCTTCTTTTAATTCATCAAAAGTCTTATTTGCCACTTTAGATAGTAAAATTTTATTATTCTTTAAAATATATTCTGCTCGCTCTACCCATAAATCTAAATTACTGCCTATATCAGGTAAATCATCAAATTCACCATTTTGTATATGCTTGGATAAATCAAATATTCGTTCATACGTTGGTAATATTCTTATTTTTTGAAGTATTGTTTTTGCCATATCTATATATTTATTATTAAACCTATTATCATTTTTTTGAATATAATTTTGTACTTCTTCATTCATCTTAATAGACCGATTAGCTTTTAGTTTTTTTTTAATATATTTATTTGCTGTAATAAAATTATTAAATTGATTAACTTTTACTTTTGCTACCTTTTCACAACTATTATCATCAATCCAACCTTCAAAGTCATTCACACATATACTATCTAAATAATCTTCATTATTATTATAAAAATCAATAACAAATTCGGTATCATTATTAATTAAATCCGTGATAATAAATTCTTTATGTTCATATGGATTATACCATTTTGTATTAATTAATTTATTAGGTTCTTTAATTTTAGATTTTGTTATCTTAGTATTTTTCATACTTGCATTTTTTGTAAATGCATCATTAATATGTTCATATCTTCTCGTATTATCTGGTCGATAATCAAAAATAATACCTTGTTTTTTTAACATATCTTCAGCAAAATGTAATGTTTGTTCAAAGTTTTCTATTAAACAATTAATATCACCTATTGTATCAAATTTACCATTTATTATATCATTATAAATTTTATATATTAAATGATTTGTTGGTGCTATAGGTAAAAAATTAACTATTTTTTTTGCTAAATTAAATTCTTCTGTTGCTTGTTGTTTTAGCCATCTTGATTTTAATGTATTATCTCTTAGTTGTTCAATAACTTCTTTGTGCATTCTTGTTGATGTATTATTAGCAACCAATCGTTTCATTAAACCACCTTCATAATTTTATTATATTCATTTATTAAATTTTCTTTTAAATCACCATTCATTTGTTTATAGTCAGTTACTTTATATGGATATTCAATATGTTCTATTATGCCATATAAAAATAAATTATCTTTGGTACTTACTTTTTTATTAACAATTAATGTTTGATTATTAATATGCTCTTCGATTTCAATATTCAAATACTCATAATTTGTAAGAATATCTAAACATTTATTTAAATCATTATCGTTTGTAAAATATCCCACATTATTACAATCAAAACCAATTATACCTACTATATTGTTTTCTTTTATATTTTTTATAATACAAATAAACATAATAAACCCTCACTTGTAAATTATCTAACTTCAACATCTTTAAAAATATCCGTTTTTATTTTAATATAATTCTCCATATCTATTTCTTTTAATAAATTAGGATTTAAAATATATAAGACAACGTTTTCTATCAAATATTGATATACATTTTTTCTTGATTTATAATTAATAAAAATATTTGTTGTATTAAATTTATTTACCCACCAATTATCAGTATGTAGTTTATCCTTAATGCTATATTTAATTAAAACATAATTTATATTAGGATACTCATCATTTATATAAACATTGTTGTCACATTGAATTGCTATAAATTTATTTTTAAATACTTCTATTTCATTTTGGGAATAAAATTTATTTAACTCTTTTATTTCGTCAACATTATTAATTAAATTAAAATTATACTTCGTTAATAAACTCTTATTAGAAAATTTTATTTTATTTAAGATAAATAAATTCATAGTAGAGATTATATCATATTTAATATAACAATATAAATGTTCTTTATTTAATTCTGTTATTAAAACATCAATATTTTGTTTTTGCTTAGATAACATTTTACATATATTACATGAATTATTATTTGTTATAAATATAACTTCTTGAATGTTATTTTTTTTAAATTCTTCTAATTGAGAACGCCTATATATATAAATTAATTCCTGTAATATTTTTTCTAGCATATCATTATAATCATTTATATTAATGATATTTAATAGTGTTTTTATTTTTTCTACTTTCATATCTAAATAATTAATGTTATTAATATTTATATTGTAACTTAATAGCGGTAACTGTAATTTGCGTCTTGTGATATTAACACCTGTTATATAAAATACATTAAAATAAAAATATAATAAATTTTCAATGTTTGTCATAAACATACCAATATCATTATTTAATTTATATTGAGAATAATATTCAAATAATTCATTATTTAATGATATTATATAATGTTCCATGACCTTCTCCACCTTTATATTATAAACTATTTTTGTTTTATTATAGGGCAAATTGGTTTACCCCCTTTTCTATTAAAAATTTTTTTACTTTCTTTAGGAATAGTATTGACTGAATCTATTGGTTTATCATTTATTTCTACATCTTCTATACCCGTTTCATTATTTTCTAATTCTTCTTCTGTAGGTTCTGTATAATTAGGATTAAAAATTGTATTTTTTTCTTCTTTTAAATTATTTAATTCAATATCAGGATCAACACCAACCATAGGTAACATAGTTCTTGCAGATATTAAACCTTTATCTCTTAAATTTTGCATTATATTCATTAAATTAGAATTAGATGATAAATCTTCTTGTTGCCATCTTATATCAGGAACAATTAATTGCATATCTTTACGTGCAGCAGATATTTTCCTTTGCTTTGGTGTCATATATTTTGAGTGAATTTCACCATTTACTGATTCATAAAAACCTTGTATTTCTGAAATTGGACGTAATACTTTATACTTCATCCAACTTTCTAACCTTAATCTATATGACATATATCTTTTGGCTAAAGTATTAAATCCTACTTCTGCATTTGCATATGTAGGCCCTTCCCCGTTTAACATTGCTTCATTTATTCCTAAACCATTCATTAATTCTTTTTGAATAAAATCAAATTCACTATTCAATGGTAATATGTGTCCTGATGAGCCTACATAATCAAATTGTAACCCATAATGATATACCAAGAAAAATGAAGGGTCTCCATCAGCTTCATATAACATATCTCTAAATGAATCTATATCTTCTTGTGTTGGCATAGCCTCTCCTGCTTGCCCTATCTTAGCTACTCGTAAAGGCATAATATGTCTATTAGCAATAGCATCTTGTGCTGTTCTTAATTTATCTTTATAAATTAAAGTTTTAAAACATCTCATCATAATTGGTGTTCCCCAAATTTCATATGGAGAGGCTTTATGTGCTATATGCGAAATCAATCTATTATCTAATATTATATTTTTATCTTGCTTAATCTGACTTATCATATCAGCAGATAATTGATTGTAAATTTGTGCAAATTCTCCATGTTGTCCACCTTGTACAATGCTTTTTATAGATGCATCAGGAATTAATTCAATAATAGGTTCATCTACTAATACACTTGTTTGTATATTTATATAATCAGGATCATAGCATACAAATCTTTCCCAAATACCTTCGGCTTCATTTAATTGCCCATATGGAAATACGTCTCCTATTTTCCAATATTCTAATCCTATATTAAGTAATAAATCATAAATATTTAACTTATCAAAAAGCATATAATTAAAAAAATTACTTATATACTGATCTTTACATACTGTATTAAAATCAGAAATAGGAAATTCTGTATGCATATCAATAGCAGTAGCAATAATAGGTTCTGTTCTATAAAAATGTCTGCACCATTCATTTCTTTCTCGTCTATCTCTAGGCAACATCATATTTGTTGTTTCAAACAAAGGATGATAAAATGTTGGATTTCCCATTTTTACATTCGCATTTGCTGCTTTAACCATTTTCTTTTGTATATTTTTAGGTAAATCACTTTTATTTACTACTGACGTTTTTAAAAAACTACCTCCATTATTGTAATTTGCATAATGTCTATTCAAATTAGGTGGAGTATTATTTTGTATTCGTTTAAATTCATCATCTAAATTATGTGTTATTATCCTTTCCAAAATTTTCACCTTCCCCACAAAGAAGTTTTGCTTATATTAAAAATAATCTTTCTTCTTTTTTTTATAATTTATTTTTTCTTTTTTGTATGTTTTTACTGTTTACTGAATATATTTGACCACCTTCTTCTACCTCATAAAAAGAATGAAACCCTTTATCATAAGGGCCAAATAATATTTCACACTCTTTATTATTAATAAATACTTTATCACCTATATGATATTTTACTTTTTTATTTATTTCTGTAAATTCGTTTACTTCATAATTGTTTTCCATATTTAAAACCCCTTTTTTATGCTTTATATAAAAAAAGAAATGTTTATTTTCAAATATTTCTTTAAAAATTTATTATCTCTATATTTATTAAAATAATTTTAAAATTTCATCTGCTATAGTTTTTACTACTCCTACAACAAGAGCATTTCCCATAACAAAATAACGATACTTTTCAGGCATCCCCGTATTTGTCCAATTATCAGGAAATTCTTGTATTCTTTCACATTCTACTGGTGTCAGTATTCTATAATTATTTGTTTTTTTATCAAGAATAATATGAGAACTTCTATTAACATTTGATTCGCTTGTTAATATAGTTCTCGCTGGTAAATTTAAATTATCAGGAAAAGGAATTGCACCTTCTGTATAATAATACTGTTCTCCATTTGGTTTATAACGTAATTTCTTTTTTGAGCCTTTTAAATACTTCCATTTATCAATATTAGCATTTATAAAATATTTTTCTTCTATATTATCTTCTAATATATCTCCTAAAGTTTTATTAATACCATTATATAACGGTATTGTTTTTCGTGTATAAATATTTCCATCAATCATTATTCCAGTATTTTCAAATTTATATGTAAATTTATTTGATAGTTCAACTAAACTATTGAAATTATTAATATTAATTATATTATCTTTTAATAACTGTACATCATTATGTATTAAAAAAGCTTTAGCAAATAATCCTTTTGTATAAAGAATCTCATATAAGTTATATTGGTACATAGTAAGATTTAATAATTTTTGAGAGGCAAAAATAAATATTCTTCGTCTTTTTTGTGGATGTCCATATTCAGCAGCATTAATTACTCTCCATTCTACATTATAATCTAAATCATTTAAACATTTTAATATAATTCCAAAGTCTCTACCTCTTTGTTTTGACGGTGATTTGATTAACCTATCAACATTTTCTAAAAGAATATATTTTGGTTTTTTATCTTTGATTATATCTTTAATATCCCACCATAAAACACCTTTTTTACCTTCTATTCCTTTAGCTAACGTATTGGCAACAGAATAATCTTGACAAGGAAATCCACCTACTAATATATCGTGTTCTGGAATATTATTTTTTACTAACGCTATATCTTCATTTATACAATTATGATTTGTTTTAAAATTTGCACAATAACAATTATATGCATGTTGTGTTTTACGATTAGGTTCCCATTGGTTAGCCCAAATGGTTTTATATACATTTGAACTTTTTTCAAAGGCTAATCTGAATCCGCCTACACCTGCAAACAATTCTACTATTCGTATCAATAAAATCTCTCCTTAATAAAAATTATTATATATAATATATAATAACTTTTATTAAATTAATTAACAAATAAATAGTATAAAAATAAAAAGCTATTATATAAAATTTGTATTATATAATAGCTTTTTATTTTTTTATTCATTTATAAACCAAATTGTTTCATCATTCATATTAACTTTATATATACTTCCACATTCATTACATTTTATATATTGATAGTTGCCCTCTAAATCGGTTTTTACTAATGATTGATTGTTACAATTGGGGCATATTTGTTCTTTAAATTTATTTTCATCATTTTCATTTAATTGTATAACAAATATATCATTTTCGTTATCTTCTTTTATGTTTAACATTTTTTTATCTTTTCTATGTGTTCTATCAATATTATTATCTTTTGTTATTTTTTCCGTAGTTAATTTTATTGATTCCATCATGTTTTCATAATCTAACATTTTTGAATCAAATGTTGTATCTTCAAACTTATCAATTCTTGCATATTCCTGTTTAATACTTAATAAATCGTCTGATATTTCATTTGCTAAAGTTTTAAAACTGGCTATTTTATTTAATAATTTATTTATTTGTGTTGTAACTACAATTTGTCTATCACCTAATTGTTGATTAACTTCATCTATTGTCTTTCCATTTACTGTTGTCACATGATTACCAAAATCATTTAATATTTCTGCTGTACCATTTTCATTAAATAATACTTTATATTCTTCATCATTCCAAATAATAGATGGTAAATCATTTATATTGATTTCTGCGGTTATATCTTCTTCCATATCGTCTATAACTTCTTTCTCTCCTTCCACAAATTTAACTCTCTTATCAATATTATTTATAGCCTCGTCTTCTTCACTAATGGTTTTTTTTATAACATTATCTTTATCATTTTCTTGTAATGTATTTAAAAAACCATCTAACCAATTACTTCCTTTTCTTAACATTTTTATGCCTCCTACTTTGTCTTAAATTCCACTCTGCACAATCATATAATTCTTCAAAACCAAATGTTCTATCTATAGTAGAATTGTATTGTATATCATTTATATCATCATTACAAATTTTATTTTCAATATCTTTTACTAATATTGGTATTGGACTTGAATTACCATATTCATAAGATTTAATTAATCGTTTCATTAAACCACCTTTCTTAAAAATCATTTATACCTAAAAATAATGGACTACATTTTAATTGATATGTATTATCATTTTGATTTTGATTACATACCTTATTTACTTCATTAGACAAATCTCGTCTACTAAATTCTTCCATAGCTTTTATTCCTCTAAAAACTAACAATAAATCACAATATAATTGTTTTGCCCGTTCTAATGAATCTCCGTCATAATAAGATGAACTTGAATAATTACTGTCCTGAATAATTCTAAAATAAGGTTTATTATTCAAGACAGTAATATAAAATGTTATTATATCTCCACACTTAGTAACAATACTATCTACAGGATATTGAATATTCATTACATACCTATCCAAGAATTACTATATGAAAACGGAATATTGTTTACTGGATATGGAGAAAACATATTTGTTTCTAAATTCATCTCATTTTCAAATGTAGGTTGAAGTAATACAGTTAAATCCTCATTATTTGTTTTAGAAATACTATCTAATGAAAATTTTTTATCACTTCTTAAATCAACAATCATATCTTCGCTTAATTTCTTAAAATTCATATTTTTAGGTATAGAATAATTAGTAGTAAATTTATTTAATCTAACATTTTTATTCATAATGATATTACCCATAAATACATCTCCTTTGTTTCTTATAAGCACTTGCATAACTCTTGATGAATATCGTTTAATTCCATTTCATTTACTGCCTTATCTAATCTTGTTTTTATATTATTTAATCTATTTAATGTTATTTTTTTATTATCATACATTTCTTGGGATAATGTTAATAGCTTATTTTTAATTTGTACTCCTTGTAATGATAACTTATTTTCTTTAACCAACCTTCTTGTATCTGGTTCAATATCTTGTCTAACATTAGTATCAATTTTTTTACTATCATCAATTCTTTTTAAAACATTATTTTTACCTGTTTTTAAATTTGTTTGATTATTTTTTGATAAATATGAAATTATATCTGTTAATGTACATTTTGTTACATATTTATCAGTTTCAATAATATCTAACATATTATTTGAAATCAAACTATCAATAATGTTATCTATATTTTTAACATCAATCATATTAAATAATCGTTCAGTTAATTGTTTCTTTGTTATAATGCCTTTATTATTAAAAATATTCGGCTTATAATTTTCTAAATATTTATCTATTTCTTCTGTAGTGTTATCTAAATTAACTATTTCTATTATATCGCCTGGATGTCCTTTATCTATATTAAAATAACATAACATTACCTTATTCAATCCTGATAAATCAGTTGCTTTTATGCTAACAACATATTTATCCTTATTTATCTCAAAATTTAATACATCATAACACTTAAATATTGAGCTTAATTTATCTACAATATAAAGTTGAATTTCTTTATCTGTCCATTCGTTTATTAATTCCCTTGTATCATTATCTTGTATATAACGCTTTGACAACCTACTAATATTATTAACTTGTGCTTTTTGTATTTTATCCAAAAACTCTGCATCAGATAATGGCTTTATATTAGATAAATTAATTAATTCTTCTAAAGTATAATTTGATACAAATTTATCTATTCCAATTCTATTTAATTTATTATTCTGTATTAGTAAATCTACTATATTATTAAAATTATCATCACTAATATTAGATATTTTATTTAATTTATCTTTTAAAGCATATTTAGAAATTATAATAGGCGAATTAAATTTTTTCTTATTGTAAATAGTTAAGTATTTGTTTAATGAATCATTAATAATGAACACTTTTTGCACATTATCTATATCAATTACTTCATTGTTAATTATACAATTACAACCCTTAATTTTATTTTTATCATATAAAACATTTAAATCAATATCCATATTTAATCCAATTTCATCATTAAAAATAGTAATATTATAATCAACAGTATTTTTATTTATTTTATATCCATTTAATCTAAAATCATTAAAATAAGTATATAAATATTTATTTATATTATTAATTAATGTTTCATTAGTACAATACTCGTCATATTTTCGCAATCCCGTATCTATTAAATTAAATCTACTAATATGTAATCCTTCACCAAAATAAGTTTTTAACTTTACTAAGTCACTAATTTCTTTGTCTGATAATATTTTAATATCAGACAATGTAATTAATTCTTCAAAGGTGTATTCTGATACAAAAGTATCATTACCTATATTTATAATATAATTATTATCAATCCAACTTTCAACTATATCATCAATAATATTTTTATCCACAAAATTTAATAATTTATTATAAATTTGTGATATGGTTAGAACTATTTTATCAGTAAAAATATTAGCCTCATTATTTTTTAAATATTTTTTTAAAGAACTCTTTTTACTAATTAAATTAATAGCATCCTTTAAAGACATATTTTCATTATTTACTGTTGCTGTTATTCTGCTTATTTTTGTACCTTGATATTGAATAAGTATTACTAATTTTTTTCTTATTCCATTGTCATTAAAAATAATATTGGCTTGATAATTATTTTTATCTATTTTACTAAACTTATTAATACTAAATTTAGTAAACTTTTGAGATAGATAATTATATAGGGTAGATAGTCTATATTCTGTAGAATATGTAAACTCTTTTCTTACCCCTGTATCTATTACATTATTTCTATATACATTCAATCCTTCACCAAAATATTTTTTTAATTGTAATAATTTATTCTTTTCCTTATTTGTAAGAATTTTAGGATTAGTTAAATATAATAATTCTTCAAAAGTATATTCAGAAATAAATTTTTCTCCACCTATATTTTGCAATAATTTATTTTCAAATAAATCATTAACAACTTTATTAATCGTATCTATAGATAAAATATCTTTTAATTTAGAATATAGTTGTGATAAAGTAATAATAATATTATTAGAATAATCATTACTTTTGTTATTAGTTAAATATTCATTTAAAACAGGAACTTTTTTAAATAATTTAACTGCTTCTTTTATAGGAACATTTTTATTATTTAATTTAGCCATTACATTATCTATTCTTGTTCCATTATATTTAATATCAATTTTTAACTTACTTTGTACTCCATTATTAGAAAATTTAATAATAGCCTTATATGTATCATTATCAATACGTCTAAAAGAAAATATATCAAAAGTTTTAAATATTTTAGTTAAATAATTGTTTAATACAACATACCTACCTTGTTTAGAAAATTCTATATCCTCGTCATATCGAACACCTGTATCTTGTACATTGTTTCTTTCAAGTCGTAAATTATTAACTTTATCTATTAATAAATTATATTTTTCTTTATCTTGTTCTTGTAAATCCATCATTTGTAATAAATCATATAATGTATATTCGCTCGTATACTTATCACTATCAATAGGAACTAATATATTATTAATTACAAAATTATCAAAATATACATTTATATCTGAATTAATAAATCCATTATTTTTTATTAAGTCACCAACATACTTCTTACTTATAATGTTTTTCTTATTTAATCTTGTTTGTTTTCGACCTATTTTTTTTGTTGTATCGGCTTGTGCTAACAATGTAGGCATAACTTTTTCATTAACTATATCAAAAACTACATCATTAACAGTTGTAAGACCATTAGATAATACTTTAGCGGTTATTTTAAGTTTATTGCCTTTTCTTTCATAATTAAGATAATCATAATCGTCATAAACATTTTCAAACTGTCTGCTTGCTTCCATAGCTAATTGATATGCTGATTTATGTTGTGTAATTGTAGTTTTTTCAATATTATCTACAAATTCAAAACTAGATGCTTGTTTTGGTGCTTTTTCTTTTTCTTGTTGAGGAAACAAATAATCCACATCTAAAAAAGTACCGTATGAACTACTAGTTACCCCAATAATTGAGCCATCTTTTAACAATTCATTTATTTTGTCTGTTGCTTCTCTTATATGTCCATTATATCGTCTAAAAATTTCTTCTCTTGAAATAATAGAGCCAGCATTAACATTTTCAACTTTACAAGACGTAACTACTTTATTGTTTTTTATATCTGCTAAACATTCCTCAAACCCTATTTTATTAAAAGGATACTCATTATCATTATATTTAAAAACTTGATTATTAATAATTTTGTTATTATTGATATTATAAATAAAAACAAACTCACCAGGCATATTAGAAATAGTTGTTTTTAAATAAACATTATTTCCTATAATTTCTGATTTTTTTATATCATAATGTTTACTTTTTAGAAATTTAGATAATTCTATTTTTGATAACAATATTTCATTATTATTAAGTTTAGCGGTTATCACTTTTGTTGAATAGTCACGTTCATCTCTTTGTATTTTGCCCTCTGCCCATGCTTCTCTTTTATCAAATTCAATATTTAATTTATCTTTTTCTTTTATATCCTTTATATCTATATCTTTCATCCACTCCGGTATATTATCTCCAAAAGTATTATTAAATAAATTAGGATGAATTGTTGTAAACTTTTTCATATTTTACCTCCTAACCATTTTATTATAAAAATTTTTATAAGATTACATTTTATAAATATCCTTTAATTTCATTTATAGCCTCTTGTTTGGTTGCATAAAAACCTTTATACTGTACATTATCATATTCAAAAAATGTATAGTTATTTGTTATACAATCCGCATAAATAACTACATATACATTAGTTTTATCATTTAAAAAAATCTCCCATATTTGATATATTTCATTTATATCATTTGTTAAACCTACTTTACTTTCATAACTTTCTACATCAGGTATATTTGAAATATCTTGCCTAATATATGTACAAATTGGTACAGGAGATTTTTTTAAATTTATATTAAATAAATAGCTTATTTTATGTGAAACTTCTGATAATATATCAATAACTAAATCAACAGGAATGCTAATATCATTATCTTTGGCTATAACTTTTTTTTTTCTTTTTAATCTTTTTCTACTAGTTACTTCATACATATTAGGACTTGTTGTATCATATCTCATATCAGAAGTAAAGTCATACCCTTGTGTTCCACCGTCTTTTAAATTTAATGATTCACTACAACCACTATCAAGTTTTTCCATTTCATCTAATACAATATCTGAAATTTGTAAATCAGTAAAAGTATCAAAATCATTTCTTTTACTAACATCTAATTGTTTTAACAATTTTAAAGAATAATCTTCTGGAAAAATACGAGTATAATAATCTAATAATAAATCTATTTTATTATTACTTGCCTTTTTATTTAGATATTTTATGTCATTTAATAATTTATTTAAACCAAATGTATTTATTAAATGTTTACTTACTCTTAATAACTTATTATAAGATTGTGAAGAAGCATAAATCGGAGCATCAATTAATAAAATTGGATATACTTCATATCCATAACTATTAATAATATTTGCTATTTGTTGTTTTAATTTATTATCATATCTTAATGTAAACGCCTCAAAAGTATTTTGTAAAGTTCCGTCTATTTGATTCCATAATTTTAAAATTTTATCAGCTAAATATTCGGGAGTAAAACTTAATGGATCAACTTCTTTCCAAGCTAATTTATACATATTTTTATCAGTTTTTGCCCAATATCTTAAATCATATGGATTTAATTCATATCCTAAATTAAAATCTCTTACTGACGGATTTTCTATATTTTGTCCGTCTGGACTGTCATTGCCATCATCTCTCCAATTTAAATCATCTTTATATTGTTTATATTCATCTCTTTTTATTAATCTATTCATTATTTTTCACCGTCCTTTTTTTCAAAGAATGAAAAACTATCATTAACAGTTTCTATTTTATTATAAACTGTTTCTATAACTTTATCTAAATCGTGCAAATCTTTTATTTCTTTTGTGCTTAACATTCTACCCACAATATTTATTATATCGTTTAATGTATTTTTAGATTCAGTATATCCGTTATCTGTAATATATTCTTGTACATATTTTTTAATAACATTATTAATTTTAGTATAAATATATTTACTAATATTTTTATCATCTAAAACGAAATTTAATAAATCATCTTTTGAATTTATTGATAATAAATTCATTGCTGATTTGCAATTATCATCATTAATAAATACTTCACTTGAAGCAGTTCTTAATAAATTATTATCACTGTCTACTTCTTTTACTAAAAATTCATTACCTTCTTCATCTTTTTCAACTCGCCAAATTGAACCATCATCAAAATTATACTTTGTAGCAAAATCATCTATTCTACCATTATATAAATATTCTCCCCAACCAACACGCTTAAACATTCCGCTAAACATAGCTTCTTTATAATTTACACTCACTATAGGTTGAGTTTTTTTATTCGCACATTTTTTTCTTTTATCTACTACTAATTGTAATTTAAAAAATTCATTATCATCAAAACAACTAAAACCATTTATTCTATTTATCATTTTATAATTTTCCTCCTTATCTAATTCTTTTATTCTTTTAATATACAAATTGTCATATTTTATTTTTAATAATAATAAAAATGGAGAGGATAAAACTCTCCATTTTTAATTTTAATTAAAAACTTATTCTACATTGTTTTTTATAAAAAAATTATTTGTTCATTTTTTAATTATATATAATTTGTTACATTTTGTTTTAAAATATTTTCTATATTATGCCTTTCTAATCTATTTTTCATATAATTAGAATATTTATCAATATTCTTTCCAAAAAACTCTTTTCCAAATTTACCAATTTTTAAATTTTCTTTTAATAAAAGCATAGTTTCTTGTTCTATTCTTTCTGCACTTTTTAAGTCCTCTAAATATACTTTAGCAATCCATGAGGATAATATAAAACATTTATATTCATATTCCATTTCTCGTGGTTGAATCCAACTTTTTTTACTCATTGTATTTGCTATTGTAATAAAATCAATATAGGCTTTTCTATATTTTTTTTCAAATAAATTTTTACAACCTTTTTTATAAAAAGCTCGATAATCATTTGAAGCAATTTTCAACATATTAGAATATTGTTGCCAAGCACCTGAAAAATCACACATTTCCAACTCTAGAAAATGTCCATAGCTATAACGTACAAAATTTGTATAAACTTTATTTCCTTCTTTTTCAATTGCTGTTTCTAAATTATATTTACCCTTTTTAAATAAAATAACATCTCCAAAGCCAACAATACCCACTAATACCAAACCCATAGAAAAATTGGAATCCATACAATAAAATACATCTTCCGCTTTTTGTACTATTTCTTCTTGTTCGAATTTACCAATATCCCCTCGTGCTTTGCTTACATCATTAACCTTTCTTGCACAATTAAGTAATGCAAACATAAGATATTTTGATTCATTGCTTGCTCTAAGATCACATAATTGCAAATAACAATCATAATAAACTTGTGCAATTCTCAAACTTTCATTTCTTGACATCTGTTCCAAAAAACAATGTTTTATATAATTATTTTCTGCATAATTATTGTTTTCAAAAACATTAATCAATGGTGTAAATGTTTTTATAATATTACCATTATATTTCATAGTTTTATCAATTTTTTTTATTAATTCATTTAATAAATTTTCCTTATCTTTAGACTTATTTATTTCTATTGATTTTAATAAAAAAATCTCATATTTTCCTTTTAATATTTTTTTATAAGTTTCTTCTAACTCTAAAAGAAACAAATTAACATCAACTTCATATTCTTTAAATGGCGATATATCTTCTTGTACTATATATTCTTCAACATAAATTCCACAAAATTGAAAAAATTCTTTTAAATATACTGATATCACACATTGTTCAGATGTTCTTATAATACGCACCGAATATAATTCAAAATTGTTCATTTATACTTATACCTTCTTTATGATTTTTATTAAAATATACATTATTTTATAAATTTATTAAATACCTTTCGCTCCAAATAATATTCTCTAATTAAGTGCATAAAAACCAAACAATCATATCTATCAGTAAAATATAATATATTATAGACAGCTTATTTAATTCATTTTGATATTTAAAATTTAATAATATCAATTATATATCAAGATAGTTTATTTAGGCATAACCAATATAATATTTTTTATGTTGTTTATTTTTAAAAAAGTCACCTAAATATTTTTTTAGATTCAGATATCATTTCATCAATAACTGTTTTAGGCATACCAAATCTAAAATATCTTTTTAATTGCTCTATTAGTTGTGATTTGTTTTGTTTATTTGTATCATAATTGATTTTTATAAGGTCTTCTTCTATTTCGCTGATAAAAAATGGATAATTTTCTTGAAAATCCCAAATTTTATTATAATTAAAACCTGTAAAATAATCATGTTCTCTCAGATTAATAGAAATTATTTCATCAAAATGTATAATATTTTCAATAGAAAATTCAAATTTATTATTTTCTATTGCTTCTATTATAAAATTACCAATAACATTATCACTGCTAATTATTCTACACATTATAAAATCTCCAATCTAAATATTGAAATATAAATTATAGTATTATATTTATAATATAAAAATTTTGATATAAAACATATTGTATTGTTAAAAAGAAATAAACTCATTTGGAAACCTTTGATATTAATATTGAAAGTTACAAATACTACAAAATAAAGATGTATGTACTTCAAATTTTTTAGCTTATTTCTATAATATAAAAATTATAATACTCATTTTATAAAATTTCAAGCATTTTATCAAACATCTTCTTTTTTAAATCAAAAATTTTTTGATAATCCTTTTCTTCAAAATTTTTTATTTATCTATATTTCATTCACCTATATCAAGTATAAACCGTCAAATTATTTCTATCAAAGTTTCCAAACAAATTTATTAAAAAGTTAAAATTGTTTTTATATTTTTGAATTGTTTAAAGTAAAGTTTTTTTCTTCTATTATATCCCTTAATAGTTCTAATGTTTTTCTTCTAATCACCGAAACTCTACTTTGGCTTATATTTAATATTTTTCCTATTTCTTGTTGCCTATATCCTTGTAATGATAATGTCAATATTTCTTTTTGCCTATCATCAATAAAAGAATATAAATATTGTGCAAACATTTTATCTTCTGAATTAAGTATATCATTTTTTACTGTTGAACCAACACTATACTCGTCAAATTCTGTTGGTTGCTCTCTTTTTTTATAAACATAAAATCTCTGTATATGAGAGCGTAACTTTATTATTAGATTCTTAAATACAAATTTATCAAATGGAATAAAGTTATTATTATAATATGGATCATATAATTTACAAAAATCTAAAAAATAAATATATGACTGTTGTATCAATTCTTCTTTATCAAAACTTTTCCAATACGATAAACCATTTATTAGTTTAACAATTTGATTATAATATTTTTCAAATACTACTCCTGGGTTTAGTTTTATATCTTCATAATCTTCCTCAAAAGGGCAATTAACTCCTGTATCAAAACTAAAATCTTCTTCACTATTACTTGAAAAATTACTCATTATATTCCTCCCTATTTTTTATAATTTTTCAAAAATATAAATAGTGAGGTAAACTATTAAATTACATTCAATGTATTATTGTGATATAATCGAACTATAATAAATATTATTTTTTCTAAAATATTTTCTTATTACTCGTTCTATATCTAATATTGTTACCTTATTAATTTGTTCTATTAATTCATTATAATTGATATTGAATCTACCTATATATTCATTCATTCCTTCTGTAGTTTCTATGCTAGATAATAATTCACCTATTAAATATTTTTTATTACTATCTAACATATCATTAGTCATATGTAAATTATTTATTTCTTTTTCTATTATAGTTTTAACTTTATCAATATTTTCTTTTTGTAATGAAGTATAACCTTTTGCTATTGAATATTCCTCAAATTCATCTAAAATATTCATATTAATTGTATATACTAACCCTAATTTTTCTCTAACTTCAGTATAAAAAACACTACTCATATTACCGCCTAAATAATTAATTAGTACCTGAAATGGTAAATAATCTTTATTATACATAGAAGGGCCTATAAAACACCAACATAAAATTGATTGAAATAAATCTTGTTTTATTTCTATTGTTTCTAATTGCTTTATATTAAATTTAAAATGTTTTTTTGATAATCTAATTATATCTGTTAATTCTATCGTTATATCATTTATAAAATCATATAAATCATTTAATGTATCATCAATACTCCCTGTAATTAATATTTTAATATTTTTATTAGTATAATAACTATCAATAAAATCAATAACTTGTTCTCTTGTTATTTTTGAAACGCTTTCAACATTGCCCCCTACAACCTGTCTGCTTATATCATTATTAAAAACTATTTTCATTAAATTATCAAAACATTTATCTTTTGGATCATCTTCATACATTCGTAACTCATTTAAAACAACATTTTTTTCTAATTCAAATTCTTTTTCTGGTATTGTATTGTAAAATATTAAATCATTTAAAAATTCAATAGCTTCTTTATAATATTTTTTAGGAACTGTACAATAATATTTCGTATATGTATATGTTGTATATGCGTTTAATGAACCACCTAAACTTTCAATATATTTATTAATTTCATCAGCAGTTCTATTTAATGTTCCTTTAAATAATAAATGCTCTATTAAATGTGTTATTCCTAAATTTGTTTCATCTTCATCATATGCTCCAACATTAACTTCATAACTAACTGTAACCAAATTAGAATAATCATTTAAATCTGTAATTACATTTATGTTATTAATACACTTAGCCTTCATATTACCACTCCTTGTTATATATAATTAAAAAATAAAAAAAAGTTAAATATTTATTATTTACTTTTTTTGAAAAAAATGCTATAATTATTTAATATACGAAAGGAGAAATTTTATGAATTATGCAACTAATAGCGAAGTACAATATATAATTAAAAAATTTAATTTAGATATACACAACAAAAAACAGTTAATAAAAATATTTAATACTACAACATTTTTTGAAAAAAATTTATATTATATATATATTAATAAAAAATTAACTCATTATTTAAAACTTTTTATTATAAAAAATTACAAACAAATTACACCTACAACATTATTACAAATCAATATTATAATAAATGATATAATTGATTACAACTACATTTTTAATAATATTGATTTTTTTACCCTCATTAAACTTCATATTAAACTTTATGATAAAACTATATTGTTTTCTGATGAACTATTAAATACACATAATAATTCTAAAATTATTTATTATGCTGTTTATAAAAAAAATAAACAATTATTTATTAAAAAACTAATATATCAAATTAATAAACAGTTTAAATGTTCTAAAAGTTTTTTAATCAAATTGTATGATTTTATTAATCTATATAATACTGATTTAACCGCTATTTTTGAATTTTTCAAATATACTCCAAATTTATTAACTAAAATGCAATTATTATTTATAATATTTTCTAAAACAGAGTTTAAATATCAATTTTTTAAATTGTTTGATAAATATATAATATATAATCAACATACTTGTTATAGTCTTGCATTTATAGATTATAAAAAACAAGTTTTAGGATTTATGAATTATTCACAACTTAATAGATTTATTAAAACATTAATAAATACAAATAATGACTATTTCATAGATGAAATACTATCAATAAAATATCAAATAAGAACAAAAGAGAAAATAAATTTATTAAACAATTTATATATGTATAAAAAATTAAAAGGAGAAAAATAATCTTCTCCTTTTAATTTTTATCTATAACTTCCTATTCTACCACTTGAAACTTTAGGCATTCTATTATTACTGCCTATAATAGTTGCAAAATTAGCTAATATATCCGCCATAACACAATCGTCATGACCACCATTAGGAGCTTGTATTATTTTATTTACTGTCAATCTTTGTTCCTGCTCTAAATCAGCCCATTCACCTAACATTTTATGATAAAAACCATTTAGGTCTTTCCCTGCTGATTTTAAAAACATTTCTTTATTGGGATATTGAAATCTACCATTTTCAATATCCTTTCTTATTTGAGCAAACATAACATTTTTCATATTCATACCTGAATGAGTATAAATATCTCTACTATTAAATGTTATTCCTACTAAATTATACATTCCAAATTCATATATTAATGAGTCAATAACAGGTCTACCTACTCCTGTATAGTCGGCTAATATTTTTTTACATATAAATTGTGGTTGATATCCCCCAAACATATTGGATATTATCCTCATTTGTTCTGGATATGGAACTCCTTGCATTTCTTTTGCAAACACTTTTTGTTTGTTTCCATTAGGTAATTTTCTTATAACAGTTATATGTGTAAAGTCTGCTGTTGCTGCTCCTGAACCTGCAAAGTCTATGCCTGCAAAATATTCTTCTCCTATCTGTCCATGGCTTAACCATTCAAAATCTCCGCTACGCAATCTATTAAAATCATCATATCCTAAAAATTTACCTAAACCATCAACAAATTCTAACATATATTGAGTTTTAAAATCCTCAATACTCATTTCTCCCTCATACCACATTTCTGGATTATTAGGAAACATTTCTTGTTTTAATGCTTTAGGCATTAAAGATAATACATATGTACTATATGGTCTTAATATACCTGTTTCTGGATCAGGTAACATAGTTGCATCTAATGCCCATAATTGAGGACATTGTGTCCAATCTCTCTTTATACAGCACCAATTATTTTTAGGATTTTCTTCATCTATTTGAAATGATTTAAAAAAATGATTTCTTGTTTTTGGTGTACCAATTTTTATCATTTTAGCATTTGTATTATGCGAAAAAATATTATTCGCTATAAAACTATGATATTTATCTATTGTTAAGTCATAAACATAATTTTCACTATATTCTATTGATACTATTTCTTCTAAATAAATATCATCATTATAAAAATTTTTATTATTTCTTTTTTTATATGTTTTATAAAATTCATTAATATAATCTAATTTATTTTGCTTTGATTGTACTAATAATTTAAAATTATCATAAAATCGTTGTATATTATATCTATATCTTATTTGTAAAATATAATATTGTTTACTACAAATTTGTCTACCTTGTATAACTTTATCTTTTATATTTTGTTTTCTAATGTTACTATGAATACCAAACTTTAATAATATTGTCTGTAAATCTTGAACAATATTTAAACATATACTTGAAAATTCAATAATAAATTTATTGTCCTTTGGTGTTTGAATATTACCATTTGTATCATACAAACCTGCAATTAATTCTTGTAACGATTGTTTATTATATATTTGCCAATTTTTTGATAATATTTTGTTTAACTTTGTTTGTTTATTAATACCTATTTGTTTTAATAATGGCTTTAATTCAATAATACTTGCCTCTTGATATAACCTATTATCTATAGCTATATATTGTGTATGAATATTACTATCTATACACTTATTTTTTATATAATCCCATAATTCATCATCAGCATTATTAAAAGTAATAGTATTTTTATATCCATAACTACCATTACCTATTAACATACCCAACAATCTTGCATTCTCTTCATTATATTGTCCAAAATAAGGTATACTATTAGGAACACATATTTTGTCTTTTATTTTTAATTTGTCTAATCTTTCCCATTGTATTTTTTTATCCTTATACAATAAAAGTGGATGTTCATATGTTCCTTCTATTGTTTTACCACTATTTAAAATTATTTTAATAGTTTTTTTTAATCCTACATCACAAAATTGTGTTATCTTACCTACTGTCATACATTCATTTTTAATATCAATACAAGGCAATTTTTTAATATTTTTATTCTTTACTATACTTTCTATAGTCTGTTGTGTACCATCTAATAATGTAATTAATGTACTTCCTACTACACACGCACCACCCATAGGCATTATACGTTCTGACCAAGTATAATCGGAAATTTTTTGTGCTTCATCTAATACAATAACATCAAACGTTAAACCCTCAATATTAGATTGATCTGAACCAGAAACTGCCATTATAAAAGAACCATTACTTAATTCTATTTTTTGTTTATTACATCTTATTAATTTATTATTTAATTTATCTTCGTTCATTTGATAAAATGTTGCCACCCTGCCAACATTAACTTCTGCTTGTTGTACTCTTGGAGTAAATATTCCCACTCTCATTTGAGGATAATTGTCTATCAAATAACCGCTAAACGAAGCTATAGATTCTGTATTATGTACAACAGTACAATCGTCTAATAAAAATAAATGATCTTTTGATTTAATAACAAAACCATAATATTTACCAATTCCTTTTGGCTTAATTGTAAAATTGAATTGTAACCAATCATATTGTGGTTTTTTAATAAATTGTTTTTTTTGTACCTTTGTTGGTACATCTGTAAAATCACCATCTGCAATAATTTTATAAGCTACACATTCTTTACTTTTTAAATTAATTAGTTTTTCTTTTATTGTAGCACGATAGCCACATAATCTTAATAATTTTAACACATCATTAGTTAATTTTTCATTAGTAAAAATAAATTCAAGCATACAATCTTCATCTATATATCCATTTGAATCAATTAGTCCCGCCAACACTTGTTTCCTTATGTTTATATCATTATACATATATTCATCAGGAATATGCTTGTTATTATATACATTTAATTTTTTCAATTCATCTATAATATAATTAGTATTATCTTTATTACCATTTATAATAGCACAAAAATTTATACTATCGTTTTTATTTTTAAAAACACTAAATTGCATATTTAATTCTTTTGTGTATTGTTCTATGTATTTTATTACTTCATTATCAATATTTATAATTTCACTATAATTATTTCTGCCACTACCTAACCATAACCCAAAATAATATGGATTGATTGAAATTGGTTGTTTTTTAAAATCAACAGATACTCTATATCCAAATAATTCATTTTGACGTTCAGATGTTAATTTCAAATAATCATTTACAGTAATTTTATTAATTTTATTTTGCTTATCTTTTACAGCCAATATATGAGAACCATTTACAATAAAATTTTTATAGTTTTTTTCATTAGTACAGATTTCATACATTTCTTCATAACCTTGTCCTAATTCAATTACTTCAACAGGTGTACTATTAGGAGACATTACAAAATCTCCTACTCTAATATCTTCTACTTTTTTAGATTTACCATCAGCCATCATTATTAAAGTACCTTCTGCAAAACATTTACCTGCCTGTCGAGCCATCAATCCTGCTACCTTTCTTATTGTAGGATTGCATACAGCTCTAATTAACTCAATTTGATTTTCATGTAAATGTTTTTTTTTCTCTGGTAGATGTGCCCTTAATACAGTCTCACAATAATAAATAGGATCTGTTCTTTGCATAATACGATTAAAAATAAAATCATCTAAATTTTGTCCATTTATTTTATTAACATAAAATTCTTTTATATCTTGTCGAACTGTTAAATTTCCCTTTTTTGCAATATCTATTTGATTCAACATTTATCCCTCTCTTATTTATTAATAGTATTATTAAAGATTTTTTAATTATCTTTTTTATCATTCTTTTTTAAATATTCCTCTAATGCCTCTACAATCAATTTATTTCTTCTTTTGTTTTTTTCTATTGATAATATTGTATATTTATTTATTATTTCTTTTGGAACTGCAATAGTTGTCAATAAAATAACCTCCTTTATTGTTTATATCTTTATAATAATATAAATTTATAAAAATATAAGAATATAAAAAACCATACTGATTAACAATTATCAGTATGGTTTTTAAACAAAAAACAATATTTAATTTATAAAGGTAAGGATGTTTTATTATTGGTTATTTTTTTTAATAAAAGCTAATATTGAAAGAAATTCTGAATTAGTAAATTTTTTTTGATTAGATGTTTTGTTAAACGCAATAAAATCATTTAAAAATGATTCAGATTGTTTTGAACATACTATTTCAACAGAATGTCTTATTGCCCGTTCAACCCTATTGGAAGATGTATGATATTTTATTGCAACAGAAGGATATACATCTTTTGTAATTTGATAATCTTCATTATTACTTATGTACTCCACTGCTTCAATTATGTAATTGAATCCCTTTAAAGACGGACTTAATCCATAACTTAATAAAGTATTAGGTAAGTCAAAACCGCTTGATAAATTATCTTGTGCTACATTAACATCTTGTTTTGTATTATCAAATACGTTATCTTTATCCCCCTCATTAATTATTTGAAGAAAATCATTAATTTGTGTTGATAATTTTGTTATAGTTTCCTGCATTTCTAATAATTTTTTTTCCATATTACTCATATCCTTTCTTTAGTAGTTTAATATAATTTCTCTAACTTGTAATTTTATTACTTTTTCAGTATACTACATTTTGTTGTTTATGTCAATATTTTTTTACAAAAATTTTATATTTTTTCTAAAAAAAATTTATTATAATCATAAAAATTAAACCTAATTGTGTATTGTAAATTGTTTATTTGTAAATACTTATAAATTCGATTAAAATAAATTTCATCTTCTATTTCCCATAAAAATTCCATATTAGATAATTTATTACCAAAACCATTCATAAATTCATCTTCCAAAAAATCCAATAGAATTCCCATACTTACAGGAGATAATTTTTGACTTGATACAACTAAAGTTTTACAATATAATTTGTCATTAATTATTTGAGGATAAATTATTATTTTATTAATTATTTGTTTTAAATTCTTTTCTAAAAATGAAGCAATACCTTTATCGCCTAATTTATTCATAAAATCTTTTATAATTAATTGTAATTTATTAAATAATTTTTCTGATATGTTATCTATATAAAAATCTTGTTCATCAATCATAAAAGTTTCCTCTACAATAATAGGAGATATAAATTCATATATATATTTATCTTCATTTTTTTGCATACTCATATTAACCGCTCCCTCAAACTTAATTACATTGTATTTCTTTACCATATTTTATATTATTTCAATTCATATCTCTTTAATTCCTGTTGTTATTTTTATTTTTGAATTTGGAATTTCAAGTCCCCAATTATCCCAATCTTCAAAATTGTTTCGTGCAAATAATTCTATTTTATTTTGTAACGGAAACATTTTTGTAATACCATCTATCACTTCTAATGGCTTTTCACTATGTTTTCCTCTATGTATTGATATTAATTGTTTAATATTTCTCGCTCCCCTTGGCATTGGAAATTTACCCTTTTTAAAGGCTAACACAAATTCAGTTTGAGATAAAGTATACCTACCAGGATTATGTACTTGTTTATCCCATACAAAAGCTACAGTTTTATATTCAAAACCCCAAAATTCCCCTAATTCAATAGCATTTGCCATTTGAGGCCCTGTTGTCCACATAAATAGAATACAATTATCATCAGATATAGATTTTATGTCTAATTCTTTTAATTGTTTTATTTTTAAAGTCGGATATTTAAAAGCTGCTGAACTGATAAAAATTTTCTTTTCAAATCCTATATTCTCATTTTTTATAGTTGTTTTATCATATTGCATTTTCCCACCATAATCCCAAGGTGGATCTGCATAAATAATTTGATATTTCTTATTTGGTAATTTAGGATATATATCTTCTAATGGATTTATCTTTGTTCTTGCTTTAGCTTGTTTGCTATATAAAGAATATGCTGTAATAGTTTCTTTCATAAAAATCCTCTTTCTAAAATTTTTTAATAACATACTATGTTATTAATTGATTATACATTCGTTTATTCTGTCTTTTAAGTTTATTTTTATATAAATCTTCTTTATACAATAAATTATTTCTTATAAACTTCGCTCGTTTTTCTAACTTATTATAAATTTCTTGTGAATGTTTTAATTTTATACGTTCCAATATTTTATTATCATTTTTAATATAAAATTCTGGATATTGCTCTTTTAATATATCGTAAAATTCATCAAATTCCATATTAATTAATGAATTAATATTTATATATATCTTCCTATTATAATCGTCTTTATATGCATCACCATATTTATTAATATATTCTGTATTGTACATATTATCTTCTACTTCTTTAGTATCTGTTATATTAAAATGTTTTTTAAAAAATTCTTTTATTAACTTCAATCTTGATTTTCCTTCATATAGAGCATTATTAATAAATAATATAAAACTATTTTTTCTTAAATCAACTATATCTTCTCGTAGATCAATAATTTCTTCATCATTTTCTTTTGCTAAACAACCTTTCCCTTCTTTTTTTAATTCTTTGTTTTTTAATGTTTCAATTTTCTTAATAATTTTTTTAACATTAAAAATAGCACAATTATACGCTTCTCCTAAATGTGTTTTATTTTTAAAATTTCCCAACATACAAAAATATTTTTCTTCATCATCTTTATTATGATATATTTTACCACCCACACAATCAATCATTAAATATTCATTATCATCTAACATAATATATATTAATACATTATCTTTTTTAACATCTAAATCTGCCTGTTTTAATTCCTCATATAAATACTTCGCTACCTCTTTACTAAAATCTATTTTAGATGTTCCAAAACTAAAAAACATAAACTTACCCACCTTTTTATTTTTAAAATAAACTTTTACTTCTATTTTTATATTAGTTTTTAAATTTTTTATTAAATTTATTGCTGTAATTTGTTAAAAAATATATAACCAAGCAACATATTTTTTACCTTTTTTATATCCTCTAAGTTATATGAATATATTGTACCGTTTTTTACAAAAACATCATATTTTTTTATATCTGAATGTATTTTTACTATTGCATCAAAAAATACATTTTGTTCTTGTTTATTCATTATAGATTTTAAATAATAGCACCCATTTTTATTATTTAAAATAATATTTATATTCATATACAATCACCTTATTAATTGCTTATTTTTAAAAATTAGTTATTATTAAATGTTTTACATCTCTATCATTACGAGTTCTAAAATTACACATATATTTATTGTCAAAAATAATTATATTAAAATTATCTTTATACAAGTTATATATAAAGTCTGTATTTTTAATTACTAACATAAATTTAGCTATTGTTGTCTGCAATATATTCGCCAATCTTATATGATCCTTTTTAGTAAAAGTCTTTCCGTCATAACTGGAAAACGTTGTATCATATGGCGGATCTAAAAAAATAAAATCATTATCTGTTAATTTTATATTATGCAAAAATTCTTCAAAATCTAAGTTATATAAATCAGTTTCTTTAAATAGATTATAAATATTTTCATTAAACATATTATCTATTTTTATTTTTAAATCCTTATTGTTATATGATATTCCTCCATAAGGAACATTAAACTCTCCTATATTATTAAATCGACACATTGAGCCATAACAAAATTCTTTTATAAAGTAAAAATTGGCTATTTGATATTCTATAGATTTATCAATTCTTTTTAATATTATATCATTATATATCGTTCTAAAATATGTATAATACCCGTTCATAAACCCTGTTATTAAATTATTTTTTAAATCATTATTGTTAAAATTATACTTTATACTATTTTTTCTTGCACGTTTCATTTTATCAAAAACACATTTAGTTATATTGTGTAAAAAATCATTATTATCTAATATTATTTCTTTTACATAATCTTTTTCAAATAATGGTTTAATAATATCATATATTATGGACGCTTGTTCTTCTAAACTATTGTACATAACTAAAATATCATTATATTGCTTATCACATAATTTTAATAAATATAAAAAACTATCTCTATATCCATATAAGTACTTATATAAATATATATTTTGATTTTTTATTAAATTATAATAATTCATTAATGTTGTTGATATATCATTAATTTTTGCCTGTTTGGGTAACAAATCAAAATATAACGCTCCACCGCCAAAGAATGGTTCAATATACCTATTAAATGTTGGTATATATTCCTTTATTATTTTTAATTCTTTAGATTTACCACCCGTCCATTTGATTAATGGTTTCATTTTATTATTCCTTTCTTATTTCCTTTATTTTATTTAATACACTTGTAAACTTTATCTTATCAGTATTTTTATATTTTATTTCTTCTATTTTTCTTATATGTATTGAATTAATATCTACATCAGATAATAAAAACGGTAATCTACCATTATTAATTTTATTAAACTTTGGTTCATTAATAATAAAATTAATTACATCTTGTTTAGTATTAAATACTTTAGCTTTAAAAATATCCTTCCCCCAATCAATACCAATCATTTCATCATTAACTAATTTTAAATCTTCTCCATTACGCTTACAAGTAATTATATACATAAAAACCCTCCAAACATAATTAATAATAAGAATTTGTCATAATGTTTTATTTTAATAAAAATATAATTTATATAAAATCTATTTTTTACAATAATTTTTCTTTATAATAATTTTTCTTTATATAAACATATAAAAAATCGTATATATTTTCAATATAAAATTTGAAATAAATCATAACTGCTATTGTATAAAACCATATTATTAAATAATAAATTTAATAATATATTAAAATATTAAACTATAACTATATAATTAATAATTTTATAAATGGAGAGGGATTAAATAATTTTATTGGATTGTGAATACAAAGAAAACAACTTATTTAAATACTCTAAAATTACATAAGCATTTATAGTATTAAATTAATAATAATACTATAAATGCTTGTGTAAGAAACTGACAAACTAAACATTAGAAAACATAAAATTGATGGAATTTTATTTAATTAAACTAAAATTTGTTATATATCATTAAATGATTAAATCTTTTATGCAAAAGCAAGCAATATATTTATTGTATTTTTTTATTTTTATTGTTCTATTAAAGGTAAAATATTATCTTTTTTTAATAATTCATAAATAAATAATCTTCCTTTTTGTGTCCAATATGTTAATAATGTTGTATGATTATTTCCACTTTTATCTATATATGTATGCGTTTTTGTACTTGTATAACCTTTATTTGCATATTTTTTATACAATAACCACGTTTTACCTAATTTATATTGTATGTTTAATTTATTTAATTTATTGTTCATCTGTTGTGCTGTCATTCCATAATCTTTAGCTATATTTGTTATAGAAATTAAATCTTTACATTGTAACACCATATCATAGTAATTTGCTTTTGGTTCCATTTCTATTACTTTTTCTTGTAAAGGAACAACAATTTGTGTTCTATATTCTTGTAATGCTATAGCCATATCTGCTTTATCTTTTGCTTGTATTATTTTTAATAAAGCTAAATTTTCTTTATCTATTTGTGTATTTATAACTTCACGCATTGCAAAATATTCTCTTCTTAATTGTTTTCTTATATCTTTTGACTTATCTGTTTTCATAAATCCTACTAATAACATATAGCCTTGTTCGGATAATAAATATATATTTTTAGAATTTGCTATCTTTTGTTTATTATATCCCATTAACAAAAGTGAGTCGGTTAAGCCGACCGAGTTTTTTAAATCTAATATATCTATTCCAAACTCAAATTCGCCTATATTATTATTAATTATTTCATTAATATGTTTTAATTTCATATTATGAATTTCTGCTATTGTATTGGCTGTTATTACCCTACAATTAGTTCCAAATCCACCTTCTATTATGGGAATTTTAATTCCTATAAAATCTTGTATTCCTTTTATATCTAAATTTATAATTTCATTATCTTTTGTAACTTTATTACTTTTTATAATTTCATTGTTCATTTTTATTTATTCCTTTCTTTTAAAAATTATTAAAATTATAACTTTATACAAGTACGCTATATAAACACATTTTTTATATACAAACATTTTTATATACAAGCATCTTTTTTATAACTACATTCTTTTTATAATTACACTTTTTATTCGATTATTATATTTTATATATATTATATCATATTCAATAATATTTAGACAACATATTTTTTAATAATATTATATAATATACTTTTATATAAAAATATTTTTATATATTGTGTTCTTTATATATTATTCTCTTTATATACTACTTTCTTTTTTACATTATTCTTATAAAATATATTTTCCAAAAACGCTCAAAAATTTTTTCTGAAATTTTTTTGTCTTTATTAAAAGTTTTCAAAAAAAAGCCTAAAAATTTTTTCCAAAATTTTTTTAGTAAGGTGTTTACTATTTCATATTCACTTCATTACTTACCAAAAAACACTCAAAATTTTTTCCCAAAATTTTTTTGATAGGATATTTTATTTTTTATAATTCTATTTTTAATATGTCAATTAATGTAAAAATTTGTCAACTAAAATATCAAAAATTATACTGTAATTTAAAGCGAATTTGCTCAAAATATATATGGAAAAATGAATGTTTTTTAAGCCTTTTTTTGACAAAAAATAAGCCTAATTTTTACTCTATTTTTAAGTAAAATTTTAGACTTATTTTTAAATAAAATATTCAAACAATCATTTAAAATTTTTAACTTTTAAAACATTTAATTTATATAAAACAATTAAACACATAACTTATGTGTATATCTCTGCTTTTCAATTCGGCGAACTATTCCGTCAACCCATATGATGCTGTAGTCCTGCCTATGCCAATAAACCCCAACGATTCGTATATTCGTATATTCGTTACTTCTTTTATAGTCAGATTTCACAATCCCATGTGCTATCATCCATTCCGCAATGTTCCCCATAAGTCTTGACTCTCTCTCCATCTTATCTGCTATGTTTATCATTGTTTTTCCTCCTAACTTTTTAAAGTAGGGCTGTAATTTTTCCTACTTAATTCTTATTTTTTTATACTTTACTTTAGATTATTATGTCTAAAAACAGACAAACTCTTTTTGCTTTGTAAAAGGCAATCTCGTTTTCTTTGTTTATATTTTTCAAATAATCATCCTTTAATTTTTTATAGGTTCAAGAACTTTTTCCTTTTTATCATTCGTTTTCTTTTACCCCCTATTTTTTGTAATTATACATTAGATTTTTCCAAAAACCTATTTATTATCAATTTATGGCATTTTGTTTGTAATTTAATTTTTATATCTTTATATTCTGATTATTATAGAGAACAAAAGTTTTTGAGGAAGTCTATTGTAATTATTAATACTTATTGTATAAAGTTAAGGCAAGCTACCACTTTTTTGAAATAATTCTACAACAATCAATTTTTTAAAACACTACCAATAATATTAATAAAACATAAGGAATTAAATTAAATAATATTAATATATGTAAATATTTAACCAAATTACTTATATTCTATTAATTCTTTTAATGATACATTAAGAGATTTTAATATTACATTAATTGGTACAACAATAAAATCTTTATTTATTTGTACATTGATAAATTCTTCATCATCAATATATTTAGTTAAAAACTCTTTTATTACATACATATCATATTCGATATATAAAGAATTTTTAAAAGTTAATTCTGATGTAATATTAGAAAAAACATTATCATTTAAAGATTGAAGTAATCGTTTAAGTATATTGTCTGTTTCACCTACCTTATCAAAGTCTAAACTAACAGTGATAAAATATTTATGCCGTTCAATAAATTGCCAAAAATCTTTAATTAAAAATTTTTTCAACTCACTATTTTTTACATTTTTTGTATTAATTCTCATTGGTATATCCTCCTTTATATCTTCAGTATATTTATAATAAAAGTATTTTTTAAGATTTATTTATATGATAATAAATTGTATTTAAATAATCAAAATCAATTAATGTATTTAAAAAATGTAATTTATAATTTAAAGAAAATATACTATTATTAAATCCAATGATATCACGTCTATGATAAAGAAAATATTCTAAATCTAAAATATCTTGTTTTTTAATAATATCCAATAAATTTAAAAAAATGTTTATATTTAATTTGTTCATAGGCAAAATGTCTCTTATTATTAAATCACTTATTTTAAACGATTTAATAGGTAATTTTATATTGTTAAATCCACAATATACTTTTATTGATTTTGTAATTTTTACTATTGGTAACGGTATAATTTTAAAATGTTTATTCATTTCTTCTATTATATCAGAAGTTATATTAACATTTATTTTGTTAGGTAAAATTTTAAAAATCATTATTGCTCACCTTCTGTACTTAATATTTTATCCATTTTATAAATTTTATATTTTATTAAAATGTTGTAATTATTTACCCTCTCCTTATTTTAATAATTATATTATATAATATTATTCAATATTTGTCAATAATATTATTATATAATTTACAAATATTTATTTTTTATACTATATCATTATTAACTAATAGAGAAATACTACATAAATAGTATTTTTTTATTAGTATTTAATCATTTTGAGTTATTTTAAGTAAATCATTTGTATTAAGATAATAGTTTTTATTTCGATATACTTTATTATATTGTTCTTTTCCCTGAAATTCATCTACAACTTTTTGTTCCTCGGCAGGCATATCATCATATTTAACATTACCATAATAAGGGGGCAACCAGTTTTTATTTTTACCTACATAAATATTAAATTTATCAATAAGTTCTTGGTTTGTAAATGTTATATGGCAAGTACCTTTTTTATAAAAAGTAACCTTAAAGAATTTACATTCAATATTTTTAGGATTGTTTTGAGATTCTTCAATAACATATTTTAAATCAACTTGTTTTGTCATATTACCGTCCAAATAATTCAATGTTTTTTCAATATCTTGTAATAAATCAAGAGCCTTAGAAACACAAAAATCCATACGATTACTAAAATATTGTTTTTCAAATGCATGACAAGGAATAATGACCTTATAGTTTATTTTATGAGCAATGTTTGTTTTCCAACCGTTATAATAATGAATATTACCATCACATTCAGGATAATAACTATATTTATGAGTTAATGTATCAAATAAACTAACAATTGTTTCTTTTACTCCTTGTTGAATAGAAGCATTCATTTCAACAATAAGATTATTGATATTAAATTCATTAAAATCATACTCTTGCAATTTATCAACTTTTTCTCTGAATTCATCTTGCATATTACTTGTTAATTTTGACATAAACTTAGGATTAGAAAATAATGCTTTCCAATATTTTAATCTTACTTTTTTTAAATAACAATTTACAGTAGCTGTATCATATTTATCATCAAATATTGTCAATTTTAATATAGGGTTTTCAAAATGCAAATCACTAACCATATCAAAATTGATATGTTTTTCTAGTGTTTGATAATGCTTTATTAATTCTAAAGAAGATTTCACTTCTATATTAAAAAGTTGAACAGCTTTTTTAATATAATCATCAATAATAATTTCTGTCTCGTCCTCTTTAGAACTATATTTGTATTCTTCTGCTTTTTGAAATTGCTCCCACCATGGATTTTCCTGTTGAGTAGCTTCAATATGAATTTTTATTAATGCTACTTCTACATCAGTTTTTCTTTCCGCTTTAGAAAAAGTATCATTAATATATTTAATATCAGCATTATGCTTATTTAAAATTTGCAATAACACTTTTCTTTTATTTGAATAAGGATTTTTAATTGTTTCAGCATTAAGAATACAAACAATGTCTCCTCCATTTTTTTGTAAATCTAATGCTTTTAAAAGATGTTCCTCTCCATCTTTAAATGGTGGATTCATTATGATTAAATCATATTTCTTAAACGGATTGAATGTTAAAAAATCGTCCCAAACAACTTTATATTGTTTGTTTTTTAAAATTGCCTGCAAATTTTTATCAATTTCAATACAATCCACATCCAAGTCAACATTTCTACAATAATAACTAATTATAGAATTATATTTCTTCATAAGACTTTCCACTATATTACCTTTACCCGCAGACGGTTCAAGAACGCTTGCTACATATCTTAAATCCAAACCTTCAAGCATTTTATCAATTAATGCTTGCGGTGTTGGATAAAATTGATTGTCTTTCTCTGTATAATTTACCATATCATTCATTTTAAACGCTCCTTTGTATATTTTTTTATTAATTATATTATATAACAATTACTATAACTATGTCAACAATATTATTGTTTATTATACAATTTATTTTATAATACCATACCATTTTTTTAAATTTTTCATTTGATAATTATAGATATAGTCATAAAACCCACAATCTTTTCTATACACTATACTATAAGTAGATATATCTATAAAAGTTAGAAATATTGGATCATCAATATCATCATAAATTACCATATAATAATTATTTTCTATAATGTATTCTTTTCTTATTAATTGCAATATTTTAGCACTAACATCTAAAGTTAAACATTGTAAATCAATTATATTATTGTTATTCATATTATACATTTTAGATAATTTTAAATAAAATTTTAATTTTACTGGTACTTTAATAGTAGGTAAATTAATAATTTTATATTTATTTATTAATGAAAAATTAATATATGGTACTTTTATATTGACTAAAACACCTACACTCATATTTTATTATCCTTTCATATATAAATTACTTTTATAATAAATTGTTAATTTAATTTATTCAGAATACATTTTACATTATCGTCAATATGAAGTTCTATATCATTAACCTTTAAATCATCATAAGTATTATGACAACAGCACTTAGAACAAGATAAATCATTGTATGTTAAATTTAAATTAACAACATCTTGTTCAAACATTGAATTAGCTATTGTTTTAGTTTTTTGATAATCCATATAATTAAAAAATGTATTCATTTATATTCACCGTTCCTTTCTTTTATATAATATAAATACACATTTATTAAAATAATATAAATTTATAAGCTATAATTACTTTAATTTATATTTTACAATGACACTACTCCTTATATAGGGTAATTATAGCCTATATTCCCTTTATTAAGAGATTTACACAATTATTATATATAACACTACTAATTAATTTCATTTGCCTAATATCGGTTTTTAAAGGCTTTTACAGTAGGTATATAAAACATTTAATCAAAATATTTATATTAACTATTTTATTATACCGATATATAATTTTATTTACTTATTCTGCTCAATATTTCTTTTGCTTTATATAAAGTTTCTTTATCAAACCAACCAAAATGACATTCATTAACAGGTATATCAAGAAGTTTAGCTAACATTTTATAAGCATCTGTTCTCTTAATATTTTTATTGTTTTGCCATATAGGATCAAATAAAGTATGACATTCTTTTTTTAATTCTCTCAATTCTTTATTTGCCAATATACCTAATGGTATATTAGTACCTGTATGAACTCCAACATATGAATCACAATTAATACACTTATAACACATTCCATTACCATACTGTTTACCATATATCGCAACATTTGAAGTAAAAATAACAGGAGAATTACAATATGGGCAAACTGTTGGAATAGGATAATAATTAATTTTTTTCATACATTATTCACCCTTTCATTGTGATTTATCTATAATACTTTTAATCTATTAAAATTTATAAATTTTAATAAATATTTATGCATCCTATTAAATCTCTCTTACATCAAAATCTGTATACAAAGAAGTTGCTGAACAATTATCTATATATGTAATAAATTGTTTAGCTACAAATTCATACACAAACAAAATTTCATTATTATGGACTTCATTGTTTTTACTTAAAACTTCTTTTATTCTAAGAAAGTCATTGTTTAAATTATTATATTCCATAAATCTTTTATTAAAATAAAAAGTATATTTGTATTTATAAATACTTCTATCACAATCAACCATATCAATAAAAAAAGATTTATTATAATAATTAAACATTTCTTTAAGAGTGCTTGCAAACAATATTCCTTTTATTTGATTTAAAGTCATATCAGAATAAACAATATAATTAAATATTATGTCATATTTCTGTATAAAATGCGATATATTCTTAGAGAAATGTTTTATTATCCAACTATAAGTCAATGGTTGAAATTCTTCTGTAGACAATGTATCATAACAATTACGATAAAATATTGTATACATTATTATATTCATTCCTTTCATCTATAATAATTACACTACTAATGATATAGTTATTTTATAATCCACATTAACAAGATTAAATATTTTATTTGTTTTTATAAAAAATATTTTTTTATTATATAACATTTTTTATATTAAGTGTATTATATATTATAAATATAATTTAAAAAAAGGGAAGGGAACGTTTTCTCTCTCCCCTTTTTTTACAATTAAGCTATCACTTTACATCTGGTCAGTTCAGTTTGTTTTACTGAATTAAATTCATTATGTGCTTTTACAGTACCTATAAGTTGATTTACATTATTTATACACTTGGTAGTTTTCCAAGTATAAATATTTTTATTTTCATCAGTAAACTTATATACATATGTCATTCCAAATTCTGTCAGCCAACTTGTTATTTTTTTAGTATCAATAACAGTAATTGTTATACGATCTTTTATATTTCCAACATGTTGAGAAATTAATTTTTGCTTTCGTTGTTGTTGTATTTGCTGTATTCTTTCATTTTCAGTTTCTATTGCTCTTGTATAAGTAGGAATTAAACTTACTAATATACCTATATTATTAAAGGTTATATAAGGTGTCTCACATACAACCCTTAAATTGTTCATATAGTTATTAATTACTTGTTGTTTTTTAAGCCACTCTAAGGCTTTAGCTGACAAATTAACCGCATAATTAGATTTATAATTAAAATTAACTTTTTGCATTAACTCTTTTATATATTTTTCATCAACTCCGATTGGAATATTATTATCAATATAATAAAACTTCTCTGTCATATTTCTTGTAGAATCTGCATTACCAGATTTAACATAACCAAAATGTCTAACTGTTTCAGCGGCATATTGCAAAACAATTTGTGTTTCAACGTAATATTGAGGATATGAATGTAAATTATCTATTGTTTCTCCCTGAATTAATGTATCAAAACAACTGATGTATTCTGCTACACTTTCTGCACTCATACCATTTGTAAAATCTTTTAAGCAAGTCTTACCAACTTGTTTAAAATCACCTGTAACAATATTATAAACCAAATATGTGAATTTTCTACGTCTATGGCTATTACAATGTTCACAAGAGGTATCTGTTGTATAGTATTTTTCTGGAACTTCAATATCACAACATTTTTTTATAATGTTACCATTATCGGTATGTTCGATTACGCCGACAAACTGCCAATTATTAATTATTGCTTTACCTTCAACGTTTACAACAATGTATTTTACAATTCGTTTGTTATGTCTTTCATCTTCCACTTCAACAAATTCTTCTCCTAACTTTTCATACAAAAAATAGTTTCCATATTTTTCACATTTACGCTTTATTCTGTTCAACTTTTTTTCAAGTCTTTCCATATTGCCCTCAAAGATTTTAAATTTCATATCAATCGTCTCCTTCTATCTTAACGTATTTAGACTTTATGTATATCTTTAACTTAATTATATTATATCAAATATTTAAAACTTTGTCAACAATTATTTTTAAAAAATAAAAAAATAGGTTAATTAATATATAATTAACCTATTAGAAAAAGATTACAGATATTCGCTTACAATAATGTCAATATCAAAAGGTGTAATAATAGTTTTATTTTTAAAATCATTTTCTTCTATATTAGTTTCTTCAATACTATTTTTTTCCATATGAGTTTTTTCTATATTATTTTCTACATCAAAAATAATGTTAGCACTTTCTTTATTATCTACCTTTATTCCTCTTACTATAGCATTTAACTCAAATAAATCATATAAATTAGGTTTATTCATATTTACTATACTATAACAAGTTGCAATAACATTATTTAATTGACTTTCAACATTATAAAGACAGTACTTATTATTATAATATAAATAATTCTCTAATGGCAATGATATATCACACCAAATAAATTCTTTTTTAACAAGATCAAAAATTACTGGGACACAAGAAGCACTTTTCATTGTCAAGTCCATTTTTTGTTCTACTGTTTTTGGCTCATATATTTCACCTGAATTACAATCTCGTCTGTTCATCCACCCAAACATAGCATTAGGTAATTCATTAAAATTATTACCATTAAAACTATATACTTGATAAACCACATAGCGTACTCCGTTATCAATGTTACTCTTTATATCAATATCAATAAATTCACTAACACCTACACCATTTGGATCTCCACCATTAGTTATATCTCCCGAATGATACGATTTATATAAATCAGATTTTAAATTAGTATATGATATATGAGTTAAATATTGCCATTTTTCATCAAACATTACTGCCGACAAATCTAAATCTATTACATCTTTATTAAATGTATTAGTCCACCAAATAAACGCTCTTAATGTTGTAACTTGTTCATCAAGACTTACTCTTGAACCTTTTGTTATAGTTTTTAAAGCCTTACTTGCACTTCGTTGACTAAAAGGAATTATATAATTCTTTAACTTTTCCGATATATATACATTACCTAATAGACTTCTGCCCTGATATTTACTCATTAAAGCATTTTTACATATTAAAACAATCATATTACAATACTTATTTTCAATTTCTTTTAATGTATTATCAATATAATAACTTTTAGCCATATTACCTTTTGGAAAAAATACTCTATATTTTAAATTTTCATTTCTATGTTCAAAATGATTTTTTACCTGCCATAAAACAGGTGTAGAAATTTGATTAGCAATAGTTTTAAAAATATCGACAATTAATTGTTTATCATCTATATTCCTTAATAAAAAGTCTAATTTTCTTGCAAATTCTCCTGGTCTATCTTTTAATATATTAACTAAATCTTTATACTTTTTATTAGCAATAAATGCTTCAACCTTGCTATTAAATGTTTCTATTTTTATGTTATTACGCAATTTATCAAAAGCCTTGACAACTTTGTCAAATTGTTTATATTCAAAAGGATGTAATTTTTCACCAATACGAATCCATTTATTTTTATATCGTTTCATATCTTCTTCAATATTATTGCAATTATTTAACAACAATAATATTAATTTCCGCTCTTTACGTTTAAAGTTTCTATATTTAGTATTAGAAGCTAAACTAATATCTCCATTTGACATAGCCGTTATTAATCGCAATACATCTGTTGCTGTTTTAATAAATTTTGATATTTTATTAAACGAATTTAAATTAGGCACACTATAACATTCTGAATTTAAAATATTAAATATTTCTTGATGATTTTCTATATATATTTTGAGGATAAAAGCAACATTTTCCTTTAAAGGTATTTCGTTTGGCAACGAAATATCAACATTTTTAAAAATTTGTGATATATCTTCTTTATCAATATTAGACAAAGAAGTTTTAGATGTACACAAATTATTAAATATATTATATATATCTGATATATTCCCTAAATCAATCATTTTTACTTTATCAATATCAAATAGAGGTAATCGTTCATCTTTTTGTTCATTAGGATATAAGTTTCCATTTGACCAATAATGAGCAATTGCATTAAAATATAATTCACTTTCTTCCCTGCTCATTATAGACATAGGAAAATTAGGATACATAGGATTATAAGTCACATTTGCTCCAACTAACTTTTTTAATATAGGAATTAAATTTAAATAAAAATTTTGTAACTCTTGTATGTTGTATGTACATAATAAATCAACAACATTTTTAGATAAAGTATATCCTAATTTTTCTATATTTTTTAAAATAGTAGATATGTACTCTTTATAATCTAATGATGGATATACGCTTGAACCTAAAATTAATTTATTTTTTCTTCTTAATAAAATCTCATTTAATAAAAAATTATCTGCTATATTCATAAAATCCTCCTAAAAAAGAAATTAGCAACAGTAACTCTATGTTTTCAACTTAATTGATCAAAGAAGGAACTGTTGCTATAGCCTTTATATAACAAAATGGGAATTACAAAACCTATAAGTATTTCTCAAAATACGACTAGGAAAATCAAAATATGATTCGCCTAGTAACAAAGAAGGAAGGCTTTAGTATAACCATTTATTTTAAATAGGCAATTAAATATTCTATTTATACTTACTACATTTGTAATCATTAGAAGAAGGAAGAATATTTATATCCTATATAAAAACTATTATACTACATAATAATCTTTATGTCAACTATAATTTTTATAAAATGATTTTAAAAATAAAAACACCATAGAATAATATTTTCTATAATATATTTATTGTAATTTATAGTAATATTTAATATTTTACTTAACTCTCTCCCTCTCTTTTATAAATTATTTAACAACCCATTTGTCAATATATGGCATATTTTTTATCTATCTTTTTTAATTCTTCTGTTTTCTTTTGTGATGAATATACTCCTTGTACAAATAAATCACCCATACAACCCCACATTATTACATATATATTTTTATTAATCCTCTCCTTTTTATAAAAATTTTCCTATCTCTTAATATTAATTATATTATAATAAATAATTTTAATATTGCCAATAATTTGTAAAAAATAAAAACACCACAGATAAACACGTCCGTGATGCCTCTATATTAATAAGATCTTATTACTTATCTAATACATTTTTTTAATGCAATTATTTGCTAAATATATGATTTTTTTAATTATATATTTATGTTTCAACATAATTTTTTTAAAATAAATTCTCATTTCCTCTCTTGAAATTATTTTATTTAAAGTTTTTCCATTTGAAGTAACCTTTACCCAATGAGTTTCTTTACATATTTTATTTCTTAACGCCAAGCTGTATATATGCCAAAAATTTCAAAACCCTGTTCTGATAAGTTTTTTATATTGTTATCATTATTTATTTTGTCTATTGATTTTTCATCATATTCTAAATTATAAGAATTATTAAAATTGTAATAAACTTCTGTTACAAAAGGGCCATACTCCTATGCAATAATATTTTCATCACTCTAAATACCACAAATAATTAAAAATAAATAATAATTTTATATTAGCTATTATCAATTCTATATAATACATTAATACTTATATACTTTATTATTTATCTAATTTATATCTTTCCCAATCCAAAGTGGTAACATATAAAGTTGTTTTACATTTTGAACAATAAGTTATCTTAAACCTATCATTATCATTTGTTAATAAATTCCATTTATGATTACATTTTGTTGTATCTTCTAATTGTTCTATACTATCTATTGAAAAATAATATACCAAAAAAAGTGACATAAAAAATAAAAATAAGATTATCATAATAATTGCTAAAATTTTTTTACTCATAAAATCTCTCCAATATCCATTATAAAATTATTTTATGTATTTAAATAATTTTTCCGTTGTTCTACTTTTATCATTAACTTTTATACTTCTACTTATTTCTTTTTCCCATATACATTCAAAATCATTGGGAGCAGTCAATTCACTTATAAAAACTATATTATTTTTAGAATACTCTCTCATTACTTGCCAAAATTCATCATAGTTAAATTCTAATGAATTTTTAAATTGTTTTGTGTTATTATAGGGTGGATCACAATATATAACACAATTATGTAAATCATAATTATCTCTATAATCTTTAACTTGAAAAATAATATCTTTTAGATTAGATGCTTGATTTAATAAATTATTTTTAGCTTCGTTATAATAATTTCTAAATCTCAATCCATTCTTTGTTTTTTCATAACCGCTTTTTGCATAACCACCATCAAAAAACCTACCATTAAAAGATGCTAAAAATCCGATATTACCTATTTCCCAATCTTCAAAAATAGGAACATCTTTTATGTTATCTTTTTTAAATTGTTCATTTTTCAAATTCATATAATAAAAACTTCTTGCTTTATCATATAATTCTTTAGGTACACTTTCATATAAAAGTTTATCGTCTTGAACATATTGCAATAAAGCAATTAAATATTTATTTAAATCATAACCATATTTTTTATTACAATGTATTTTATCAATAACATTCGCTCCACCTACAAAAAGTTCATAATATTCTGTAATATTATTATCATCTATATATTGCTGAATAATAGGAACTATATATTTAGCAATCCTTGATTTACTACCCATATACTTCATATATTAACACACTTCCTTTATTTAATTAATTTTAATAAGTTCATTACTTACCCTAATCCCTTGAATTGTAAAAGTTTCTATATTATTAGAATTTTTTGTATACAAAACAATACAATCTACAACCGTATTTAAATTATCTATAGCATAATTATATAGATTTTTATTATTTATTGTTATTAATTTATTTTTAAACAAAATAACCGTTTGATGTTTTGCAGGTATTGTATCTGCAATTATAGTATTCCCTATAAGAGAATAAGAATTTTCTTCAGGTACATAATAAACTTCTTTTAATTCACATTTATCAAATAAATTTTTTTGCTCAATAATATCATTGCAGCCACATAAAAATATTGATAAAAACATTAATATAAAAATTTTTAACATATATTTCACCTTATTTAATAAGTTCTACTATTATCTATATAAAAAATAATTTTTTATTAATTATTTTCTAAATCAGAAGCAATACTATTAGAAATATTCTCTAATAATTTATTTTTGTTATTAAGTTGTTTTGTTAAATCTTCAACCTCATATTCTAAATCATCTATTTGGTCTTGATAAGATTCAATTTCGGCTAATAAATCTTCTATGCATTCTGTATCTTGTTTTTGTTCAATTATTGTGTCTCTTAATATATAGGCTAAATCTTTATTAAAATTACTTTCTATTATATTAAATATGTCCTCTATACTATCAACTATTTCATATTCGTTATTTATATAAATAATTTTTCTTTCCATATTTATTATCCCTTTCTATAATATATATTTACCTGTTTTTCGTATTGTGGGCAATAGTTCTTCCATAATCCAATAATCTATCGTTGGATAAAGAAAATACAACAATCTATAAATATCTGATTCAGGAACAAAAACTTTATCATTATAATTTATATTATTTTTACATAATAATATAAAATTATCCTCGCAATGAAGAATATTTTTAATATCGTCAAAACAAAATAATTGTTTGCCATCTATATTTATTGTTTGTACCTTTAATAATATCTCTTTATTAAAAAATTCAAATATATTCATTATGTAACCCTCTCTTGTCAATTTTTATATTACGAAAATATATTTTAAACTATTGGTCTAAAACTAAACTTTTATTAATATAATATATAAACAATAAATTATTGTTTATATATTTTCATCAAATAAAACATTAGCAATATTTAATAAATTATAAATAACCTATTAAATATTGCTCAATTATAACTTTTTTTAATAAACTACTTTCTTAAAAACAATGATATTTATTTTTAATCAAATCATTTTTATGAATATTATAGTCTTTATACTATAATAAATATTTTATAAATTTCTTCCAATTATCATATTACTAATTTTGTTTATTTAAAAAATTAGTAAATAAATCAAACATTTCATTTGTTTGCTTTGTTTGTTTTTGTTCCATTAAAGGTAAAATGTTATCTTTCTTTAATGTTTCATAAATAAACAATCTACCTTTTTGTGTCCAATATGTACAAACATTACTTTGTTTACTGCCTTGTGAATTTTTACAAACATTAGTTTTTGTACTTGTATAACCCTTACTTGCATATTGTTTATATAGTAACCATATATTTCCTTGTTTGTATTGTATTTGTTTATCTTTTAACATTTTATTCATTTGTTGAGCTGTCATACCATAATCTTTGGCTATTATATTTATTGGTATTAAATCTTTGCATTGTAAAACTAAATCATAATAATCAGCCTTTGGTTTCATTATTTTTATCTCTTTATTTTGTTGCTTAATTGTGTCTCTTTGTTTTTTATTTTTAGATGTTAATGAATCAATAGTTTTATTTGCTAAAATTAAAGCCCTTGCCATAACTTTTTCAGGAGTATTCCAATCCTTTTGAACTTTAATAAAATATTGACGTGCTTGTTTGCCTCTTTCATTACGTTGTATCATTGATAATTCCTTTGCCATATCTAATTTTATAGCGTGGTCTATTGCAGGTCTGCCACCTTTTGAGTTTTCGTCATTTTTGACGAAAACCTCTGTAAAGTCTATATTTTCAATAAAACCATATTCAATCATTCTTGAAAACCATTTTGCATATTCTGTTCCAATTCCTAAAAACTCATGTAACATTCTGCCGCTTACGATAGGTTCCTGATTATCATTTAATTCTACTTTAATTAATTCTTTCATTGTCTTTTTCCTTTCTTATAAAAATTAAACATTATTGTTTATAACACTGTTGATATCTTCATCTTGTATATCTTGCAAATATTTTTTTAAAACGCTCTCTACTATTTGTTTTCGAGAGGTTCTTTTTTTAATTGCCAAAATAGCAACACTATCAAGTATATCTTTGTCAATTAATATTGTTCCTGTTCTTTTTTTGCTTACCTCCAATTTTGCTTTCGCCATAATAACAAAACTCCTTACTTATAATTTTTTATACATTAAAAACATTTTTTATATACTAACTATACATCAAATAATAATTTTATGCAACTATTTTTTTAAAAAAAATAATTTTTGTTATTTTATACAAAAATAATATATTAATTTTATATAATAATAATAAATAACTTTTACATAAATCAAAATAATAAAAATATATAAATAATATTTTATGTAAAAATGGAGAGGGTATTTAAATACCCTCTCCCACATTTTTAATAATTATTTTATCTTTTTTTCTACCGTTACTATTGTATCATTATGCCAACCACCATGAGCCACTAATAAAATTTCTTGTATTTCAAAACCATATTTCTTACCTATCCCACCGCTATTCCAACAACAACTAATTACTATGCCATCTTTTTTAACTATTCTTCCTATCTCTTTTTTTTGTTTTGTCCAATAAGAAGATTGTGTTGTTGCTTTATTTACAGTTTTATCCAGTTTTTTATAACATTCTACTACCTGACGTGATGAATATGGAGGATCATACAATACTAAATTTATTGAGTTATTATCAAAAGTTTTTAAAAAATCAGTAGCATCTAAATGATAGTTAGTATTATAATTTTTATCTAAATCATTAGTTATTTTTGCTATCTTACTGTTATTAGCAAAAGGATCAATACTAATTAAATTACCCGCTCCAAATTCATTTATTAACATTTGATTGTATTTTTTTATTAGTTTTTCTATGGGTTTTATGCTAAATGTATTTTTATTTGGCATACTCCAAACCCTATTAATCTTCATTTTTATCACCTATTTTTAAAAAATATTTTTTTAATTATTTACTTTTTATAAGATATAAATTGGACAATAATTTGTTTTATAACGTTAAATATTTCTTCTTTTGTTTTAAAAATACCATTATTAGAACATTCTATTACATTCCATTCTTTTAATTTAGCTACAAACATACCCACTAAATGTATTCTTTTTAAATATTCTATATCTTTTTCAATTATATCTTTCTTTAATCCTCGTGCATTAATTGATTTAATAGATAAATCTACTGGTAAATTGAGATATATAGTACAATCTGGTATAGGTAATTTTAATGTTTTGTATAATTCATCTAATTTTATTAAAAAGTCTATTTTTTTATCTTCAATTGGTAATTTTGCAGTCTGATATATCATACTACTACCTATGTATCTATCAAATATTATAAAATCTATTTTTTCATAATCAGCACTATTTTTTATTTTATTAAACCAATTATATATGTCATATACAAAGAATGTTGCCACAATATATTGATTGTCTATATCATATTCTCCATTCAAATATTTTCTAACAAATATAGAACTTTCATTATTATAATTTGGAAATGACATTCTTAATACATTATATCCTTTATTTTTTAAATATTCTTCTAATAATTTAGAATTAGTTTCTTTAAACGCTCCATCTATACCCTCTATTTGTATTATTTTTGGTTTATTCATTTGCCTTATATTCCTTTCTATAGATAGTATTCTAAGTTTATATAATACATAATAATATTTATATATTAATAAGTCAACAAATTAATAATTAGTTATTAAAATTTCCACATCTTTACTTTTATCTTTTTTCTGATAGTTACAATTACTATAATTATTGTCCAAATAATAAACATTATATTTATTTTTCCATTTATCTAAAATAACATTATTGTATTTTAAATTATTAGATAATGCAAATTTAATATTTTTATCATTTAATTTATCCAATATAATTAATAACATTTTTTCATCCTGTTCGCTCCACATTTTGTTATATGTTGCTATTGAATTTAAATATGGTGGATCGCAATAAACAAAATCATTTTTATCTAAATTTGAAAAATCATATTTATCATAACTACAAGAGGTAAAAGCACAATTTTGTTCCTTCAACTTATCTATAAAATTAGATAATTTTTGTTGTATGTTGCTATTAAAATCTCTTTTACCAACAGGCATATTAAATCGACCTTTATTATTAAACCTTATTTGGTTATTAAACGCATAAATAAGAAGAACATAAAATTTTAAATAATATTTATAATCATATATCTTTTGATTATTAATCCATTCTCTTAATTTCAAGTAATATTCCTTATTATAACTTCCTACTCCTTTATCACTGGTACATTTATAATAATCATATCCTTTTATATCTGTACGAGATAACATATATTCATTAATTATTTGAAATATATTATCAAAAATATCCTGTTTATCATACTTTTTAAAAGCATCAAAAATACCTATTATTTTACTCTCTATATCATTATAAATTATTTTTATAGCATTTATATTAATACCGACATTACCACCACCACTAAATAAATCTATAAAATTTTTTATATTGTTTGGCAATAAAGGTATTATTTGATTTAATAATTTATATTTTCCACCAACATAATTTAATGGTGATTTTATGTATTTCATTAATACAACTCCTTTTTCTAAATATTTAGAATATTTAACCATTCTTCTTTTTTAATTTCAGTATTTCCACTTATACCACCTTTTGTACTGCTAATTTTTAATTGTATCGCTTTATTTGTTATTTGCTTTTTCTCTGATATAAAAATCGGACTTGTTGTTATTTTTAATAATTCATTTATAAAATTAAATATATCAAAACTATCCTTATATTTAGTTGTATTCATATAAGGCGGATCAATATAAATAATATTATTACCATTTTTTAATTGTTTATTGTTTAAAATTTTATATATATCTGTATGGTAACATTTTATGCCTTTTAACTTATTTGCTATATAAATTACTCTTTGTTCTAAAACATCTATCATTGGCTGCATAGGATTAACCACACTCTTACGTTTACTTGTTTTAGTAGGTTGCCAATAACTTCTAAATGATGTATTTTTCCAAACACCATTATCATTATAAACTTGTTTACCACCAAATGCAGAAGCTTGTAATAGAATATAATAATATTCTTCATCTATATTAGCGTTCTGTTTAGATATTTGTTTCATATAATTCTGTATTTTACTTTTATCTCTTGGAACTTGCTTTGATATATCTAAAAATTTATTTATATTAAAAAATCCATCTCCTATACTTTTATAAAACAAACCAAACGAGCCTTTATCTAACATAATAATATTAGGAATATCAATTCCTCTATTAATTAAATTAAGCGTAATTGTTCCTGAACCACAACATAAATCATAAAACATAGTATCTTTTGTTATATTAACATTATTAAATATGTAATCTATAATTTGTTTTACTACGGCTTGTTTGCCGCCCTGATATGAACAAGGAGGAATTAATTCAATATTCATTCTTTTTCCTCTCTATTATTAATGAATTTTTCGAAATTGTAGTAATACAATTACAAATATTATCATTTCTTATTTCTAAATGTTGTTTTGTTTTCTTGTTTGTATTATTTTTATATCTACCTCGTAGGCTTGCACATATAGGAAATCGTAAATCATACATTATTATCACCTTCTATAAACAATTTTTCTTTATATTTATAATACATAAGTTTTTTAAAAAACATATTCATTCTTAAAGCCATTAATAGTAAAATAATCAGCTATGATTATTTTGTAATCTTTCATAAGCTGTTTGACAATATTTTTCATTTATTTCAATTCCAATATATTTTCTATTTAGTTTTTTTGCTGCAACCAATGTTGAGCCACAACCACAAAAAGGATCTAATATTATCTGATTTTCTATGGTAGTTAAACTTATTAAAAACTCCATAAGTGCTATTGGCTTTTGAGTAGGATGTAAACCTCTGTCTGTCGTTTCTGTTTTACATTTAATAATATTTGAACAAACTTCTATTCCTGTATTATTCAATGGATTTTTTTTAATATATGTTTCATTGAATCCACCAACATTATATTTAACAATATTATCAGTTAATGTGCTGCCGATTGGATATGGCTTTATAAACCATAATATTGGTTCAAATAAAGGGCGTAAATTACCTATTTTCCAACCATTCCATTTTTTTATATTTTCATCATCACCTCTACGCTTAAAAATATTTTTTACATTTTGAGCACGATAAGCCGCTAAATCTTTTTTCCAAGCAATCATATCTTTAAAAATAAAATTTGAATCTTCCATAGCACAAATACACCTATGAGAAAATCGTCTGCCAGCAAAAATAAAACAACTTGCTCCAGGTTTTAAAACTCGAAACCATTCAGATGTCCAAGATAAACACCAATTATAATATTCAAGCGGTATTTTTTTATCAGCTTTAGACCAACCATTTAAAGGTTTTCCTCTGCTTTTAAAAACAGAAGATTTTTTTTGAGAGGGACTTGTACCAAGTAACGCTGAATTTTTATTGCTATGAATAACATCCCATGTATCTATTGATATACCATATGGTATATCGGAAAGTATAAGGTGAATAGAATTATCATCTATTTCTTTAATTTTTTCAATAGAATCCCCACACATTACATAATTTGTTTCCATATAAAAACCTCTTAATTTACAATAATTCTTAATAATCATTTTTTTCTATTATATAATTATCTTTTACTATTGTTGTTATTGTATTAATTATTCCATCATTTCTTATTGTATACTCTTTTAAGTTACATCTTCTTTCCTTAATATTTCCATTTTCATAATCTTTTCTTATTCGTTTTGCATATTCATTTCGTTGTGTTTTTAATATATAAAACTTTTTCATACAATCCACCTTTATTTATAAATTAAATATAAGCCTCCATTTCTTCCTATTCCAGAACCTTCAGCCATAATAGTTTGTATAATACCTTTACTATCATAAATTCTATATCCTTGTTTGTAATTTCTTGAAATATTTTTTTTATTGTTTTCTTTAATTTTTATACCACCTATAAATATTAATTTATTTTTTGATTCCATATAAATAGCTGTTACCTCCTGCATTTCCTACTGGTTGTGATAAAAGACACATTATAATATGTTCTGATGAATAACTTCTATTACCTTGCCTATATTGCTTACCAAAATTTTTATCTCCTATTCCACCAATTAATAAAGATTTATCTTCTGTAGTTATTGAAAATTTTCATCATAACAAATATAACTATTATCATATTGTGCTTTATATAAATGCTCCATTATTAACTCTATGCAATTTGTTATTATTCCGTTTCCCGCCTGTTTTGCTATGTTATTATCTGATACACATACTTTTTTTATTTTATTATAATCTTCATTAGTTAATCCCATAAATAACAACATTTCTTTTTCTGTTAATCTTCTAACTCTAATATCATTTATATCAACCTCTTTTGCAAAATGAATATTACTTAATGTTTTTTCTGTTAAATAATATTTTTCATCTACTTCTTTTTCTAATAAATCTTCCGCTCTTAAACCATTATCAAACGGTTTAGGAAAAGTAAATAATTTTGTATCTATATCTTTTTTTATACATACAGCAAAAACTCTTTCCCTACTTTGTGGTATACCACAATCTTTGCCATTTAATATTTTCCAATATATATTATAACCTATATTTTCTAATATGTCTAATAAATCATTAAAATCATTGATAAACTTTTTACTTACCAAAGCTTTAACATTTTCAAACATTAAATATTTAGGTAATTGATTATCTATTTTAGCCTGATTTAATAATCTGATACTCTCCCATAATAAACTACTTCTTGTGTTACTATCAATGTTAAAACCTTTCATTTTACCCGCATATGATATATCAGTACACATAAATGATATAGTCCATAAATCTGCATATTTTAATTTATCAACTTTACATATATCACCTAAATTATTAGATAATTTACAAGCTAACCAATATTTTTTTATGTCCTTACATCTGCTCCAATTAAAAGATTTTTTATTTTTAAAATTATATCCTATGTTTTTACTTTCTAATTCTTTTATCATTTCTTCTTTTGCTGGATATTTATATTCTTCTATTAATTCATTTGTTAGATTATTATGTATAGCAGCATATGACAAAGTAGAATCTTTGTTTATTTCAGACGTATTTACAACTTCTAAATCAAATAAATTAGTATTTAATATCCCTCTCTCTTGGCAACCTATGCCTGAAAAAAGAATGTTCGCTGTTAATTGTTCCACAATATCATCTCCTTTTATAAAATATAAAAAAAATACTTATTTTTCAACTATTTTATATTAGGAATATATTTTTTTAAAACATCTACAATATGAAATTGTTGTATTTTTTTCATAGCAATACAATTAACATATTTTTTCCAATTAAACGTATTAAATAAATTAATTATATTTTCTTTTAATTTTTCATTATTAACTTTTATTTTATACTCTGCTGAATAATGTTCATTATTATTTAATATTTTACCTGCTGTTCCATCTCCCCAATAGCACATTCTTATATCAAAATCCTTATCATTATAATTCTTACTATCTTGACGATATATAGTTACGTCTTGTAATTTTGATATAGGTTTATTATTTAATTTATTTATAGGTCTTTTATAAATATTAAAACAACAATGTAATTTTCTATCGGTATATGTATGTATTCCTAAATCTTTACTATAAATTAAATCAAATTCATACATGGAGCGGGAATTATTTAATTGACTAATTGGTAAAATAAACGCTATATAATCTGCAATTTGTATTGATTTTTTATAAAATTTTTGTGCTAAGTTCAAACATCTTCCATAAGGTGGATTGCCAATAATCAACCTACCATATAAATATGTAATATCAGCAGATAAATAATCTTGTTTAAATATTTTAGTTTTAGTATTTTCAATACAAGGTTCTATATCATATCCAAAATGAATAAATAATTTATTGTGATGTGTAAAACTTCCATTACCTATACTTGGTTCAATAACTTCTGAAATATTATTTGTTCCAATAATATTACAAACCTTATCCATACAATAATTAGCTAAATCAATAGGTGTATAATATTTATCATTTTTTATTTTCATATTATTCTCTCCTTTTTAAACTTTACAAAAAAAAGAAAGGCATTTAATCCTTTCTTTTTTAATACACCTATTTTAATTTAAAATTAGTTTAAATTGCTTGTAAAAAATTTTTCCATACATTAAAAGTTGCCTTTACTGCTCTTTCTTGAATATTTGAAAGATTTTTTAAACAATCTACCATATCAGAAATATCATCTTGTATCATTTTTTCTATTTCTGATATAGAAAAAATTTCTTCTCCATTAACATTTGTATATTTAAACTTACAGCCTTTACAATTATTACAATTATTATTACATTTTTGTATATCTTTCAAAAAATCTCTTATGTTATTCATATAAGCACCTCTTTTTTTAAAGTTTTTTCATAATATTGATAACAAAATGTGGCAAACCATTATATAAATAATCATCAAATGCGTTATCAATTTCCTTTCTAACACTATCATAATTAATATATGTGTCCCATTCATAAGCCGAATTATTTTTAAACCATTCATTAAATGACATTTTTTCTTCCAAATCATCTGGCATAAGTTTTATTATGTCTTTAATTTCAAATTCTGTTTCACTTTCATCTACCCAATTTAACCTCCATTCATTATTATATAAATAATATATCGCTACACCACCATTACTTTCCCAACCTGATGTTGCAATTTTTTGATTTGTTGTAGTATCATATCCAAACCAAAAATTAGGTTGCAATATAAAATCATAATAATTTTTATTTGTCTTTCCTGTATGTCTTTCTAATTTTAACACATTAATCATTCCCCTCTTTATTTAATTTATTATTTAATTATATTATAGCAATTAATTTTATCTTTGTCAACATCAAAAACATAAATATTGTTATAATTTTTAATAAAAAAATATATTGTTTACATACATCTTTTTTATAAACATTTTTTTATAAATAAGTTATAAAATCTGAATATTTTTCTTGTACTTCCTTTTCTTCTTCTTTTGTTACTCTTTCACCGTAATCATATAATAATGCAGCAGTTTCATAATCTTTGTTCCTTAACGCTCCCATAATTAACGAATGATTAACATTAAATAAATTCACTCTTTTATTTACTTCTCCACCATTATGAAAATATTCATCAATAAATTTTATATTTCCATTACATGCCGCTGTCCATATATTCATTTTAAATTCCTCCTATATATAATTAATTTCAATATGTTATTATCAAAATGTTTTTACTCAAAGATAATAGTATGAATTGTAGTATCACAAATCCTTTTTTGTTCTTCTAATGATAATTCTGCAAAAGTATGCCCTCTCCAATTTTCGTTAATAACTTCATTATTGGAAAGTTTAAATGATTTTTCGTTACCGCCAAAAGTTCCTTTTATAAAATCGTGGACAGTCATAATTCTTTGCAATTCATCAACAATAAGTAATTTTTCATCTTTTTCTTTAGCTAAAAAAATATTAAGGACAAGCAAACCCAATAAAATAGAATCAATAAACCGACTATCCTTAATTTTTGACTATGAATACTTCTGCTGTAATTCTGGCTTTAATAAACTTTCTTTGTCATACATAGAGAGCAATTCTTTGAAAGAGAAATCTGCTTCCTAAGAGTTAATTTTATATAAATCATTAATTTTATTTAATTTATAATTTCATATTTATATTTTCTGATAAATTATATCTTTGACATAATTCAGAGAAAGGAATAATTTTCTTAACTTCGTCATAATTAATTATATAACATTCACATAAATAATTCAAAATAGAATATGATAATTTATGTTGGTTTTTTACTATATATTTCACCAAAGATAAATCAGATTTGTTTTGTGATAAAACAAAATAAAATATTTCTTTTTGTACCATAAACAAAACATTTATAAAGTTATATGTTTATGGTTGTTCTAAAATATCTTTAATAACCTAATTCATTTAAAAAATTAATTAATTCTTTTTCATTTAATTTGCCTAAACAAGAATAAGAACATTCTTCATTATGTTTTAAAATTCCTAAAGATGTATAATTATTAACAATACTATCTTTACAAAATTTATCTAAAGCCTCTGTTCCATAATTATCTTCTACATAATCCATTAAATCTAACATTATATGATTTACCTCAAACAATTCCAAAAATAATGTTTTTACTATGCTTTCCATTTTAATTGCCTCCTATATATAAAATCCTTTAAAGGAAAATTACAAACATAATAATCGCATATATCTATATTTTGAAAAAAAATTAATAAAATTAGTAACATATTTTTCTTTTTCAAAATATAAAATATTATTACACAATATATCAAGTTTAAAATTTAAATCTATTGCCTTTTTAGTAACAAGTATATATTCTTCAAAAGATATAATATTATCATTAGCAACAAACATTAAAGTTTTATTGTTAAATAAAACTTGATAAAAATATTTAGAACAAATATATACATCTTTATATTTAATCTCTATTCCTTTTAATCTAAACAAAAAAACATATTGTTTATTTCTTTACTATTTAATTGTTTTTTTAAAAAATATTATTAACATAAATCAGAATGTTAATTTTTTACAAAACTGCTCACTTAATTTAGTACCTCAAAGTTTTTAAATGTCGACTTTACTTAAATACATATCATTTTTTAATTTTATACTTCAAAATGTCATTTTAACTCCTCTTTTTTATTGCTTTTATATATTATTTTTAATAAAAAGAGAATGGGATATTTTTTATATCCCATATAAAAATCACTTATATCGAGGATTAACCCCGATTTTAGAATAAATTTCTTTTTCTACATCTAAATAACATTGTTTAAATTTATCAATTCCATTTTGATTAATAGTTTCTTTTAATTTATTAAAAATCACTGTTTTTGTTTTATCACTTGTTACAATACATCCAGAAGTCGCACAACAGAGCGTATATAAATCATTTTGTTTTTTTATATAAAATTCCAATCCATATTTATTATATGGTTCTGCTAAAACTTTACTCCAAACAAGATTATTATTATCGTCTTTAATAGCGTCATAAAATTCTTCTTTTATAGCCGTTTTATTTTTACGAGGTTTAAAAACAACCATACCTTTAAAATCTTTACTTTTTATAGAATATAAAAATTCTATTCTTTTTTTATAGGATTTAGGAAGTTTTAATCCTGTTAAATGTTCAAAAGCCTTTATGCTAGCTTTATTATCATTGTGTAATAACTCCATAAGTTTTTGTTTAAATATTGGTTCATCAAAATGATTTACCAGTATAATCAAATCATAAAAACCTTGATATGGTTCTTTATTATATGTGTAAAAATAAATATCATACATTATTTTTTTAGCTTCTTCGCTTATTTCTATTATTTCTTGTTTAATAGCCTGTATTATTTGCTCTGCTTTTTCTTTTTCCATATCTAATGCAGTATTAAATATACTACATATTAATTTTTGTGTTTGTTCATTTACTGTAGATAATTCTGTTTTAATAATTTCTTGAATTTTTATTCTTTTTTCCTGTTTTTTTATATTTTCTTCCTGAATTTTTTTTTCTTGTTCTTCTTTTTGTCTCAATATTTCTTGTTCTTGCTTAATGTAAGCATCAATTGCTTCTTGAGTAATAAAACCATTATCATAACAATATTTACAAAAATTATATTCTGTCTTATTTATTGAATACCACCATTTTTCTGTTTCATTATAAAGCATATATTCATCTTTATAAACAGGAATTAAACCGCTTATTATTTGATTAACCAAATAAGTTTTTACATCATATATCCCATCTTCATGTTTATAAAGTTTATTCAATACCTTTTCTGCTCTTGTTCTTTGTATGGGTTTTATAGTTTGCAAAAAACCAAAATCTGTATTTATCATTTAAATTACTCCCTTTCTGTTTAAAATTGTCTTATATTTAAATGTAGGATAATCTACTAACATTTATTCAACGATTGAAAAACAATTATAAATAAATTATTCTGTATCTTTCAATTTTCTTACTTTAAATTAAAACTGGTGCATTAGTTTATTCCATATATCTTGGACATTTTTTTCGCCTCTTTAGCTATGTTGACTTCGACATTGATAATCCAATCTTTGTAACTATTTTTCTTTATCATAAATGTTACCTCATAATATTTTTTCATAATAAGTCAGTTTCTTTGTTTTTTTTAATATCTTTATGTATTTTAACTTTTTACCATCTCTTAACTTCAATTATATTATATCAAATATTTTTAACTATGTCAATATTTTTTTTAAAAAATAATTAAAAATAATTATTTTAATTAAATATATAATCTTATAATGATATATTTAAATCTTATATCCTAAAGAATAAATGTTGTTAAATAAAAATATTAAAACCTTATAAATAATATGGAGCGATAATTAATGATTAAAAGTATAAACGCTATAAACCTATTTTCTTCATCACTAAAGTTGAAAGTAAACCTACCAACTAAAGTTGATAATATTTTAATTTTTAATAAGAATCTTTATGTAGTTGTCCTATAATTCGCATATTATTAATAAATATTTTTAGTTATAAGGTTTATAACAACATATATTGTTTAGTTATTAATTTTTATAGAAAAAATAAGAAATTGAGGTGAATATATGCACTTTAATAATAACATTCCTTTTGAAGATTTATATCAATCATCATTAAAAGAAGCAAGTAGAAAAAAACCCGTATTTTTTATTCATAAATACTTTGCTCGAAGAATTACAACCAACTTTAGAATAGCCTTACTAGATTATATTTATGACGATAATCAAATTCTCCAACATTTTTATGAATCTTCATTAGAAAAAGGTAACAATTTAACTGTTTTAGATCCCTTTATGGGTGGTGGTACAACAATTTTTGAAGCACTAAGATTTGGGTGCAATGTAATAGGTAATGATTTGCAACCACTATCGCTATTTGTGACAAAAGCTTTAATAACACCAGTTGATGAAAATTCGATTAATAAGGCTGTAAATAGTTTAGAGAAAACAGTTGGAGAAAAAATAAAAAGTTATTACAAAACAACATGCCCCCACTGTAGAAAAAAAGCAGATAGTATGTATATCTTTCATGTAAAAAAGACATCAACTCACAATAAATGTAACTGTAACCACCACCGATTATTTTCAAGTTTTATTATAGCTTATAAAAAAGATAAGTTTACTGTTGTATGTCCAGAATGCGGAAAACTGCACAAAACAAAATTTGAGAATGGCAGATTTGTTTGTGACTGTGGTTGGATTCTAAACTCACCAAAAGACAGTTACATAAAAAATGGAGTGTTTGAGTGTCCAAATTGTCACGAACGAAAAATATTAACTGAATATGGGCCAGAAACTGGATATCCTTTTGCTACTGATATTATTGCAATTGAATATTACTGCCCATATTGTAAATCACATGACTATAAAACTCCTGATATTGAAGATATGACTTTACAGAAAAAAGCCATTGAAGATTTCAAAGCACTTGAAACTTCACTTCCAATACCACAACAATCCATTCCACAAGGTTATAACACAAATCAAATACTTAATCATGGTTATAAAAAGTTTAAAGATTTATTTAATGAAAGACAACTTTTGTGCTTAGGTCTTCTATTAAAAGAGATTAATTATATTGATGATAAAAATACCCAATTATGGTTTCAATTAGCTTTTTCTGGAATGCTTGAAATGAATAATATGTTTTGTCGATATCAACAAAACGCATGTAAAATATGTAACATTTTTTTTAATCATGCGTACGTTCCAATTTCAATGCCTATTGAAAATTGCGTTTGGGGGACTAAACTTGGAACAGGTACTTTTAAAAAAACTATTCAAAAAATACTACGAGGAAAAAATTTTAATAAAAACATTTATGACTTAACTGTAAAACAAATGCCAAATGGTCGATTCGATTCGGTTCAAATTAGAAATAATGATGTAGTACAAGCCATTCCAATTACAGATATTTCAAAAATAAATAGTAACAATCCTGTTCTACGTTGTTCTGATTCACGAGATCTTTCATTTATTCCTGATGAATCCATTGATTTAGTGCTAACCGATCCTCCTTATGGAGCCAATGTGATGTATTCAGAATTAATAGATTTTTTTCATGTTTGGAATTATCAAAGTAGTATATCAGAACAAATAGGTTTTACAACAGAGCTCTCCCCAAAATTCAACGAAATAATCGTAAATCCAGTAGCAGGTAAAGATTTCAATTATTATAAAAATGGTATTACATCAGTCCTATCAGAGTGCTACAAAAAATTAAAAAATGATGGATACCTTGTATTTTCTTTTCATGATAAAAATCTTAACAGTTGGCTTGCTGTATTAGAAAGTATAAATAATGCGGGATTTGTTCTAAGCAAATGTTATCCTGTTCAGTCAGAAACACGTACAGGAGCACATACATCTGGTAAAAATTCCATAGGTATAGATATTATGCTTGTTAGTAAAAAAATAAATAGTCAACCAACACAAACAACATTAGTAACAGAAGATACTATTAAAATAGCTTTGAACAATACTCAAAATAAAATAATTGAAATATTAGACCGTTTTCAAAAAGTTTCAGCAGAACTCACCGCTCTAGACATACAAAATATCGCAATTGCAATTTTATTTACTGAATTACCAAATTATTATATTTTTGATGCAAATTCAAAAAAAACTATCATTAAAAAATTGCAAGGATTACTTGACAATATTGAAACCATAACAGGAAATTTTGAAATAACAAAAAAAAGAAATGGTTGGTGGTCGGAATTATATTGTCAAAAATGGAAAATCAAATAATAACAATTAAAAAGGCATTTAATTAAATGCCTTTTTATACTTTTATATATAAACAAAAAAAATTAATAAGTACTTAAAAAACAATTACTTATTAATTTTTTTGTTTATATTTTAATTATACATTCGTCTGTTTTATCACAATCAGCTTTTTCAGATTTTCCTGAAAGATAATACAGTGACAAATCATCAAATGGAACAGAAATGAAATTTTTATCTAAGAAAGAATTATTGAATACTATTTCTGTATCTTCTATTTCCACAATATTTACCTCCTTAAAATATTTTAAAAAACAATAATTACAAATTTCTTTTGTCATTATATCTCTCTGTTATTTCTCCACACAAACTAAAATCATACTCTTCTAATAATTCAATAATTTTTTCTGATAATCTCGTCCTTTCTTTAAAAGACAAATTTTAAATACATTTTATTTTCTCCAAGAACTTACATCCTTTAAAAATTTTAAAAGATTCAGGTGCATCTAACAGTTTCGCAAGATGCCTCTCACCAAGATTCCAATTTCCATTTTCATCTGTAATTTCTGTATCTTCATATGTCCACAAGCTTGGATAATCATCCTCTGGCCAAAATGGATTCTTAATATCTTTCATAATGTTATTAATCCATTTAAGTAAATCATATCCATTATTTTGCCTTACCAAATTAAATACAGTCATATTTTTGCTTCCAAGCTCTACATAACCACAACGATTAAAATTAAAAACACTTACTTGTGGACAATATACATCAATAGCATTAAATCCTACTCTGTTACTATCTTCCCATTTAAATGTTTCAGCAACAATAACTACATTATTTTTTAAATTGTAAGCATAAATCTGATGTTCCTGAATTTCATTACCACTATTGTATCTATGTATAAAAGTCCTATCAAATCCAATCTTAAATCCATGCAATGGCAATACAGCAATAAAATCATCATAATCAATTCCAGAATATATATCTTTAACAATATGATCTGCCATAACAAGGAAATAATTTCCTTTATCCTCAACTGATTTAATTTTGGCATATCCCAATGGAATTCTATGTTTACAAAGAATTACTTTTCCTATATCCGTATAAGCTACTGGTCTATCCTTTTTCCCTTCAAAAAAACATACATTTGTTCCAACCTCTAATTTTTTTTCATAACTCATATTGTTTTCCTCCAATCTGTAGTAATAAAATATGAATTTTATTGCTTTATCAATTATCAAGAATGAAACTTATAAGCAATCATGTAATTTACATCTTCTTCTGTAAGATTATATTTTTTTACAATTTCATTTTTCTTTTCAAATTCATTTTCTGACATCCAATATTTAATACATTCATTAGGACGATTAATCACATCACATAAACTGCATAAATGCTTTTTATCAACACAAGATAATTCTTCAGACTTATCAATAATTTCCCTTAGTTCAAGTATTCTCTTATACTCGTTTGATTCCTCACCCAACTTTATCTTTTCAAACCTATCATTCCGATTAGGTACACATCTACTCCATACAGTTTCCATATTTTTTTCAAATCTCAATAAAGAATCATTTATTTTGTTAAATTCTTTCTGTTGGTAGTAGTAAGAAGTCTCCCTACACATGGCAACCGTTTCTTTTGACATATTTAATAATTTATTAAATTCTTTCGTAATTATATCCATCCGCTTTTTAAGTGTTTCCAAGTTAATACAAATACCTTCTGGTATTTCAGAATTTTTCAGTCTACAACAAGCAAATAACAACTCTCTTGTCATTTCTAACGAATGATGTAACATTACATCAAATGGATTATCGTTTACATCATTATCCTCTAATTCTAAACGCATTTCTTTTTCTAACATCTTTAATATTCTCCATTCTTTTCTATATAGTCTTAAAATTATCATTTTATCTGGTTTGTTAAAATTTGAATCCATTCTTTTGCACCCAAAATAGGTTTTAAGTTACATCCGATAACATAAATACTACTATAACTTCCATGCAAAATTTCATTCTGACCGTCCTTGTCAAAATCATTTAACGCATATCCACATTCTCTTGCAAATCTAAGATGTCCTTCTTCTCCGTAATATATGCTATCAGGATTTATTAACTTATCTCCTATAGTATTTCTCATATTCTGTATATATACCTGCGCATCCGCTTTATTCCCCATCCCATTTCCTCCTTTGTTGGAATTCCGATTTTATTTACTTTTAAAATTCCAATTTATACTCACTCCACAACAAAGATATTGTTTTGTTCCTTTTTGAAATTAAAATCTAATAAATCATTTATCTTTGTCATTATCATCATCTGAATAAAAAGGAAATCATTATTCTACACTCTTTGCAAATTGTTCATATATTGGACAACTATACTTGATATAAGGTTCTTCGCTTGTATTTTCATAATGATGTTCATTTGGTCTTAATTTTACTTTTTGTTTATATCTATCTCTTCAATATTTTATACATAAAATAAATTTTTCTATTCAAGATAAGCATTAAACAATTCTGTCTCACTACATCTCCATTCTTTATAAGCAAATTTAATTAAATTCTTTTTACTGAATGGAGATGTATCAGAAACAATATCAATTTTACTACTTCTCAAAATATTAATGATGTATTGAGTTATTTCGTCAATTTCATCTATATTTATATTTTTATAATTACAGCATTCAATACCTAAATTCCCGCCGTTTATTCTTCCAAAGAATTTATAGTTGGAAAATATAAAATATATTTAAGTCCCATGTTATCAGAACGATAATTACCCAATATTTTCTTTGCTTGTTTTATGCTTATCTGATTATTTTCAGCAATAAAATCAATTAAATCCACCATTGTATCTGTTACGTTATTGCAGACAATTCCAACACATTTTTCTCCAAGCATTCCACGTCCAGAATATCTGTCATAAAATGTAAAATCATTGTCATTGCAAAAATTCTCAATTGTTTCTCTTATTGTTATTGTATCCATAAATATCGGCTCCTTTTTAAAATTTATTTTATAAGTTATCTGTTAATTATATTATATAATATATCTTTAACTTTGTCAATCATATTTTTTAAAATTTTTTAAAAAATATATAATATCACTTAAAGTGATATTAAAATTACATTATAAAATAAATTTTTATCATTATGTACTATTTTTTATAGAATAATAAATATATTAGTTCATCAATTCCCACTATCGTTCATAGACATTTTTTCAATTAATTCATTATTAATACTTTGTTTATTTATTGTTGGTGCATATACAATACAAAATATCATAAATGTCCATATAATACACATAATTATATTAATAATTATATACATTAATTCTTTTATAACCTGTTTCATATTATTTTATAACAATCCTTTCTTTTAGATATTTTCATAAACACGCTTACATAAATACGTATACATTATTATATCACATTTTTATTAATAAAAAAAGAGGAATTATTCTCCTTTTTTTAAAAATCCAGCACTTAACTTTAATAATATACCTAAATTATCTCTATATTGTTCTATTAATATCTCTTTATAATTTTTAGGAATATATGAAAAAACATAAATAGGTAACCTATCTATAATTTTATTTATGCTGCCTAACATTAGAGCTGACATTAATGTTTTCATATAGTCTTTAGTACAAAAATCTGATAACATTAAAATTATACTTTGTATATTAGCTTGCATACAATCATGTTCTAATAATTTATTATTATTTAATTTACAATATTGTATAATATACATACAATATTGTATAACATTATTTTTATAACTTATATCATACCAATCATAACATTGTTTTATAGCAGTAGACAATATTTTAATATCAGTTATTGTATATATATTTTTTTTCAAAATTTTAATTTTATCAAAACATATATCTATTGTTGGTAGAATAATAACAGTATCATTACTATAATCATTACAATTTACTACATCTTCTTCAATAGTTAAATTATAAAACTTAACCAACTCGTCATTTTTATCCTCTACGAATATTTGCTCTCCTATATTAAAAAACATTGTATCATAATCTCTGTAACTTATACATTTATAATATGTTAATTCACTATATAAATCTTTTACAAATTCTCTTTTGTCAGCATATACATTATAATTAAATTCTATAATTTCAAATAATGCGTTATAAATAATTACATAATGATAATCTTTAATACTTAAAATATTTTCCTTTAAAAAAATAAAGTTGTCTATCTCTATATCTTTTTTGACAGCGGTAAATGGAACATCTTTTATTATATTATAAAATTTTATATTAAAATAACTCATATTTTTATATGGTTTTAAAATTTCTAATATTTCTTTTTTTATTTTATTTACATTATCTTGTGATAGCATTAAATTTATCCTCCTCTTGTCAAACAATACATAGTATCATTTACAAGTCAATTATTTTTTAAATAAACGCTCAAACATATCATTGTCTTAAAATCAATACTACGACTGTTTAATATAATAGGAATAAACCGTTTTTTAATATATTTAAAATATTTTGTAGGCAAATCATTTATTATTGCCAATAAACATTCAGCATTTGCTCTTTTAACCAATATAGGCATATACATATATTTTTGATTTTTAATAAATATGAATATAAAATTTTTAGTTATTTCTTGCAATTTACTATTACTATATATTTCTTCTCCATAAAAATTACATATATATTTATAATATTCAAGTATTTTACAATAGGTACTTGCAATATCACTACTTCTCATTAAATAATTTACAATTTTATGTAAAATATTAATATCATTATTGTTATAAGAATTTTTTTTAATTATAGATATATTATTTGTATCATCTATGTAGCCGCCAAAATTAACAATATCGTTAGTCTTATCTTCACAAGCTATAACATCATTATTTACATACAAATCGTATTCTAAAAAGTAACAATTATCTTTTTGTTTATTAACTTTAAAAATTGGTGCTTTCCAAACACTCATATTACGAAATATACTTTCAATCTTAACATTATTATCAATTCTTATTTTTGTTAAACGATAATAATAATCTTTTACAATATTTATATTATAATCACAATTAAAACTTACCCAATTATCTAAAATAGAAAAAATTAATGCCAATTCCATTGTTAAATTTTCGTTTTTTAATTTTTCTATTACTTCCTCGCTGTCACTATACATAACTGCTCCACTAGGAGATATTTCAAAATGGTCTCTGAATTCATTGTTTATAAAACCTAAAGCTCCTATCCGCTGATAAAAAGCTATATTAAAATATCCGTCATTTTTATATGGTTCTAAAATCTTTAGTATTTTATCATTCATAAGTATATTTTATCCTTTCAAATTTTGTAAACTTTTTATTTATATTATATAATAAATAATATTGTTTGTCAATTTTGTAAATAGTAAAAATAAAAAAATAACTCTCTTATTACAAGCATTATCAAACAACTTATGATAATTAGTATAAATAAATCTTTAAAATTAAAATCCATTTTTAACACCGTTCTATTTTTTTATCATTGTTTTTAAATCTTTCATTAAATTAGCTGGAATTTGTAATACAGTAATTAATGTTTCTCCAGTAAAAATAAATGCTTTATCTCCATATAAACGAATATTGTTAGCAGACTTGTTATTAAAATATAATGATGTAATCCATTTATTTAACCTACCTTTAGTCTGGTCGTGTCTTATACCCTCATTAAAAGCCTTTTTTGATACTTTTTCAAATGACTTAACATTTAAACCGTTCCGCTCTTTTAGTCTCTTTTTAGCATGTTTAGATATATATATACTCATTAATATATTACCTCCCTTACAATTTTATTATTAAATAAATTTTATTGTAAAAGTTATCTATTAAACTTTAAAAAAAAGAGAGGTAAATTACCTCTCTTTTTTGAAGCTTAACTATGAAAGAACAATACCTTGAAAAAAAATTAGAGTAACAGTTAAACATATCTAACATTATATATATCTAAAAAATATTTTTTAGATATAATACCCAAAGTGGGACTTGAACCCACACGATATTTCTATCAGGGGATTTTAAGTCCCCAGCGTCTGCCATTCCGCCATTTGGGCAAAAAAATAACGGAGAGGGTGGGATTCGAACCCACGGCCCCTTGCGGAGTCACTGATTTTCAAAACCAACTCCTTAAACCACTCGGACACCTCTCCAAATTAGTATATGCCTATATGTACTTTGCCCACATATAGGCATAATAACTTTTAAGGGAGCATTTCCATATGCTGTCAGCCTTGATACAATCATTAAATCTAAGGTTATAAACCACAACAAGCAATCTTGTTACATTCTTATATTACACCATTTATTATGTCTTGTCAATACCTTTTTAAAATTTTTTAACTAAAAAATTTAATAAAATTATCAACATCATTTATATCCACAAAATATATAGTAGAATAATAAAAAAAATTATCATTCATATTATTTATTTGTTCTTGTATAAAAAATAAATCTTGTTTTGTTACAAATAAATTAAATTTTATTTTGTATAAAAGACAACTTCATATAAATTTTCATTAAAAAATATTCAACAATATTCTATATTAATTCCTTTTAAATTATATAAAAGTAAAACTTGTTTAATATTATTAATCTACTTTGTATTTATAATAATATCAAAAAAAACAAAATATTTTATATCTATAATAACATTTATTAGAAACACATTTAGATAAATTAAACATTTTTCTAAAACATTTTTTGTCTATAACATTATCTAAAAGATACCAACGTTTATCATCACATATAAAATATAATTTATATAAATTCATCTTTTTATTTTTCCCTTATTATTAAAAAATAAAATTTTTAATAATAAATTTAATCTATTAATGTTTACTTTATAATTTTATTGTATTATATGTAATTTATTATATCACATATATTTATTATATATTAATATAATTATTTATTAAAATCTGTTATTATATTTAACCCCCCTACTATATTTAATTTTTATATTATTTATTTTACCCACCAATTAAAAACATCTTCTCCCGTTGCCCAATTTTCTTTAACATCCTTTCCGTTCTTTTTTCGTTCTTCAATCATTTTATCAAATGCTCGTGTGTAATTTTCTTTATATATTGGATACCTATTAAAATGTTCTTTTCTTGCGGTATCGCTTGCCATAGGACAACCTATACATCCAATTCGTTTATACCCCCCCCCACATTCATAAAGAGGATTACTTTTACAATTATAATAATTAAGAAACTCCCAAACATCATTATCAGTCCAATCAATTATAGGATTAACCATTGTTTTTCTCGTTCTATAACATAACTCTACCATTCTGCGACTTTCATCATTATCATCATTTAAAATTACTCCATTCAGATTACCAATTTTATAATCTACATTCATTTGTTCTGCAAGTTTTTGAGTACCTTTAGGTTTTCCTATAAATTTAACTACTCCTCCGTTTTGTTTTCTTTTTGGACTTTCTGCCCAACGAACTCCAGTAATAACAAGTTTACCGTCCCCACTATTTTCTTTTAATTTTTCACAACAATAACGCATTGTTCTAAGTGGAGGCATACCAATTTTTACAATTAAATTCCACATTGTTATTTGACTACCATCTTTATATTTAGGTTTTTCTATTCTTACATCTTTTTGTGATTTCACATATTGTACCGTTTCCGGTGCATCAACAGTAATTAAATGGTGAACAGCTTCATATTTTACATTAGCAAGATTCGCTAATATTTTTATACAATCACTATCTTTGCCACCACTATAAGCAAGATAATAACCATCTTCTGGTTCAAAGGCTTTTAATCTCTCAATAGATTTTTTAACTTTATTTTGTAATGTTGTATCTAAACTTTTAACCATATTATCATTCCTTTATTTTTTATTTAAAATAAACATATTAAACTTTTTAATAATAAAATTAATTCATTAAATCTATAATTGTGTTTTTCATACAATCAACAGACGGTTTTACTTTACATAATGAGTTCGCCTGTTTTAAAACATATGCCTGATTTGAATGTTTTTTATCAATTTCAAAGGGTCTTAAAATATATTCTAAATTATCTTTTCCAAAATTTTTCATATCACTATTTATTGAATTTTTTATAAACATAATTACTATCCCTCTCTTAAAACAAAAAATTTTATTCAAAATCATAATCTAATGTTATATGAAAATTATATCTTTTATTTAATAAAATACAATTATCTGGAATTATTAATTTTGTTTGTATAATACAATGATCACCCTCTCCTGAAAGTATATTTTTTTCTGGATGTATATCCCCCCTAATAGATAGTTTATTTTTATTATTTACTAATTGATATTCTTCATCTCCTATCCTTTTAGCATAAAAAAATGGTATATCATATAATTCTTTATAAAATTCATCATCATTATGTAATGGTCTATCAAACTCTATTCCCAATTTCATATTTTTAGCATCTTTACATTTAACTTCATATGTTCTATGATTAAATGATGGTTCATTATTCCATATATCATACTCTATTATAAATTGACTTTCACCACCATATTCACTATTTATTTTACCATAAAACCATAAATTATTATCCATTGCTATTTTATAATTAGTTATATCCGCTCCTGTTAAATTATCTATTACCTTTGCATAATATGTTATTCTTGGCACATCCATATTTCCACACTTCCCTTTACTGAAATCTTTTTATTTTTTAATAAATTAATTTTCTTCTTTTAATATACTTTATAATAAAAAAGATGATTTATTTTATAAATCATCTATCTGTTTCATTTTATTATAATAATTTATATATTTAATTAAAAACTTCATCATATATTTTTTTGACATTTATATTACTATCAACTCTATCATAAGGTATATTATCACAATCATTAACATCAATCCACCCACCAAAATGTAATAATAATTTATATATTGGTGTTGCAATTACATTTGATATAAAATCAAATATTAAAAATGTTTTTTCTGATTTTACCATTTTACTTAAATTATATTTTTCATAGTATTGTAAATTTTCATATGAATTAATATTACTGTAATAATAAAATATACTAACATTTCCATTATAACCGTCATTATAATCAATGTAACAAGTATTTACTTCCCAATTATTACTATTACCATAATGAGCTTTTATAAAATCATATTCAGATAACTTCCCCATATTTTCATTATCATATAAACGAATACGAGCATTTTTATCAATATTATTTTTTATAACGTTTAATATTGTTTTAGGTAAGATATGTCCATCCAATAAAATTTTTGTATTAACCGACATTCTTAATCACTCCTTAGTAGATTTAGTAACTTCAACATATTTATTATGTTCATATTATGAATATAAACATTTATATTCTTTTAACATTTTTTATATGTTTCATCTATCCAGTTTGCATTACAAACATCATAATAACAAGAATAAATACACTCAAAACAATTCATAAACACCACTTTCCAACATTATAATATTTTTTAACAACTGCTTATGATTTTTAAATACTACTCATACTTCTGCATAAATAATTCTTTTATTATTTTCATGTGAATATAATTCTTTACCATTAAAAAATAAATTACAATCATATACTGTTATATCCATTCGTTCAATATCAAATTTAATATCAAAATAACCGTCTTTAGTTACCTCTATGTTTAATATCTTAGTACCTTTTTTAATGATAACAGACTCAAAGTAAAAATCACTTAATAAATAATTACCTATTAATCTTTTTAACAATTTGTCCATTTTGATTTTTAATTGTTCTTTTTTTGTTTCTTTCATATTTTTAAATTCCTTTCTAAATTATCACTTAATTGCATTATAATACATTTTAATATAAGTTGTCAATAATGTTTTAAAAAATTATAAATATTAATAACAAATTAAAAAAGCGTAGTTATATATATAACTACGCTTTTTGAAGATATCAGAAAATAAAAGAGAAATATAGATGCTATAAGTATATTATAGCATAATATAAGCAAAAGTCAAGCATTATTAAATATTTTTATTATGGCTGTTCCATCAATTTAATAAAATATATATCTTATTATAATTATTTATTACATAATGGTTATTATAACTGAATTTATTAATCTGCAAATTCTGTATCTTCTGTTACTGTATTATTATCTACAATTTTCACATATGTGTTGTCTGCTGGTGTAATTACAACATCTTCATTATCTAAACCCCAAAAAGAAATTTGATGTCCTTTAGCTTTAATTATTGTTCCATCCCATTCTAATATGTCATTATTAAGTTGCACTTTACCAGGAAGTAAAGTTTTTACTTTAGCATATTTACCAACATAGTTTATATTTTGAATTATATAATCAATATCTGGATAAAGTTTTTTCACCTTTTCAAACATATCTGGCATATATCGCTTTAATTGACTACAGAACATAGGAACATTTTCTTGTTGATAAGAAGTTATCTCCCCGCCCATTAATGCTCGTGGCTTAAATTTTAACAATTCTACAATAAATTCTGGGGTAAAATCTTCTTTTTTAATAATATCTCCGTCACCTTTAAAAAAATCCTTTTCTCTGATTGAATTTTTATAATTAAGTAAATGAGGTAATGGTAAATAAACATAATCTCCAATATAGCATACAAACTTTAAACTTTTTTTAGAATATTCAATATCACCATATTCATTTTTTCCTTTTTGAATTAATTGACCGCATTTTCTAGAAACTTTTGTATACCCTTCTTCTATTTTAGTTTTTCCATATGGACAAGAGTGAGAAAATAATCCATTTAACATTACACATTTATTATTTTTATACGCATCACAATTTTGTGCATTACTGCAAGTAAAAATTACTACTCTTTCTCTATCGCTCCTTCCTGCTTTAAATAAACTATTTTTTGGGTTATAGTATGTAAAATTTATTGGAATATAATCACTCATATTAAAAACCTCCTTATTAGATTTTATCAATATATGTAGTAAAAACTTATACCTAATTTACAAATAAAATTTTTAAAAACCTACAAATGTATGTAGGTTTTTGTTTAATAACAAGAATGATAATTTTTATAAAAATGATATTTCACTAAACTATATCAATGATATTATTTTTAGCTAACATTTTCAACAAATTTACATCTTTAATAACCCAGTGTAAATTATTAAGTTCGCTATTATATGATCTATGCTTTATTTTTAAATCATCAAGTATACCTTGAATTTTTAATTTATCTATAGCCTTAATCACATTAAATCTTATTTTTACACCATTTTGCTGTATTTTAATATACGTTACATTTCCTAAAAACACTTTACTATTATTAACAAATAATGATGGCATATTTTTAATTTCTTGTTGTGATTTATCATCTAATACAGCAAACCTTTTAATATCGCCATTACATTCATTTAATGCTTTATCAATTGGCATTATAAATGTATTATTCTCCATATCATCATCTTCTAAAACAAATAAATTATAATATTTTAAATTATAATTTATAGTATTATTAATACCCCACATTATATCTTTAGTATTATTATAAGTTAATGTAATATTGTTTGTTTTAAAAAATGCTTCAATCATTTTATAACAATCATCTGTCAAATTTATGATACAACTCTTTATAAACATAGAATTTGCAGGAACAACTTCAATACTTGACATTGTTTTATCAAAATCAAATTTAAACATACAACCTAAATTTGCAAATATTAAATTTAATTCATCTGTCATTTCTTTGGTAATTTTCATTAATTATAACTCTCCTTTTTAAAAATTTTATATTTTAAAACAATATATATTTTTACTTATCCTTAATAACAACAATACAACCAAATTTATCATAAATTTCTTTCATTGTAACATATTTTACTGGTTTAATTGTACTGTCAACATTCAACTCAATGGGATAGAATGATATATCATCACAATTATTTTCATCTAACCAACCACCGCCAAAATGAGCAATCATTTGCTTTATAATATCAACATTATCAGTATCACAAAATGATATAATAGTTGTTGTTTCTGATAATACCATATTTTCTAAATGTAAATTAGAATAATATGATAAATCTTCAAATATGTTAATATTACTATAATTATAAAATATTGGTATTATTATATTTAAAAACAATAAAACCACTATATTTGTACTAAATTTCATCATTATCAGAATGTTCATTAATTTGATACTTAAAATTAATTTCTGATAATGGTTTACAATCCTCCCTTGTTACAAATTCTTTTACATTAATATCAAATTTTTGTTTAATATAATTAAAAATTTCTTTGTGCGACACAAAACCTTTAATTTTTCCTACTATTTCTATTGACATAATATTTTCCTCCTTATTGTATAAAATGTTAATTTCTATTTATTATTTTCATAATTTTATTAACATCATTTTTCTTTATATCATGAATAACAATATCATCACAATTCAAATCGTCAAAATAAAATTCAATATTATTTTTATCTAACGCATCAATTTCTGATTTTGTAATATCTTCAACAACCAACTCCATACACAACACGCTTTCTATTATTTAAAAAATGTATTACTATTCTTTTTTTATGTAAAAACATTTTTTATTATTGCATAAAATATAAATTATATTATAAATTTTTTATTTTTTATAAATTCATTACTTCTTGTTTAATTAAATCTTTTACATTTTCAAAAAATTTATTGCTGCATTCGTCACAATCCAAATTATTGCAATCCATTTCATTTCTTTCCATATTGCTATATGTTGGATAATATGCAAGTGGACAATGCCCTGTTAGTACTTTAGTTCGTAATAAGTCTATTTTTAATTCAACAATGATTTCCTTTAACTCCTTTTTGGTTAATGACATATTAATACCCTCTCCCCTTTTTTTATTTAACTTATAACAATTATTTTTAATATAATTATATTATATAATATTTTATTATTATTGTCAATAATATTATTAAAATTAAAAATTATTATTTTTACAGTCGCTCCATACAAAATTTTTCAACTTATAAAATAAATATAATAATTATTATGTTCAAGCATTTAAAACAGATGTTATTTTTACAAAATAACCAAAATTTTGTTCAATATTTTTTTTATCCTTTTTTAATATTTTTAAAATTTTTTTTAATAAAGATTTATTAATATATTTATAATATTTATACGGTATTTTTTCTATCAAAGAAAATATCGCCTCATTATAAAAAACAAAATGTTTTATCAACTTAATTAAAACATCACTAAATAATTGTCTATTAAATATTATTGATTGTTCCGTAAATATATTATCATTTAATAATTCAATCATAAGATTAATAATTAAACATATATTATTTTGCATTTTTGAACTATTTATTAACGAATCATCTTGATAATTAATTATTCTTATACAGTATTCAATTATTATTTTATTATTATCCACTTGCTCTGAAATAAATAATGGATTACACATTTGAGCCAATATTTTAACATCATTCATAGTATATATATACTTTGGTTTTATCCTACCCTCAATTGTAATGCCCAAATATTCAAAATAAACCTCGTCACTAGAGCAATCATTGCAATTTATAACATCAATATCAATATTCATTGAATATCTTTTTATTATACTCTCCTCATAAAAAATCATAACTATAGAACAACAACCTTTATATAATAATAAATTATCTGTTTGAGTATTTATAATATTACCATCTATATTATTATGTGTTAATTGATAAAACAATTTATTAATACAATTAATATAAATTTCTTTTTCAACATTTACATTACCACAAATATCAATTAATATGTAAAATATTAATTGATATTCATCATAATTATCTAAATTTATAAATTTCTCATTAGACATAACATTATCCAAATTTTCAATAATATCATAAAAAAATAAATTAAAGTAGCTGTCATTTTTATATAGATATAATTTTGTTAATATATTGTCTTTTATTTTGCCAATTTTTCTTGTTAAATTCGTATATATCATCTCAATCACCCTGAAAATATTTATTTATCCTTTTATTAAATATGTTCAATAATATAAAATCAAAATTCATAACTAATATATATTTTATCTATATAAAATAACTAATTATTATATTTAAGCATTTAAAAAAGATGTTATTTTTACAATATATCCAAAATATTGTTCAATGTTTTTTTTATCCTTTTTTAATATTTTTAAAAATTTTTTTAATAAAGATTTATTAATATACTTATAATATTTAAATGGTATTTTTTCTATCAAAGAAAATATTGCCTCATTAAAAACAACTAAATGTTTTATTAACTTAATTAAAATATCAATAAACAACTGATTATTAAATATTATTGATTGTTCTGTAAATACATTATTATTCAATAAATCAATCATCATATTAATAATAAAATATATATTGAATTGCGTTATTAATGTATATATCAATAACCCGTCTTGGTAATTAATTATTCTTATACAATATTCAATTATTATTTCATAACCATGTGTTCTTATTGGATTATACCAATAAGAACACATTATATTTAATATTTTAGTGTCATTTATAGTATATATATTTTTTGCCTTTATCATGCCTTTAATTGTATTACCAATATATTTAAAATTAATCAAATCATCAGAATAATCAACACAATTTATAATATCAATATCAATATACATTGTATATTGTTTTACTATGTGCTCTTTATAAGAAATCGTGACTATAGAACAATAATCCGCCTCTAATAAATTATCTGATTGAACAATTATATCATTTATAATATCATTATCTAAATTAAAATGCGTTAATTGATAAATCAAATTATTAATATAATTTATATAAGTTTCTTTTTTAATATCTATATTAATACAAATATCTATTAACATTTTACATATTATTGAGTATTCATTACACCTATTCGATTTCATTAATTCTTCATACCGAAACCAAAGAACAATTCCATCTAATTTTTTAGCAATATCATAAAAAAACAAATTAAAATAACTATTATCCTTATATGGATATAATTTTTTTAATATATTATTTTTCATCTCTTTAATTACTCTTATTAATTTTTCCTCATGTATCATTTTATTCTCCTTAAAAACACTGATTTATCTCTTTTTTAAAAAATTATAATAAAATAAAAAATTTATATTCATTAAGCACTATTAAAACCCAGTAATTATATATATTTAGATACATCTATATTATGCAACAAACCTAATCTTATTTGCTCCATTTGATTCCAGTCATATATAGGATTAGCATATATAGAAACGTTTAATTTATCTTTTAATCCTATTAATAATTGTTTCATTTGTTCTTTATCATATTTAGGATTTGCATATATAGAAACATCTAATCTATATTCCAATCCTTTTCTTATTAACTCCATTTGCGTACAATTATATTTAAGATCAGCATAATGGGAAACGTCTAATCCTTTTTCTAATCCCTCTCTTATTTCTTTTATTTGCATCCAATTATACTTAGGATTAATATAAGAAGATATATCTAAATTCTTTTTCAATGCTTTTTTTATTTCATCTATTTGTAATTCATCATAATCAGTTACATATAAAGATATATCCACATTATCTAATAGTCCTAACCTTATTTGTTCCATTTGATATGTGTAATATTTAGAATCTGCATACAAAGAAACATCTAAATTTTCTTCTAAGCCTAATCTTATTTGTTCCATTTGTTCACAATTATATGTAGAGCTTACATAATAAGATACATTTACATTTTTTTCCAAACCATATCTTATCTCTCTCATTTGTTTCCAATTATATTTAGGGTTTGCATAATAAGATACGTTTAATTTATCATTTAATCCATATTTTATTTGTTTCATTTGTTCTACATTATATTTAGGGTCAGCGTAATAAGACACGTCTAATCCTTTTTCCAATCCATCTCTTATTTGTTCCATTTGGTTACAATTAAATTTAGCCTTAATAATAGAATTATTATTCATTTTAATTATCTCCTTTATAATATTTTATTATACATTCAAGCATTTAAAACAGATGTTATTTTTACAAAATAACCAAAATTTTGTTCAATATTTTTTTTATCCTTTTTTAATATTTTTAAAAATTTTTTAATAAAGATTTATTAATATATTTATAATATTTATACGGTATTTTTTCTATTAAAAAAAATGTTGATTCTTTATAAAGAATTAAATATTTTATTAACTTAATTAAAATATCATTAAATAATTGATTATTAAATATTATTGATTGTTCTGTAAGCATATTATCATTTAATAATTCAATCATCAGATTAATAATTAAACATATATTATTTTACGTCTTTAAACTATTTATTAACAAATCGTCTTGATAATCAATTATTCTTATACAGTATTCAATTGCTACTATAATATTATCTATTCCTTTTAATCTTATATTACTACATATTTGAGCCAATATTTTGACATCTTTCATAGTGTATATATTTTTTAATACTATTACATCATTGATTTTTTCATCATTATATACAAAAGAAACATTATCATTAGACGCATCAATACAGTTTATAACACCACTACTAATATACATCTCATATTGTTTCTTTATATATTTTTCATAAGAAACCTTAACTATAGAACAATAACTTTTAATTAATAAATTGTCTAATTTATTGTTTAAGGCAACATTTTTTATGATATTATTTGCATCTAAGTGTGTTAATTGATAAAATAAACTATTAATATAATTTGTATAAATTTTTTCTTCAACATTTATATTAATACAAATATCAGTCAATGTTTTATATATTATTTGATAACTATCATAATTACGATTTATCAATTCATAACATTTAAATATAGTATCATTTTTATTATCTAACATATCAATAATATCATAAAAAAACAAATTAAAATAACTATTGTTTTTATATAAATATAATTTATATATTATATCGCTCTTAATTTCTTTAATCTTTTTCATTAGTTCTTCGTACATTATCTTAATCACCCTTTAAAATATATAGCAAATATATTTTATTAACATACAATAAATGCATATATATTAACTTTTTTAATTATATTGTATAATATTTTAGCATTATTGTCAATGATATTATTAAAATAATTATTTACTAAACTTTTTATTTTTACAAAATAAACCTCCTGATTTAAAATATCTACAATCACTATTTTTTTATTCATATAATACTACTTTTCATTTATTCTAACAAAATGTTTATAATACCTCATCCTCTATATATTATTTAATGTTATAATTAGCAATTTTTAAACAATATAAAAAAGAGAATAACTTATCATTATTCCCTCAAAAATCATTTAATTTACCATTTTAATTTAATATTATACATTATATAAAAATCATTCTATAACCGCTCTAAACTATTTTTTATTACAATATTATTTTTGATAATTTATCATAGGATAAAGTTTGTTTTATATATTCTTTAAAATCAATCTCTATTATTTTTTTTATTTTATTATTTATTACTTTATCTAATAGCTTATAATTATTAAATTTTATATATTCATATAATGTCCAATAATCATGAGATACCGCATTTCTTAATTTATCATTTGTAAATGAAGTATTCATATTTTTATAATTTTGTTTTACATATTCATATACTAATATATATGTTGTTTTTTTAAATTCACTACTCAATAATAAAAAATGTATATATCGCTCTATAAGTTTATCATAAGTATATATTTTGCTAAATTGTTTAATATAATGTTCATCTTTAACATTTTTATAAACATCTTTATTTATATTTTCGATATACCTTTTAAATTCTTTCTTGTTTATTTTAATTTGTTTTGTTATTTTTATATCTATTGTAAACCGACCTATTTGTTTTATCAAAGCATTCATTTCCTTTCCCCTGATATTAAGAATTTAAAATATTTGTTATTTTTATAAATTCCTTAAAATAAAAAGACTTATTTCTTGACATACTTAATGTATTACTTAATTCTTTTACTTTATCTTTATTAATATATTTATAACAATAACTTGGCAAATCCATTATAATTTTTTTAATAAAATCTACATATAATAAATAAGGCAGCAAATTTTTTATATAATTTTCATTTTCATATTGTTTATTATTTAAAATAACCTGAATAAGCTGCATTATGTTTCTTTGCATAAGTATATCTTGAATAAATTGTTTATTATGATTAATTATACTAATACAATAATTAACTAATTTCAATATATATTCATCTTTTTTTGATAAAGAGAAAATTACATTAAGTAACGCATTTAATATTTTAACATCATTTTTTGTATATTGTTTCTTGTTTTTTATTTTATCAAATATTGTATCTACATCACCATTATATTTAAATTCAACTTCATCATTAGAGTTATCTATACAATTTATTACACTCGAATCTATATCAAGACAATATTTTTTTCTAATTTTTCCATTACTTGTACAAATTATTGAATAACCTTGCGTATTCGTTATATAAGTCCACTCTAATTTCTCAAAACCATAATCTTCTCTATTTAATATAATATTAAAGTCTTTTTTATACTCAACTAATTCATAAAAAAATTTTTTAATAAAATCCAATATATCAGTTTCTTTATCTTTATTAGATGCTAATGTACTAAGTGTCACTATATTGTCAGGCGATATTATAAACATAAAACTTACAGACAATATATCATATATATACATATACTCATAATATTTTACCTTACTATTATCACAAAATGGTTGTTTGTTTTGTAAACATTCCAACAACGCTTGTTTTGTCAATACATAATCTATTAATTTATAAAAGTATATATTAAAATAACTATCATTTTTATGTTTTTTTAATTTGTTTAATACTCTTTTTATTATATTTTTACTATTAGATTTATATGTAGCATATTGTTTTTCATCCATCATTATGTTGTTCATTCCTTTTATAATTAATTATATTATTCATTTGAATATTTACAATATACATCATTTATATACATACTACTATTATTTTTTTCTATTTTACTAATTTTATCAATTTTTATATTTGTTTCTTGCTTTGTTTTTACCAAAAAATTATATTGTTTATTTATATAACATTTTTCTTTTTTTTCATCTGATAGTGTTTTAATAAATTCAATATGATTATTAATTCTTGTATCTATAATTTTATTTAATTTTTCTGAATTAATTAAAAGATTATCAATGGCTATATTTAAAATATTTTTATCAATGTCTATTCCTATGCTATTTCTATTAGCCATCATACAAGCCAAATTTGTTGTTCCTGTTCCGCAAAATGGGTCTAATACTACATCTTTTTCTATGGAATACATATTAATTAAACGATATGGTATTTCTAATGGATATGCTCCACTTCGAGTTCTTGAATTATTCTTATTTAAAGATTTTATCTTTTGATTAATTCCTTTTATTTCCCATAAATCTGAAAACCATATATTTCGTTCTTCCCAAAAATAAGCACTCTTTCGCCTTAAATATTTTTCATTTTCTGAAAATATTCTTTTACCTTTTCTGAAAATTAATATGTATTCACATTCATAGGTTATATATGCTCCACAAGGATACATACCAGAACCCATAAATTTATTCGGTGCATTAGATTGTTTTCTCCAATGTATATTAGGCAATACATCATATCCTAATGATACAAAATAATTAATAATCATTGTATGATTTGAATATAATTGAAATTTATTATTTAATGTTCTTGTTGCATCACCTATATTTATACAAATAAATCCATCATCTTTAAGAACTCTATCACATTCTTTCCATACTTTATTTAATATATTGTGCATTTTTATAAACGCTCTATACCCCCCCCTTATAAGATTTTCTTTTATTTCGTTATCTTGTTCTATAAACATTTCATCCCACATATTTATCATAGGATACGGTGGAGAGGTTACTATTAAATTTACTGATTTATCTGGTATAATATCTATTTTTTTACTATCTATATTTATCATTCTATGTTCTGTCATATTTTGCCCTACCTTTATTTTTGATAAAATATATTTTAATACAAAACCCTTTTTAAATACCCTAAATATTCTCCTCTATTATATGCTGCAAAAATGGATACTTTGCAATATTCTACTATTTCATTTGTATTAACTGTATTTTCTATAGTATATCTATCCATTATTTTTTTATATTCATATTTGGGCATTAATAATGCTAATGCAAATCTATTCGCTTGATATTCTTGTATTACATCACTTGAATAATATTTATCCATACTGTTATATAATTTATTATCTATTTGATAACTCATATGTAAAAATAAATGTTCTAATCCATTTGCTATAAAAATTTTTTCTTCATTTTGATACGAAGGAATAACAATAACAAATCCTTTATTATTTTTATATATAAATCCTAATGTTTTATTATCTGTTTCTACACTCTCGCCTAATTTCATAACTACATCTTCTATATCTATTATAGGTATTTTTATATTAAAAATATTAATTATATCTTCTGCTATGTTATCTATTAAATTATTCATAAATTTATCTCCCCATTTAACAGCACTAATCTATTACTTAAATAAGTATAATTTTATTTAATTAAAATTGAATAGCTATAAAAACCTTATTTATTATAAAGCAACTTCATATCTACCGCTCTTAATTTAGCTATAAAGTTTTCCATAAAATCAAAATCTATTTGCCCGTCCTTTATAGGAAGTTGAATATAATCATTTTTTATCTTTTCCCAACTTGCTTTATTTGTCCACTCATATTTGCCATAAATAGTTTTAGAAATCGCATTTACCAAAAATAAATAATGATTATCATTTAAAATATCATTATTAAATTTCCACTTAATTACATAGGCATCTTGTAAAACTGTAAATTCTTTATTTTGATAAAATGTAGCACCTGTATTTGTTCCATTTGCTGATATGGAAATTACATTTTTAAGTATTGTAACATTATCCCTTGGAATATAATTATTTAAACCTTGATTTTGTATTCCTGCTGTTAATGCGGGTAAAGTATAATTACCAATTTGTTCACTTGGTAAATCAGACGTTTTATAATTAACTTTTTTTACTTTAACCTTTTCAAATAAATCACCGATTTTATATTTATCCCATTCAACATTATTCAGTTTTTTTTTAAGCAAAATATTTGTTTCTTCCATATTTACATTATTTTTTAAAATACAAGACATTTCCCATATCAAATAATCTGTAACAGTTTTTTTAAAATCATTAAGAGTTGGTTTTGTATCAATAAACTTTGTTTGATTCCAATCTGCTCCGTTTTCTGGATTTATATTACCTTCATAATATTCATTCTCTGTAAATATATTAAGTTTGGATTTACCAAAACGCACAAGGTCAATTATTTCTTGATAACGTTCCTTTGCTCTATCATTATCTTTAAGATTATATTGAGTTTTTTTCCGTCCAGTACGTTTATATCCATCATTAGAAAAGTCAATAAATTTTACAATATCATTTTTTTTGTGAACTTTCCCAATTTCAAATACATAAATATTAGTTTGAACATTGGATTTGCCAATAAATATATCTATTGGCATTTTAATACTCGCAAGTAAAGTGTTCTTTTTTAATATTCTTTTATTATACTCAATAGCTTTTCCAGAACCTGCGGAGCTTTGAATAATAATTGCAGCATAACCTTTATCCATCATTGATAAAGCTTTTTCAACAAATATCATTCCATTTCCTTTTGCTGAATACGGTGGATTTAAAATAAGTGCATTTGCAGGAAATTTTATAATATTACCATCAAAATTATAATATCCGTCAAAATCTTTTAATGAATCCTTATTTAAAATATTTAAATCTTCGCTATCTATCATTATCATATTAAGAATTGCAAGTATGTATATATTCGGAATAACTTCAATACCAAGAACTTGACTTGATTTTATTTTTTTAGATTTAATTGCAAAATTATTAGCTGAAGTTATTTTTTGCTTGGCATCCTTTAACATTTCATCTATAGCCACAATAAGAAGTCCTCCAGTTCCCGCCGCAAAATCCCAAACATACGAATCTTTATTTATTCTTGCAAGTTTAACAAGTAATTCAGCTATATAAGACGGTGTTAAAACAATATCATTTAATGTATCTTGTGTAAATCCAATCCATTTATACATTTCATTAAACAATATACCCATAAAATCAGTTATTAATCCTATTTTATAGTATATCCCTAAATTATCAACAACTTTTGTAAATATACGTTTTAATTTACTTTCACCATTTTCAATTTTATTAATACTATCAGTCATAAGCGTATTCTGTAATACCTTAATGATAATTTCTTTTTTGTCTTTAGATAATTTTTTTTCATTTAAAAATGTTTTAATCTTTCTAATAATAATATCTCCATCTGTATTGCCTTTTTCAAGTGAAGATTTTAAATCTGATTTTTTAAGAGGAGTAACTTTTTCATAAATACCTGTTGTGGCGATAATGGAAGCAATAATAAGATGAAAACAATCATTTTCATTCAAATTTTTTTCATTTTGGTATATATCATTATTTAAATCAATTAAACTTTTTCTTATTTCTGTCTCTCTTATTTTTTTAAATATTTCAAACTCCGTTTGTGATAATCTTAAATTTTTAACCCTTATAATAAAATTGTCAAAATGTTTTTTACTTAAAAATGAAAAATTTGTATAATTACCAACTTTTTGTCCTATGCCTAAATTGCTCTTTGAAACATAATAAACTTCTATAAAATATTTTAATTCATTTTTTAATTTTGTTACACCTATACAAATTATATCTGTATAATTTGTATAATGAAGTAATGCGTTTGCATAATATATACTTCCATTAATAGCGTATAAGTTAATATTATTAAAATTTATTTCATTTTTTTCTGTTCTATTATAAACTTGACCATTATTATTAAGTTTAACTAAATTATTTTCATTTTCTTTATAATGAATAAGAACAGGATGATAAGTTAAATATTTATCTTGTAATAACAGTTTAACATCTGGCTTACTCTTATTCTTACTTTTGTTTTTTATAAAATATTCATTAAGAGCGGTTTCTATTTCTGTATTTAAAGATTCTTGCTCTAATTTATAATCTAAATCATATGATTTAAACCATTCATTTACTAAATTATTAATATTTTTTTTATTACTCATTTGTTTTCACCTATTTTATAAACCTTATCTTTTATTTTAAATTATATTTAACTACAAAAATAATAAGTCTTTTTAAAATATATAAAAAAATAATTATATTTTTTAACCTAAAATATAATTATTTTTTTATATATTTATTACTATCTTATTGAGGTTTTACTTCGTTATCCTCTAAAATAGACCTCATTTTTTTTATTTTTATTTCATTAAATTTTTTACCTTTATCATTAAATAAAAGTAAAGAATTTCTATAAATACATAACAATTCTTTAAGAGCATAATAAATAAAAATACTTGTTATTAATATACATCCTACTATTACAATTGTTTTAAACATAATATGATTACTCCTTATTAAATTAATAATTTATTTTATAAAGAGAGGGTTTTCACACATTATACAAAAGATTGTTGTTTATTTGTGCTTTATATAAATCATTAAAATAGTTAGTATGTTCATTTAAAATCGAACAATAATACATTTTACTATATAAATTTTCTGTTTGTTTAAAAAATGTTAAATATTGTTTATCGTATATAATATAATAGTTACATACAATGTCTTTTTTCGTTATATTATTAAATATGTTTATTAAAAGTTGTAAATCAATATCTATATAATCAGATTCATAAAACACAAAATCAAATGTATTTAATACACCTTTGTTTATGTATTGATTTAGTTTAGTATTATTTAATTTTAAGTACATTAATACATTATTTGTTATTTGTATTTTTGGTAATTGAACAATTTTATAATTTAATATATTATTATAACTAATAGTAAGAATATAATACTTTGGCAATGTATGTTGTATTAAGTATACTATATTTCTAAATTTTATAGACATATTAACTCCTTTTATTAGTTTAAATGCTTTTATCTATTCGTTTATTTAATTCGTCTATACGATTATTTAAACGATTTTCAACTGTATTTATATGTTTTTGTAATTCGTTAATTTTATTATTTATTTGAATTTTTACTTCATTAAACTTATTATGTATTTCTTCTACTTGGATTGTTAATTCATCTACCTGTTTGTCAGTTTCACCTATAGTATGTTCTATAAGTGTTATATATGTCATAAGTGTTATAAATAATGAAATTAACATACTTAAAATAACAATATGCCGTCCTAAAAATTTTTTCATCATTCTTTCCCTTTCTACGATTTTAATATTTTTTATATAATTAATACTTAATTTTTTAAATACCTATAAAACAAATTACTCCATTTTATAAAATGGAGTAATACATTACTACTCCTAAAATTATAAATTTTTATAAAACCCTTGTTTTTAAATATACTGATTTTAAAATCTATATTTTTTTTGATTAAAACTATGAGTGTATATAGGATATTTCATCAAAGATATAATGATGTTCCTTGCCTTTAAATATATTATAAGGCTTCCCATTATGAAAAGTATCCCACGTATTATAATTTATACTATTTTGATTCCAACCTACCGCTATACAATCGTCATTTTCATATAAAGATTGTATGACCTCTGCCTGTTCTGATAATGATGTATCTTTATAACCTTTTTGTTTAAAACATTCAACAACAGTAGGTATATCTTCTTTCTTAATTATATATCTATCAAAAGTTGTAAATAAAACAACTTTGTCAGCTATAGATACATCTTTATTACCCGCTAAATTCCATACATTTTTCATACATTCCTTAGAAAAACTAAATTGTCTATGGATATATTTATGATTTAATTTCATCCATACTGCCATAGCACCTCTCCATGCATTCTCTATTTCTGCATATAATTCAGCATTACCCATTTTATCAAACATATATATATTTGTATAACTCATGTTTATCATTCCTTTCAGTTTCTTTATAAATCTTTATTTTATAAGTTATAATTATATTGTATCAAATAATTTTAATTTTGTCAATAATATTCTAAATTAATTATTAAAAATTATTATCTTTTTTGTATTAAAAACATTATTTCTAAAAACATTATTTGTTAATATTACTTTTTATCTTAATAATATTGTTTACTAAAAGTATTGTTTGTTAATTAAAGACATTATTTTATATCAAGAATACAATTTTATTTTAACTATTATTCCAAGAATCATTTTTATTCTTATAAAGTTTCGACCAATCAGTATTTGCCATATCATAATTTACTTGATTGTGAATGTCTAAACTATGTTGTTCTTTACAGTTATACAAAATTGTTGTTATGTAACTTTTTTGATTGTATATTCTCACTGTCTGCTTGCTATATTGTTCTTCTACATAGCATATATCAAATACATCTAATTTAAAAATTTTACTCTTTACAATTTCAGTAGGGACATTTATTCCATTAACTCTTACATCAGATGTCGGATTGTTTACTACATCATATATAACAGACATAATACTATCAATTAATTCTCTACTTGTTTTTGGGTACATTAAAAAAATATCATTATAATTAAAATATTCTTTTAAATATTCCATAGAATATTTTTCTTCCATAACAACTGATTTTTTTTGATTTTTTACTTGACAACTATCTCCCTTTGTAGTATTATATGAATAGATAGTTGTTTGTTGAGATTGATTATCATTGTTTCCTTTGGTCTGGTGAGCAATGTTTTCAATCTCTTTTTCTTTTGTATTAAAATTCTTTTCTGTATTAATATTTTTTTCTTTATTAGTATCCTCTCTTGGTTTAATATCCTCTTGTAAAATTTCTTTATTTTTATTAGGAGAAGGTTGTGATTTATTTATATCGCCTTTTAATTTTTCTATTGCTTCTATCCTTTTCTTTTCTTCATATTCTTCAACTACTCCTTTGATTTCTTCAACACTTTTAACTTGCCAAATTTCATCAAAATCATATATTGTATATAAATTGCTTGTTTGAGAATTGTCTGATTTTCTATATTGTGGTGTGACTTTTATTATACATTTGTCTTTTAATTTCTTTAATGTATATCTTACTTTCCTTATACAACAACCTAATTTATCCGCTATCTTACGAACGGATGGAAAACATTCTCCCTCTTTATTACTGAATGTTCTTAATATTACCAAAATCTCTTTCTCTGCTACCGTAATTAATTTTGATGATAATAATTCATTGCTTACCATTGTAAAACTTTTAATATTTGTATTCATCTTTAATCATTACCTTTCATCTTTAATATTGTTTATATCTTTAATATTGTTTATATCTTTTTATTATATTTTATATATTAGCAAATTCTTAATTAAAATGCAACTATTTTTTTTTATATTTTTATTATTTTTTTTATAATTGTCAATAAACCACCTTATCATCTCAACTTTTTTTATAAAAGTTTTATATCTTCTCTTTTGTGTATATCCTATCATATCTTATCGTATCTCTTATTTGCTTTGTATTTGATATTGATATGATAAAGATAGGATTATACACATATATTATAGTATAGTTATATAGTATAGTTCATGCCGTGCATTATTTCGTATCCCCCTACAACTATTTTTTGTACCCCGTATGCAAATTTTTATACCCTATCTTTATATCCTTATTTTATAGTGCTATTTTTATAATCTAATTAAAAAATGATGGTATTGTTATAATTGGATATTCTAATTATTAAATTGTGACGGGTTGAATTTATTAATCTACTGAATTATTGATTTAGTGAATTATTAATTTATATACTTTCTATACATTTTGAAAATAAAATTTTATGTTAAAAATAGTTTTGTAATCTTTATCTTTATTTTAATACAATCTATATTTAACAACATCTATAATTAATAATATTTTACTTAATAAATCTTATGTATAAATTTTCTATTTTATTTATGCTACTTATTATTTCTTTAATGAAACTTGTGTAATAAAATAATATTTATTATCTAAGCTGTTCTTAATTTAAATTTATTGATTTTTTTAAATTGCTGATGTAATATTAAAAAATTATATTTTTTAAATTTATTTAATTGTATAAATGGTTAATTTTTTTGATGGATAAAATAAAATAATTTAAACACTTAAATGTAATTTTTATATGATAATTTATGATTTTAAAAACTTTTCTTATAGTTCATTTTTTATAACTATTTTTCTTTATCTCTTTCTTTCCTTTGATTTATTATATGACTTCATCATAAAAATATTCCATATCTTACATAAAAAAATTATTATAATTATAAAAATTATAACTGATATGATATCTGTTTGCATAAAATTATATTCCCCCTTTATTTTTATAATGTTATATTTTAAAAAATTATTGTATAATTCCTCTTTTTTATAAACCACCTTTTTTATTTATAAATCCTTTTCTATAAGTCTTTCTTTGTAAACCTATTATAAATGCTTTTATATGACCTTTACAGCAGTTCTATAACCTATGTAGTATTTTTTATATCTTAATTTTATTTCGTTTATTAAATAGGCTTTTTCGTGCGTTTAAATCGTATTTAAAATTGTGTTGATTTAATATTTTTATTAAAATTAATTTTACCTTAGCCTATTCTTAATTTTATAAAATTTATTGTTTGGAATTTTAAAAGTCAATATCTTCAAAACATTTATTGTTACATTTTCTTGTTGAATTTTCTGTTATAATCTTCTTATTTACATCTATATAAATAGAATCTGTAGTAAAGTTTATAGGGTTACTGCTCTTTTTAAATATGTGACCAATATTATAGTATAAAACACTATATTTATTATTTTTACTATATTCATTATTTTTACTATATTTATCATTTACTTTATTCATTTATTAAATGAACACCACCTGTTATTATAATTACTGTTTTATAATTATATCTCTTATAAAATAATAATTTTGGTATGTTAAAAATAAGTCTCTTGCTATTTTTTTTAAAACAAAAAATCTTCTATATGTTTTTTTGCATTATTTTAAAACATATACATTGACTGATTTTTTTGTATATGTTTTCCTCTACTCTTTTTAAATCCTATATATTCCTTTTAGTCACTTTAACTTGTTTACGTTCCTTTACCTTATCTTCGTTCTTAATATTTTTTGCTTTTTATAATAAATACTTTCTTGTAATAAAGACTTTTTTGAACCGTTTATTTATTTAGAACATCCTTAATTCCCTTTGTTTTTTGTTCCTTTTTGTTCAATACTTGTTTTGTTATATAATATTTAAATAAATTTGTTTTTATCTTGTTTATTGATATAATTATTTTTTTTAGAACAGTTATTTCTTATTCGTTTCTCTTTGGAATGTTTAAAAGTTTTATGACTATCAGGATATAAGATTTAATTAAATTCATATTAAAAAATTATTATTTTATATTTTACTGGCTATTTATAAAAATATTATTTTTAATACAAAGATTACACGCTACTCTATATTAAAACTTATTAATGTTTCTAATAAATCTTTTTTTATTTCATTTTTTATATCAAAAAAACCTCTCCATATTTTATTTAGAATAATACCTTTATAATCTCTATAATTATAAACTTTAATAAATAAATTTTTAATCATATCATTATTTTGTAACGTTTCTATTATTTTTTTAATTATTTCTCCTGTAAGTTTAAATACTTTATGTTTTAAACATTTGCCTTTTGTATATTGCATTTTTATAAAATTAGGAATTTGATGATATGCTTCTTTTATTTTTTCATCTTGTATTTTATTAATATTAAACATTTTACCAACATAATAATTCGCCATCTGTTTAATATTTTTTTGTTCTTGTATTTTACAATTAAATCCATATTTATTTAAAACATTATTAAATAAGTATAATAATGTTATACTTTTATCTCTATTTCTTAACATACCTTTTATTTTTTTAATTACTTTTTTATTTGTTCGTATACAACAATGATAGTGAACTTCCTTATTAGCTGAAAAATCTAAGTTGGCATAGAAATAATCAATATTACTATTAAAATGTTTTTGTAATACAATATTTATTATTGAATATATTTGCTCAACATTACTCTTATTAATATTATTAAATAATGAATAATTATCCTTATTAAAATTATCAATATTTGTTTGTTGCCTTTTGTTAGTATCTTTAATAGTTATAGTAAATCCAATAGAGTTACTAATCAAAAAATTATCTTCTATATTTTGTTTATTTTTATTGGCATTAATTTTTAAAGTTTCTAATGACTTATAATTATTATAATTTTTAGAAATACCAAGATTACCTCTTGAACCTAAATTATGATTTTGTCCAGTACATATTGTTATTCCATTAATATTATATTTTATATTTACCATATAATTATCAGGTAGCTTTTTTAAATTATCTTTATTTATAGCGTCTAACTTCATTTTTACTTCCCCTTTATTCTTATTAACTTATTTATTAAATAAAATTTATGTGTTATTTTTATATTAACTTTTTACTAATTTTTTCAATTTTTAGTTATACTTCAATAAAAAAATATATATAAAAAATAAATAAAAATTAATCATAATTTTTATTTATTCCATATTTTTTTAATTATGCAATATTTTAATATATAACTTGCACAAATATTTAATTTGCTATAGGGAAAATTTTTAAAAATTACTATTTTTTGAATTTTTTATTATTTAAAATTGCAAAATTTAGAAATAATAAAGTATAAGAATTATTTTTATAAGAAAAATCACTTATAATAAAAAATCCATTGTATATATACAATGGATTAAATTTATATTAAGGTTTATATATTAAGAATTATATATTAGACATTTTATCAATAATTGATTGAACATTAGCTAATTGTTTTTTAGAAAAGGTTTTTGCCAATTTACTTTTTCGTTTATGATTAGGAGCGGCTTTATAATATTCTAATCTTGATATATTTAGATCAAATATATAACCATACTCACAATCCTCACATTTTAAAAAACCTTTATTATCAGTCATATATATAAAAGTGTTGTTATTAATACACTTATTATATATAAAGAAATTACCTTGTAGAACACGAAGCGTTTCATGCCAATTTTCAATTTGTTCATTGTTTACAAGACCAAGTTTTTTACATTGTTCAAATTCCTGTTGGTTAGGAATTTCATTTTCATCAACCATTATGATGTTGTTAAAAAAGTTTCTTAATTCTTCAACAGTATGTTGATTAAGAAATTCTATAAATTGAACTCCTAACCATTGAGGATAACTGTCTGAATGATTATAAGTTATCTTTTCCATTCCATCATATCTAAAACCATAAATTCCTTTTGTACTCATAATTAAAATCTTCCTTTCTGTTTTATAAATTATATTAGTTATTTAATTAATTTAACAATTAACAGCTTTCATTTTTTGTATAATTATATCTAAACATTCTTCAAGATAATCTGTTATGATATTCCATACACGATAATTAGTTGTCATTTTTTTTACTTGTTCAAAGATAGCAAGACTATCACTATCATAATTTAAAATTTTATTAAATGTTTTTTCTGTCATAGTAATATAAGGAACAAATCCATTACCATAACAATCTTTTATAAAATCTTTTTTAGTGATTTGGCTTTCTACAATTGATGTAATATTCTTATTACCTTTAAAGTGTCCGATAGCAATATAAATTTTCATTTTTATCTACTCCTTATATTATAAATTATTTTATTTATTATGCAACCCTCATTTTGTAGAGGGTTGCACTTATAAGATTAAGCTATTTGTATTTGTGGAGAAGTTTCTACTTTAGTAGAACCATAGAAGTCTCTAATTTCCTCTAAAGAAAATATTTTATTACTTCTTTTCTGAAATGGTTCACTATGAAAATACCAAGCAGATTTTTTCTTGCTCCACTTAAAACCATTTGATTTTAAAATGTTTTTAAATGGATATGTATTTCCGCTTACCCAAATCCAACTGCCGATTATTTCAATGTCTGCTTCAATATTGATTATGTTGTTTATCTTTTCTCTTAAAATAATATCAATATCAACATTGAAATTCTCAAAAGAATTTTCTTTATTCTCTCTTGCCTTATCTTTGAGCTGATTAAAAAGCACTTCATATTCTGCGTTAATCTCTTGTGTAATTTTTACATCTCCACCATTGTCAGGATGGAACTCTTTAACCAATTTTCTATATACGTTTCTCAATTCTCCGAGTGTTTTAATGTTTGTAAAATATTTCATATCAATCGTCTCCTTTTATCTTAATGTGTTGAGATTTTATGTATCTCTTTAACTTAATTATATTATATCAAATATTTAAAACTTTGTCAACAATTATTTTTAAAAAATAGAAAATTTTTATAAATTAAAGTTTTGTCCTGAATATTTAATTATTTTTAGCATTTTGCGTTATATTATTTGTGCTGCAAAATTTTTTTTAATAAAAAATACAAGGAAACTATGTCCTTGTATTGGTTATTAAATAATTTATTAATAAATTTATGAAATAATTTTACTTCTAATTACTGTATGCTTAAAAAATTTCGTAGCTTACTCATTTCAGTATAGCTATATTTTTTTTAAGCATAATAATTTACGTTTATATTATTATTCACCCCCTTTTATTATTTGTTCTATTTGTTCATCTGAAAATCCATCAATAACATATTTTGATGTATTTATATTCTCAATTAACCCATATAACACTTGTTCCATTTGGCAAAATGTTAAATTGGAATTATTATATTTAGATACATCTACACCGTTTTGTAAACCAAGCAATATTTGTTCCATTTATTTTGGAGTTAAATTGGGGTTTAGATAATAAGAAACATCTACTTTATTTATTAATCCACTTTTAATTAAATTCATTTGAAGAGCAGTATATTTACAATCGGCATAACATGATACATCAATTTCATTTATTAATCCTAATCCGTCTTTTATTTCTTTCATTTGGTCTGCATCAAAACAATAATTAGCATATAACGATATATTTATATTATTTTGTAACCCTTATCTTATTTCTCGCATTTGATTTTCATTGAATTTTGGATTAGAATAATAAGATATGTTTAAATTATTTAATAATCCAATTCTAATTTCATTCATTTGTTTGTAATTATAATTAGTTTGTGCATATTTAGATACATCTAACTTATCTAATAGACCAATTCTAATTACAAACATTTATTTCCAGTTAAAATGAAAATTTTCATATATAGAAGTATTTAAATTATTTAATTTGCCTAATCTAATTTCTCGTTGTTGATATTCATCATATGATTTATTTTTTTTAAACATTTTATTATTTTTCTTTCTTTAAGTATTAATATATTTAAAATGATAGTTTTATAAAATTATTTAAACTAAACTTTATCGACTAAATTATAAACAATTATTTTTAATTCATTTAATTCTTTTTGTATATTTTCTATTCTATTTATAATTTCTTGTATATTGTCTAACCTTGTGTTGAAGTTAGAATTAGAATTTATAAAATTACAATTATCAGTATTTTTGCTAAAGTTTTTGAAATCATTATCAATTCTTTGTGCAGCATTAAATACCACAATGGGTTCACCATTTGAAGCGGTCGTAAACATTGTATTACCAGAAGTTAGTAATATTTCTGTTAAGTAATTTATACGAGTACCTACAATCCATGAACAAATATCTATATTAATTTTTGTAAGAATATTATCCAACAAGTACATACTGATATATCTACACACATTAGGGTCTGTCTTATCCCAACCACCTTTATGTGATTCAGCTACTTTTTGAAACTCTTTATTATTCTTTGTATCAGTCATCAACTTATCATCTATAAATACCTCAAATACATATTCTTGAGAATACTCGATTATCTTTCTTATAACTAAGTGATTAAATATCTTATCTTCTAAATAAGTTACTGATTCACTTAATATTTGCCCAAGAGCATTTTTTAAAAATATTCCTAAATAAAACTTTTCTGGCATAGATGTCAACTTTTGTTGATTAAATATTTGATTAATATTATATACTTCCTTACTCAATAACTTATGTAGATAACTTTTCTTACTATCCATTATTGGTTCAGTATATATTGTCATATATAACACATTAACATTTTTATCTCTATATAAACCTAACATAGCTTATCTTCCTTTACTCTTTATTTTTTAAATAACATACAATTCTTTTGTATATAATATTTAAATTACTTATACATTCTATTTTCTGTACTATATTAAAAATTTATAGCTTTTAAATCTGTAGAATTATTTGAATTTATCTCAATGCACTTAGTTTTATAAGTGCTTTAAAATTATTTTTCATAGTTTTTAACAAAGGATTAATAAATATAGGATCAATAAATTGATAATTATTTGTATTTAAGATATCTTTTTTAATTAAATAATTTAGCGTAGAATAATTTGCATACTTAACTAAAAAATTAATATCCTCATTTTTAATACCAAATTCTTGTATAAATTCAAGTATGTGTATAATTACTTCTTGTAATTCTTCATCTTCATAAACTTCATGTTTATAAAAATTAAATATATATTTTGTATAACTTAATATAGTATTAAAATTATGATAAGGCAATATAGTTTTATTTGTTATGATTTTTAATATTTTAATATCGTTTTCTGTATATTTATTTTTTTTATTTACTTCGCCTTCTATTCCAGTATGATAAAACATATTAAAATGTACATCATCAAAAGTCGTATCATTACAATTTAATATATCTGAATTAAGTATATCTATATTGAATTGTAAATGATAAGTATTTATATCATTAAAATTTTTTAACCAAAAATATTCTATCTTTTCTTCAAAAGTTATTATATTTTTATTTGGTGGTAAACCAACCAGACCAGTTAATTGATAATAATACTTGTTAATATATTGTCTTTTTATTGCTTGTTGTGCTTTATTCATATAATTACTTATATAGAAATTACTATTTAAAATCTGATATATTAATATATATTCTATATTAGGAACATTTAAATATTCCTTTTGTATACAACAAACATTATTAAAATTAAAAAGTGAGTTCAATGTAGCCAATTTAATTGTATTAGATATGCAAAAAGAATACTTTTTAATCATCTGATAAAATGATAAATTAAAATAACTATTTAATTTATATGGCTCTAATATATTTATAATGTCATTATGTAATTCTCGTATATTCATTTTAACACCTCTTATTGTATATTATTTATTATATTATAATATTAATTTATGTATTGGTCAATAGTATTTATTATAGAACATATTATAGAACAAAAAGAGAGGATTTATATAAATCCTCTCTTTAAGAAAAATTCCACATATTCAATCTTAAATTTTATAGTTATATATTCTCTTTATTATGTTTATAAATAAAATATTTTTTATTTAAGCATTTTACTATAAACACTATTAATATTAGTCTCAACAGATTTCGCCCAGTTTGAATTATCTGGACAATATACGGAATTTATTTGTTGTAAAGTAAATCTTCCATTATTAAAATGAACATTTTTAATATTTCTACCAAAGGCTTTAATGCTATCACCTATGTTGTCATAATAAGCGTACCCACCTTTAACGCTTGTTAGTCCAAAAGCGTTATTACGGCTTTTTCCTGTTCCTGTTGTACCAAAACCGGTTTCAGTTTGAGCAACAGCTAATATAAATAAAGCATTAACATCATTAGCCTTTTCAGTATCTAATATTGTTTGCTCATAACCGTATAATGGTGTTCCTTTTGTTACTTTTTGTAATTGTTCAATACTCGCATAACTATAACTATTAATGCCTTTAGTTAAATTTGCAGCATATGCTTTTGATTGAAATAAACTTATTATAAAAAGTAAACATATTATTTTTTTTATCATAAAACTATCTCCTTATATCGTTTCTACTTTCTTTTCGATTAATTTAAAGGAGAATATATAACTTAAATTAATTTTAACATTTTTTTGACATTTTGTCAAATATTTTTTATATATATGAAATAAAATATTAATAGATTATTTATTACAAATTATTTATTATGATTTATTCCAATTTAAGACTCATAGTTTTATTTTGTAACATATAGTATACAATCTTTCTATTGGGAATTTTAACATAATTCTTTTGATAGTTATTTATTAATTTAATTAATTTGTTTGTATTATCCATAATTATATCTTTTTTATCACTTAAAAAACTAACAAATAAGTAATCTAAACAAATAAATTCAGTATTTATATAGTTTTCAGTGATTATATTTTGTACTATATAACTATTAAATTTATTGTAAAATTTATCAGTTAAATCCAATGAATTATTAACATCAGGCTTTAAATTAAACAAATTACTTCTAACTGGTAACTTATTTTCTAATTCATTTAATATTAGATTTAATTCATTTAATATTAGATGTCCATTATGATTAATTTTTGATAACTGCGTATTATCAAATATATATTCTAAAACTTCACTTAGTTTTGTAAAATTTCCTATTATGTCTTTATAAATAAGAGTAATTTCTAATAAAACATGATATTGTTTAGGTTCGATAATATATTTACATATTTCATTAAGTTCAAATAATCTGGAAAAAACAATGTTATCTAAATAATAAAATAATTTACCTAAATATAAAAATTGTCTTGTTTTACCACCATAAATACCACCAATAACATATTTAGAAGTGTTTTTTGTAAATTTTTCTTGAAGTTGAAAATCTTTTATACATTTACTATAATTATTCATTTTTTTATTAGTTAAATAATTATTTCTATCTTTTGCAACAATAAATTTTTCATCTTTAAGTTTATCCATAAGATTAAATGATTTTACTATGTCTATAAAGTTGTCTATAGGTATAGATATTTCTTCTTGCCTATTGTTACTATCTTTTACACAAAAATTTACATAGCAATTGGTTTTAGAAAGTGTAAGATTTAAGCCTAAATTATCTATATCAATAGATAAATTATTATTTAATCCTTTGTATTTTTGTAGTTTTTTGTACATTTTTATATCCTTTCTTATTTATATTTTTTATTATACCATAATAAATATTTATGTAATAGTCAATAATTTTAAAATAAAAAGGGTAAGCATACAATCACTTACCCTCTCCAGAAGATATATTAATTATTTTTAATACTGTTGTTTATAATTGAATACGCCTTATCCAAAAGCTGATATCCATTTACAATATTTAAAAATTTTTTTGCATAAAAGCTATTTGTTTTTCTTTTAGGTTCTAGATTGCTAATATACGAAGATACTCCCATAATAAAATTAAAAGCCGTATTACCGCATATATGTGACATCAAGGAGTTTTGTTGTTCTTCGATATTTTCATATTGTTTAGTAGATAAGTTATTTTTCATAGGAAACAGCATTTTAACAAACATAGTTTTTTGTTGCTCTGTAAATGTAATCTTATTAAGTTTATTTGTTTCTTGTATAAGCTCTTGTATATAAGAATGAGCCATAGATAAAGTGTCTTTAGCAATTTTCATTTTTGCATTGACCGATTTAGAATGTACAGCGTTCCAATTTCTTTTATGAAAAAGATTTAAGTTCAGAGGGTTGCCCTCAATAACAGGAACAATATTAACTTTTACACTGCTTTTGCCATCATGAGAATTAGTAAAAACCAATTTACAATCTATATTTTCTTTTAAACAGTCAACATAAATGTTTTTTAAATCTGTTTTCAAGTAAATAAATTTTCCATTGTTTAAATCACCAGCAGTTTCAGGAACAATATCATTTTTCAGCAACTCGTTTACAAAGTCAAACGCTTCATTATTTTGAACAATTTCATATCTATTCGTTACAATTCCAAGAACGGCTTTATCTGTACTGCGAAGATTGACTTTTGTATTTGGTATTTCTGTTCCATCTTCAAGAAATAAATTTTCCTGTATAACATTCCAACTTAAATTAGTAACTTCTAAAATTTTTTCAACTGTTGTAGCTTGCATTACATTAGGGTCTGTTTTGGTTAAGTAATTCATAGTTAATACCTCCATTTATCTTTAAGTATTTTTGTTCATAAGTTTTATTTATATGTAACTTACGTTTATATTATAACAAACTATTTATAACTTTGTCAATATATTTTTATAAAATTTTATAAAAAAATTAAAATATATTTTTAACTATACAGCTTTTATTATAATTAATTTCACTAAATAAATAATTATATATTCTATATAATTATTAACTAAATATTAATTATTATATATTTAT